AAACCAAGGAAAAACCAAGGAAAAACCAAGGAAAAACCAAGGAAAAACCAAGGAAAACCAAGGAAAAACCAAGGGAAACCAAGGGAAACCAAGGAAACAAAGAAAACCCCTTCAATCAACAAAAGAAATACCTTCCAATCAATGGGAGTATCTTCAATCAATAGGATTCCTTTCTAAACAGGGGTAATACTTTACCGTTAAGTGGAAACGCAAAGCGGTTGCGAGCGATGGTGGGTAGGGTGTTATTGGTGGTAGATATTGTCTGTTGGTGTGGGAGTGATGCGGAGGGAACCAAGGGAAACGGGCGGCGGCGATGGCGTGGGGTCGGTCCCGCTGGTCGTCCGTCCCTGTTTTCCTTTGGCGGTAGTGTAATATTAAAAATCTGATAGTGATATGACGAGAGAAGAAGCAAGAAACGTATTTGGCGGTAGTATAGTAAATAATCTGCTATCGTTAGGGGCTGAGCCTACCAACGTGGTAAGGCAAGATGGGTTGATAGAATGGAAGAGTGATGGATATATAGAGGTAGGAGGCGTACAGGTATGGGCTTACTATTATTTCGAGGATGGTGAGGATGTTGATAGATGTGATTGGGAGGATCATATGGAGATAGAGGTAGAGGAATGTTGAATTTAAAACCGGTTGATGGTGGTGGAATAACACCAAGGGGAACGGGCGGCGGTGTCACGGCGTGGTAGACGCGGTTGTCGGTCTCCGTCCTTTTCCTTGGCGTGGTAATATAAAATACTAATAACATGGACGAGATTATGGAATTACAAGATGAAGCGCTGCTTTATCTACGGGATAATATTACGAGAGAAGAGGCGTATTATATTCTTACGACCGATAAGGAGATGCTAGCGATTCTTATAGCTGATAAGAAGGACGGGAGCAAACGTATCAAGATTCTTGATGTGGAATATACTATAGAGAAGGATGATATGTTATTTCTATTCGATACTGATGGGGTGATAGATGAGTGTCTTTTGGTTGCCAGCTACATAGGGGTAAATATGTATTTTCGCAGGCAAGATGTCAACGCTATTTTGAATAACATCAATAGAGAGAAAGTTATGAAATATCCTTACATAGCTATTCAGTTAGATAATATACAGACTGTAGAAAAGCGTAGGGTTGTTTTTGAAATTACCGGGCATAGGATGGATGATGACAAAGAGAGAATAGATTTTATGTTTGTTTATTTTATGGCTAGAATGTTATGAGGGCGAGAAGGACTGTGAAAGAAAGAGATATTGTGAAGATATTGGTATTCGGGTATGATAGGACGCTTATAAAATCCATTAAGGATTCCGGATTCAGAAGTATGTCGGATGTAATATCGTACGCCAATAATATGGTCGGGGATAAGCCCATTGATCATATTAGGGTGTCGAATGAGGCTCGCGGGTGGTGTGGATCATATACTAATTATGGTAAAATGATAGATTAGTTTGATAGGAGGATATGATATGAGAAGGATTATAAAAGAGAAAGACGATATCAAGGTGTCTATATTTAGCGGGGGTAGGTTGGTTCGTGTTTTCATAGATTCTGGGTATAGGAATATAGCTATGGTGATAGCCGATTGCGGCAGAATAGCTAATGGTTGTTATCACATACATCATATTGAGGTGGTAAATATGGATAGGGGATGGTATGGTACATACACCTTATATGGAAGGAAAATAGATTAGTCGGATATTGAACAACAAAGGAGGTATATATGGATAATATTATAACAAATGTGGATGGCGTGAAAGTAAAAGTAAGAGTATATGATTTTGGCGGCGAAGTGGCTGATAGATATACCATAGTATATGTAAATAAAAATATAAAGGATGGTTATGGGGTGGTGTATTATCCTGTTTTCTCATGTAGTGAGGATCCATTCCATCCATTAGTAGTGGGGATGTATGCGGGAGATTATTATCCGCATAGAAGTCATATGTACAATTTTGGTAAAAGAGTGAAGGATATAGATTCACTGCCAAAGAAAGTGATTGAATTTATAAAATATATTACACGATGAACGAAATAACTTACAACAATTACGATTTGGTTGCTTTTGAGCAGAATGGGGAAGTGGTAGTAGCCGTAACATTCTACAGGTATTACAAGAAGAAAGCTAAGGGTGAGGTTAATTATAGGTGGAGAACCAGATGCCCGGAATTGGTGGATAAGATCGTAAAACACCGTACCAAGGTGTTTACCGGTCAACTTATCCAGTTAGCGAAAGTGTATGGGGAGAAAAAGGTTATAAAATATCAAAAGGAGGAGGAAGAAGTATGTCAAAATACGATAGAGACGCTATAGAAATATATATACTGGATCATATAGATACAGATAATTATGGTAAGCAGTTTAAATATGATAGGGAATATCTATCTTTTATGCTTAACGTGTTCAAGGATGAGTATAAAGAACATATCAAAAGGGATGGGATTAAGAAAGCTTTTGAGGATTACATAATGAGCGTTCCATCCATATTTAGGATTCATATAGCGAATTGCGACATTAGATATTTATTACGTTCATGGGGCGTGGAGTTCGATGAGGATGATGATGAGATATACATCTTGTATAAGAGGATCATAAGAGAGGTCTTTTTTAAGATGTGTGAGGATATGAAAGTTTGTTAATGTTGAACCAAGCCTTGGCGGGGCGGAAGGAATACCATGATCGTACGTGTGCGGATATGGTCCGGGGTCGGTTCCCGGCGCCTTGGCATAATTTAAATATAAATGATATGGGAGATAATATTTTAAGAAAAGCGGCTGATGAGTTAAAGAAGGCCGGTTGCAGGGTTTTCGCATGGCAGGATGATACTTATAATAGAGGTTGGAGTAAGGGTGATTATACGATGTTGTATTACGCCTTCCCTGATTCACCCAACATCGGGTATCTGAGTCATGGGGAATATGGGATGAGCGTAGCGTATAGTAGAGCTTATATACCGAGCTGTGGAAGTGGATCGGGGTGTTGTGTCAAGGAGGAAGCTACGTTTGACCTTGAGGCGGCGTTAGACGTGCTGAACGGGCCGTTACCTAGGTGGTGTAGGTCTTATGGGGTTTATCCAAAGCAGTACGATAATATTGATAAATGGTATAATAGCGATAATCATAACAAAAAATTATTTAAGGAGATTTGATATGGAGGTAAAAGATTGGGAAAATCTGGTTTTGAATACAGAAGTAGGATCACATTGTTTTGTTACGCTGATTGATAATAATGACATCAGTAGAGGTTACGCGCAGATCAGACGCGCAGAACATTTCGGGTATAATATCTGCTTCACTCGGTTATATGGGAATAAGTTTTATTTCGAGAAGATAGAGGAAGGTCGTACACAACAATATATCAATAGGAGGAAATAAGATGGTAATAGAATTTGATTTTGAGATATACAAAAACGGAGATTACGATAAGGTATATCTCCGCAACGGGGAAGAGGCAAGAGTATTATGTGATAATGGGAAGGGCGATCGCCCCATAGTCGTGATGGTTGAGAATGATAACGCAGATGATTATATTATTCTACGTTATAACGAAACTGGCAGAAGGAATATCAATAGTCAATCGGGTCTCGATCTTATGTTATCGGTAAAAGAACGGAAGCCAGAGTTGTGGGTTGTTGTTATATCTTACATGGATAATAAAGATAAGAGACAAAAGATGGTCTTGCCTAATTTTTTCTCAAAGAATATAAGAGGGAATATATATCTTCAAGGAAGCTCTAAATCAAGTGTATTATATTATGTTGATAAGTTAGAAGAAGATAAGTGCTTCGATGAGCTATGCGAGAAGATAAAGGTAAAGAGAGATCGTATTTATAACATGGAAATAATATCACTATCAGATGACGAGGCGACAGTTTAATCAGTTGATAAATGAGCTAGACGGCAAAAGCCCGTTTATCGTATTACATAGGGATGCCGTTGCGCCTAAATACGTGGGCGTGGAGGTGTCGAAGGATGGGATGGTATACAGATATGCGATAATAGGGATAAACGATGAGTATAAGGCTAAAAAAGCCCTTATTTCGAAAATATTAGGCATAGCTAGTTACCTAAATGGCGATAAGCCCTTAAAAAAGGGTTAATTAGATGTATTTATGACCTGCGGCATCATATACGATATAATGCCATAAATGACGTTGTATAGAGGATATGTATGATAATATGATAGATAACGCATTCGTGTCTTGATATCATAATATTATGCCATTATATCCTCTTTTTGTATAAAAAAGATAACAAATGATACAAACATCTTGAATATGGATGAAATTAAGATAGGAGCTGAAATTGTATTTAATATAACCGGCAACCATAATATAGGATATGCCAAAGGGGAAAAGTATATCGGGACGGTGTTAAGCGAGGATCACCGATCACGTCTTTATGTACGGACAATAGGAATGCCTAGGGCTTGTATTGATGAGCGGGATGTAGAGTGGGTTATTGATCCAGATGGGGATTTTGATATGGATGAGGCGATCCCGAATCCTATGGCAAGGGAGTTGTATAAGTTGATGGGTAGGTACGTTTATACGTTCGGTAGGTCTTATGAAAGTATCAATGGCTATATCGTGTACGAGTGTATGATGATGGACAGGGATTTAAGATATAATGTTATGTATGCGTTGCATGATCATGGATTTGAGATACGGCATATTGATAGTTATTCTTGGTGGATGACCAATGAGAGGTTAATGTCCGAGGTAACATACACGGAGGGGGATATTCATATAATTGTTCATGAGTGTATGGAAGATTATGTGGATAATGTGAAATTCGGGGAGGGGTTTTATAAAAACAAGGGAACGTGATAAGATACTTACTTGTGATGGCGATGATAATATTGACACCACCAAAAGGGAACGGAGGCATGCCCCTCGCCCCGAAGCCGGCCGTGATCGAGGCACGGGTATGGGATAAGCTGGCGGCCGCCCTGTCTTTCGTGGAGTCAAGGGATGACGATCGGGCGTACAACGCCGCATCCGGGGCGTTAGGGAGGTGGCAGATGAAAAAGGTGTATGTAGATGAGGTTAATAGGATATTGCGCCTTAAACGGGAGAAAAAGCGGTATAGATACGATGATAGAACAAATCCTATCAAGGCTAGGGAAATGTTCGAGATATATCAATCTCATCATAATCCAAACAAGGATATAGATCGGGCTATAAGATTACATAGGGGACTACATTCTACTAAATATGTTAAAGAGATTAAGCGTAAATTGAGAGAATAAAAAGAATATAGGAGGATAAGGACATGGACGAGAATAAAATGATACGACCGATGGATTTTGTTCGGCTTACAAATATTGACGAATTAAATGTGATTAAGGACACTAAAGACCATATAGGGCTGGTGAAGGAGGTCAGTCGGGACGGGAGAATGAGTATAATATGGATAGGTGAAACTTACAGCCAGTTGGCGTGGTTCAAATCGAGCGAGTTGGAGGTGGTGGATAACCTTGCGAGCATCCTGACATGCGGGCTGGCTAACTTTCGAGGAGACGGGAAAGAGAGCGCGGATAAATTTTATCCAATGAATTTATGTTATATAAAGAGGGGGTGATATATGAAATGGGTGATAATAAAAGGAGTTAGATATCCTAGTTCCGTGATATCAGCATTTGCGGCATATAATATGGATAACCCCTTCTTGAAGGTCAGGATAAGAAACAAGTATCATATAGTGCCTTTTGATGATGTTAATAAGATGGCTAATCAGATGGTGTATTTAATGGACAACTATCCTGATTTCGTTCAGATAGGGAGATGGTGGATATCCAAGAAAGCGGTGATGTCTTGGGTTCCCAAGGGGCAGGCCGTGGACGGATCGGGCTGGGTCATATCCTTTACCCTGTCCTTTGGATTGGAGGGAGGGACGCAAATTGGATTTGATAAAGAAGATGAATACCTAAGTGAGATAGATAGGTTAAACGAGTTGTTTAATGTAATATTATAAGGGAGTATGTTGATAGATGTAAATAAATGGATTGATAAAAACGGGAGCTTCGATGAAGCCGGCGGCTTGGATTTAGTGAGGCACGGATATGAGTGGATTAGACGGATGCGTAAATTCGAGAATAAGGCAGATCGTCATACTTTTCAGAAAGTGTTTGGCAATAAAAGAGGCAATGAGTTATGGGACTGTTTTTTAGAGGTAGGAAGATCTATCTTCATATTAGAAGATAGCTATTTCCTGATTAACGACAGGAACGTCTTCTCTTTATGTTTAGCAGAGTGTAGTGATTATGATCTATATGAGCTTGTTCATAATATTGATACGGATAGTGATCAAGGCAAATGATGTTGTTTGATTAAAAAAAAATAAATTGTTATGGAAATTAGAGAATGTTTATCGGTTTATCTAGAGAGTGGATATCTTTTTGACGATATGTCAGGAAGATTAAAGTGGTTTGAGATTGATAAGATCTTGATCAGTTTTACATATGGAGTAGTTAGATATGTAGGAACATGGGGAGGATGTAGGACTGAGAAGACATTAGATGGGAAATTATTTTATTCGTCCGAAGAATGTTTTAAAAAGGGCGAGAGCATTCCTAAGACAAGACTATCAATATATGATGTTTTTGAGTCATTATATGGGTTCATTCCAATAGGTGATGTGTGGAAATACAAAAACGGAAGAGCTGTCAAGGATAAGTTGGAATATTTTGATGTTGAAATAGATGATAAAGGAAAAATTTATTGTAAGGAAACATATTACAGAACACGTGAAGATGTGTATAAATTCAATGACTTAACTGTAGTTGACAGGAATGGAGACATAAGGTTAGTGGAATCATCAAAAAGTAGATTAATGCTTAGTAATGATCAATTGGATGTCGTGGAGAGAATGAAAGGCATCATTGATGACATGGTTAGGTTAAAGATGATTATGTATATTGATCAAGACTATAATCTTTGTTTTCTGCCGGGAGATAAAATAGAAGCTTTGACAATGGATGAAACAGATGGATTTGTGGATACCACCGGTATAGTGACATCTATAAAATCTAAGGATGTAGTGGAGTTTTATGTAGAAAACCCATTCGTAAAGATAAAGGATGAATGATATCTGAATCTGGATTGTGGTGGTTCGTGAGAATAGCCACGATCATCCCTAAGAGTGAACATAAGGAGGTACGTATGTCATTCGATTGACGTTAGGGATCTAATTATATTAAAAAAGGAGGGATTATGAAAAAAGATTGTATTAAAACTGTATGAGTTTGATGAGCTGTCAAAAGACTCACAAGAAAGGATCATAGAGCGTGAGCACTGGAATGTAATGGAGCAATGTATGGATGCTTATGGCATAGACTATAAAAAGTCAATGAAAGCCTTTGAGGATATGACAGATACTAGGGTTTATAATTGGGAAGTTGGATACGAGAGATATGATTTTAGTTATGAGTTTAAATACAAGGATCCTATTTATGAACACCCTACAGATTATCATCGTGATATATTCCCTGAGAATCTATGCGGTAAATTACTGTTCAGATATATCAACAACAATATTATGCCATATATTATCAAGGGCAAGTATTTCTCCACGTCAGGTAAATATATTGATGGGAAATACAAATACAGGCACAAGTATAGTAGGGTGATGTTTGACTATGGAGATAATTGCTCATTGACAGGGATGTGTTATGATTATTATCTCCTGAAACCTATAATTGATTATTACAATGCATGGTGTACTTATCCGGAGGATTTTTCTTTAGAGGATCTGATGAGACAATGTTATGATAACTTCTTCAAGTCATGGCATGAGGAGTACGAGTATTGGGCTGATAATGAAGATGCGATACGTGAGGAGCTTCATCATAATCAGTATGAAGATCGACTCTGTTATGAGAATGGGGATGTGTATGTTGAACCATTAAATGAAATAGCATGAAAGTGATATGTACAAGGTGTGGCGGAACAAATATTGCTTGTGAAGCGATCGTAAATCCAAACACCGGGAAAATAATAGATTATCTTGATGAATCTTTTATGCATGCTAATTGTGGGGATTGCAAGGAAGAGGTAGTGATAACGGATGTAGATAGAGTCAAGAAAGATATTGATTCTATGTTTTTCAAGTTCGTTAAAAAGAATGGGAAAGAACCTGAATACGTAGAATGTCAGATCGTATGGAAAGACACAGGGGATGATCAAAGAACGACAATAAAATTATCATTAAGCATCAATGATGATGATAATGTTTTCTATTACTGTAATGGGATAGAATCACTTAAGTCACTTGTGGAATATGGAGTAGGAGAGTTTATTGTAATAGATTGTTGGAGTTTTTTTTAGTATTGATAATTTGTAAATTGATGAGATTATGAATATAGAGGTAATAAGATACAGGCTTCCGGTTTATTGGGCTCATGCTCTGATAAATGATGATTATACCGGTTTGTTAGATAATGAAGAACAAGAAATAAGGAATTTCTTGAAACGAGTAAAAGCAGATCCCGTAAGTGTAGACTGGAAAACAGAGGGTTTTTATTGGTACAATAACGCTAATAATACACCGGGGGAATGCGTAGATTTTATTTTTCACAGGTGTAATAATTAAACTAAAATAATATGGAAACTACAAACAGACTATTTTATTCAAGTACAAAATTCTTTACAGAAAACGAGGAAGAATATAGAATAACAGCCACAGTATCTTTAGATGATGATTGTCATAACAATATGTGTGACTGGAGCATAACGGCCGATATCAGACAAAAAAACAAATATGGACGATATAAGGAGTATATGGGAGGCTGCTGCCACGATGAGATTGCGAAGTATGTTCCAGAATTGGCGAAGTTTATACCATTACATTGTTGTAATCATTATGGTGCTCCTATGTATCCGGTGGAAAATGGTATGTATCACATAAAGAATAGCGATAAGTCTGTGGCTATTGAATATTTACGTATATCAGACAAGGAATATTCCAAATTATCTGAAGCGGTGGACGATAAGATGTATTTCAAGTATCTGCTTTTCAATCTAGGGATTGTGGATAGATGGAAACGTGAATCAGACGAGCTTATTGCGGAACTTGAAAACCTGTGTGGAAAGAAATGGGTTAATCCATATAAGCCAGAAGAAGAAAGGTTTACCCTGACACTAACGGACGAGGAACGTTTGCTTATTGAAGAGCGTATTAAAGCCGGGTATTATTCCGCAGAAAATATCGAAAAACGTAGGGAAGAGGCTCATAAGGCAAAGATGATGGAAAAGCGTGCTGAAATTTGTGAGCAATACGATAAGATAATCAGGAATGCGGAAACAGACAAAAAGGTAATGCTCTGTGTGTTTGATTATGGATTGTCAACCGATAATGTAATATATTATAATCACACGAACACTTTATCTTTCAACTGGCGTGATTATGGGGAAAAGATCATGGGGAAAGCAGTTAAAACAGATATAGAATATAAGGAAATATTAGAAAAATCACTATCAGCAATCCAATATCTAAGAATACATGGATTCTCGACGTACATGGAATCGGAGGGAATTGTTAATAGGATAATGATGTTTAAGGATAAGAATGAGATGAGGGATCGAAGGATTAAATCAATTCTATAGTGGTTGATCATAATGGTAGAGAGATATAAGTACAAGTGTATTGATGCTTATGAGGAGCCGGAGAATCCAATGGAATGGTTGCCGTGTCCACGATGCGGCCTCCTCCCTTTGGTCTGGGAGTTCGATAACGGGAGGGTTACGGCGTGGGGCTGTTGTTTGTTATCGAGTGGTGGGCAGTCCAGAGCCTCAAATACGGTAACATCCAATAGTCCCCACGCTTCTTTTATTTAGAAACCACCGAACGAAGGGGACAGGGAGGGCAAAAACAAACACACAATGAAAAAAGCATTCTTATTTATCAGTACGGCATTCTTGTTATCAAGTTGCGCAGCGGTAAAGTCTCCGGTAACAGGTTATGTCTATCAAGAGACTCAATCACCTTATAATATATAAAGGGGATCTAAGCAAAAGAAGATTGAAAGATAATAAATTGTTTTGAGAAAGGTAAACAATCTCAAAACAATAAATAAGGTTTAGAAAGGTTCATAGAATGTAGTAAGATCAAAAATGTGAACTTCTTCAAGATCAAAAAAAAGAAAAGATTTAATAACATTTAAAAATATAGAAATCAAATGAGTTTAAAAAGAAGTATGCTCAAAACATTAGCAATGTTAGCTATGGAAAGTACGATGACTGCCGATAAAAATATTTATTCTAATCAGAGATTGTCAAATGAATGGATGAGATTCAATCCTGATTATCGACGCCCATCGACTTCTAGAGAGTTGAAAGAATTCACGATTAAAGGACAAAAGATCTGTGCATACTCAAGAAAAGATGCAATCAAAAGACTTAAAGCAAGAGGGGAATTATGAAACAGACAGTAGAAGTAGCGATTGAATACGCAGGATCGGTTATTAGTTCGTTTGGAACAAATGGAGTACCGAACGGCATTTCTGCCATTAAAGAGATGATTGCTTCTGGTTTTAAATCCGGTGCCGAATGGCGGTCAAAGCAATCACCGTGGATAAAAGTAAGCGATGGGCTACCGGATGTAGATGATTATTATCTTGTCACTGATGGAGAAAGTATTTCCATGGCTTACTTCTTTAAAGGCTGGGGCAAATTTGCCAAGTATCATAAATATCCGCATCCATTTTACGATGACGGGGTAGTTAAATTATATATGCCAATACCTCCGATCTCTTTAGCACTTGAAGGAGATAGAGGGATATTAAACATAGGTGAATTTAAGAGAAAGGAGATTGATTATGAGCAGAAGTAAGGAATATAAAGCGATAAAGAATTATATCCATAATGAGCTTGGGCTTACGAAGGAAGATATAATCAATGCAATTAGATCTGATATAAGAAAATATGTTGAGGAGTGTATATGTAATACTTACGGGAATGATAATAATATAGAGCAGATGATTAAGCTTATGGTAGATAATGAGCTTAAAAATAAAGATTTTAATGTCATTCCAAGAATGGTAGAGAAAGTATTAAAAGATAAGATGTTAAACGATATAGAGATTATTATAAGAAACAAGAATATAAATGATTGAGGATATGAAAGATGAGGATATTTTAGATAAGGCAAGAATGGAGGGCATGAATCAAGGGATATGGCTGGCGGTTCAGGAGCTAGCCCACGACGGGCGATGGACGCAAGCCGCGGAGGAGCTGATATCTTCTTGTGGATTGACCGAGGATGAATGTAGGAAGCTGCAAGAAGAAAGCGAATCATTCAATGATGAGATGATTAAGTTTATTGACAATATGTTTGGACGTGAGAATATGATAAGTGAAGGCAGTACTATAAGTGAAAACGATACTATATGTATAAATATTAAGTATCATAAAATAGGGGAAGTCTTTAACTATAAAGTTGGTATGTCTGAAATGACATTAAGAGTAGATAAGTGTGATAGATGTTCGGGATGCGCTTTTGAAAATTATATATATGATTGCGTAAAATCAGGTTGCTTGGGATGCGAAAGGGAAGATGGGGAGAGTGTTAGATATACAATAGTTAATACATAATTTACAAAGCATCATGAATGGAGAGAATATAATACCTAAGATAACAGACAAACGTGGGATGTTATGGAAACAGCCCCATAGGAGATACATAGAAATTGATGAGGAATACGCTTTAATGACCAAACAAACCTTTGAGGGTCTTAGAGAATATTCAGTAACGATCCCATCGGGGGAATATGAAGGGAAGATGTGGAAGGCCAATAGAGGAGGTATATGGTATCTATATTGGTATGATCATGACGATAATCCATCAATGATCAAAATAGAGCGAAGAGAAATATTGTTACTTAATTAATACAAAATAATATGGGAGATAGAGTGTAAGAAGCCAAAGAAGAAGGCATAAGACAAGGAATATGGCTATGCATACAAAAATTGGTGGAACTGGAAAGGTTTGATATGGCAAAATATTTTATGATATCCTTTGGATTTAATAAAAATGAGTGCGAGGGGTTATTAGATAAAAATGGTCTAAACGATAAAATGGATGTATTTATCAACCGATTATTTAACGAAAATAATCATATAAGGTATTTGAAGGATATAGGATATCATAAGATAGGTAGTATATTTAAATATAATACCGGCATGGAGAAAATAGAATTGGAGGTAATAGAGATTGATGATAGCAGTTGTGATGGATGTGTATTTAATAACAGGGGTTATTACTGCATGTATTCTTGTTGTTGCAATATAGATAGGGAAGACAATACAGATGTCATATACAAAGAAGTAAAAAGATCATGAGTTTAATAGATAAATTAGAGGATTTGGTGGTCAAGGTAGACACCGAATACCAAGAGAAGATGGAGGCGGTGATCCGGGAGATAGTTCCGGGGATGCCGGAAGGGAACGTGCGCCATGCCGCCGAGTGTATGTGTACGGACAGGATGGGGAGCATGATGGATATCGATATTTATATATTAAAGGAAGAGGATAGACCTTACGAATGCCATTATCTAAAGGATCTGCTGGAGGATAGGGTAGCTAGAATAGCCAAAATGCATGAGGATGAAAGTTATACATACAATATGGATGATAATTATTGGTGCGCCACATGTGGATCCCATTCTCATAAAAAGGATTCCAAGACAGGGTATTGTTGGTATTGCGATACAGTTAATTGGGTTAAAGAGGATAGGAAGGATGTTGGAATATAAAAACAAGCAATTATATAACAAGGAGGAATAAACATGGGAAGAGGTGTTAATACAGGCGCCTTGTCTCCGGTCGGCGGTATCGGGGAAATACGAATGCGAGCAAACCTGCGAAAAATAGTGGCGTACAAAGATTTCGCGAAACAGATGGTCATGGCACAATACGAATGATAGAGGAGATTGGTGATTAAAACATTAAATAACATTAAACATGAAAAAGAGTAGAAGAATTGTAAAGAAAATGAGCAAGAAGAGCCTTATCAACAAGAAGGCTCTTCGGTATATTATCGCAAACAGTAATTTATGTAAACATGCGATAAGAGAATTGGAATTAGCCGGATATAGCAAAGAAGAGGACGGTCCTAACAAATGGATGCGCGAACAGGTAATAGAAGCTGTCGCGCTGTTCTCTTCTCATGGTAACAGCGGATTCTCGGCACCATTTGAAATCAATCTCGTCAAGAAACTTTGCAGTTTTGATATAATCTCTCCTTTGAGATTTGACGATGGCGAATGGGAAAAATAGGCTTAGACGGGAGTTGCCAGAATAAAAGAAAATCATCGATATTCAAAGAGCCGGACGGGAGTATCCATGATGTTGATGCATTTTCAAAAGTTCCTGTAAAAAAGTTTTTATTCGCCACTCGAACGTGGACGGAGAACATCCATAAGATAGGATGGATAGGAGGGTTGTTTGAGACGGACGAAAACGGAATACTCACTGGAAGATATTTTGGTAGATGTAATGTAAAAGACTATCAGAACGGATATATGCCAAAAGGCAAGAAAGAAATACCATGCAGGGAGATAGAGATATCGCCGGACAATTGGATTATGACAGTTGAATCAAACAATGAGGCTTTGATTGAATTGTCAAAGATTTATGATATAGTCTGGCGACAATGCCCTTGCTTGAAAGGCATAATGAATACCAACGTTACACCGGAACTTGAAAGATTGGCATGCGAACAAATGAAGGGATAAACAATGAATGACAAATTTGTAGACATGCCGAAATGCATGGCGGACAAATACGAAACCGCCGACTTTATTGCCAGCGATCCCGTCCAGTTCCCAAGGCGGTATTCCGGGCGGGACGCGGAGGTCAGTGGGTTCATTACTTCGTGGCTCTCGTTCGGGAATCGAAAGGCGATCATCGGGGCGGCGGAGATGAGGAAATGTCTTGATAAGATATTTGATTTGGCAATTAATGAAAGGCTTAAATAATTCAACACAAAATCATATAAGATGATAACTTCTATAAGGATAGACGACAACAAGAAGACTCCATTTAAATATATCCAAAAGATAAAAGCGTTCAAAAATGGCTCTGAGTTTATATTCAAGCCCGGCGTGAATGTGATTGTAGGCAAGAACGGGAGCGGGAAATCAACCCTCCTGAATATGATATCGAAGTACATGTTGTGCGAGAAAAAGATGTGTTCTGAATTACCGTCAGAAGCATTGTATTTCTCGGATATATTTGATGATGACAAGGTGCTTGACGGGATCAGTATTAAGTCGGATTATATCGGGAAGGTATTCCATCTCCTACAGCAAACTGAAATGAGAAAGGATGATATATTGGATAATATCAATAATTTAAGTTTGTATATGAATGGAGCATCTAGGTCCTCTGGGGAGAAGAACCTTCATGCCATGAACTCGCTCTTTGATTTTGTGTTTAACCAAGATGAGTATGCGTTTCCGATACAGAAGCTTATGGAATTTAAGAAAAAGTCAAATGAGTTCTGGGCAAACAGGATCGACAATCTTTTAAAATACTACAAAGACAATCATGTGGTATTAATGGAGAAGGATTTTGGGTATACAATCCTTATGGATGAGCCGGACAGGAATTTAGATATTGACAATATCATGGATCTGTACAAGGTATTGTCATTTCATAAACCGCAAACACAAATTATAGCCGTAATTCATAACCCGGCTTTGATTTACAAGTTGAGCAAGCTGGATTGCGTGAACTTTATTGAGATGACAAAAGGGTATTTGAAGAAAATTACTGGTTTTATGAATAAAAAATAAGAAAGGAGATGAGAGAAGAATTGAGAACAATAGGATCAAAAGGACGCCATGTGTTTACAGCAACCTTTGTTAGATTTGGATTTAGGAATGGATACATTGGACCTGTAAAAACGATGCTTTTACAAGATGTGACACTTGATAGCAAAATAGTATCAGATCATTTGTGGTTCGATTTAACAAAAGGATTTAGTGGTGCTGATTTATCGCCAGGCGATGTGGTTGAGTTTTGCGCAAGGGTTAGTGCTTACGAGAAAGGATACAAGGGGCACAAGGATGATGTACTTAATAGACCGATAGAAAGAGACTATCGATTATCAAGACCGACAAAAATTAAAAAGATCGGGAAGAAATTAATATTAAAAGATGAGGGGAAATAATACATGATAATTATATGCCTAAAAAATTTATAATTTATTAAAATATAATGATATGAAAATTTAAGTAGAATTAAATTTGGAAGATGTATTCGAGGAAGCTATGTACAATGAAACGACGTTGAAAGAGGAGTTTACCAGCTCGGTCAGGTTAGCTGTAATACGTGAACTTAAAGAAAAGTTCAAGAATGAGTTGATGAGAGAAATATCCAATCCGATATCACAGAAAATTGAGGATATAGCGAGGGAATCAATGAGCGATCTCATCGAGAACGCCAGCGAGAAGAAATATAGATTCAGGTTAGATTATATGGATGAGGAGTTGACAGTAGACGAGTTTATAAGAGGCAGGATGAAGAAAGTTGTAGACAGCAACATCGAGACAATGGTAGAATCAAAAGCCAAATCTTTTGTCAATGAGTTAAGGAAAAGGTATGATATGGCGTTCGCTGCCTTTGTCGTAGATAACATGAGAAAGCAAAATATGTTGAAGGAAGATAAGATAGCTGAGCTGTTAAAGGACAACCCAAATGAGAAATAGGGAAGATGCCAAAGGAAGACGGAGATCGGTGCTCATGACACCGCCCGTACCGGAGAAGGTCAGGGTATTATCCCCGGCATGGTATAGGGCGGCAGTGGAGTTTCAAGGTAGGCCGGAGCAGGAGCGACTAGCCTTTTGCTCGTGGTGTTGTTGTCATGGAGGGTGTAATTTGTGTATGGATATAAGCAAATACAATATAAAAGGGCTTAAGATATATGGAGGATAAGGTGATTATATACCATTTTACGATTTTAGTGTAAAATGGTATATAATCACCTAAGCGTATTAACTATTAATAATGTTTATTTAATTTAATTCAAAAACAAAATGTCTACTTTTGTAGACACATAAAAATTACACATATGAAAAAGAGTAAATTTGTAAAGGAGTTAGAGAGGATCATCGATATGGTTAAGGCCGAGGATGATGGTTTCGAGTATGGTGGTAAAGTCATTTTCTATAAAGAAGATGATGAAGACAATTGATAAGATGACCGATCAGGAGATATATGATCTTACTGATGAGCAGGTAGAGAATTTGATCGTAATAAGATGTGCGGAGGAAGGTGTCAGGTTTATGGATGAGCCTCCAATCATGAGGACATATGACTGTAAACCTATTTCTCCATCCCATTTCTTCTACTATTTAGAAGGATTGAATATAGCCGTTCTTGATCAGGATGATGCTATTAAAATAGCTAAGTTCTTAAGTGACTTTGATCTGTACAGGACTAGATATGATTTCACCGTATCCAATGAAAAGCTATACAGCAAATTGGATATAATTAATATCAAACATACTCCGATGTTTGATACGAAAGACGAGGAGACCTATAAGTCTATCAAGGATAAGAACGATAAGATTGAGGCGGAATATAAAGACCAGCTAGAGAGATATGAGAGAAATATGAAGAAAATGAGTAAAATTCGGGCCGAGATATGGGATAAAGTAGCCGATATAAGACATAGGATTGATAATATGAACTATCTTAGGTCGCTTTTTGCAAGGGAATATCTACCACTGGTGGATAATGATACGGATAAGGCTATGATATTTTTCAAGAAGGCTTATGGCGTGGATGATGATACGGAAAGATATATTCGTGAAGGAATAAAAGATTATCCTTTGTTTAACAATAATATAGATTAAAATGCACAATTGGTTTAAATGTACGGTTTCTTATGAGACCGATGCCGAGAACAGCATGAAGAAGAAGGTAAAGGAAGAGTATTTAGTAGATGCCTTTTCTTATACCGAATGTGAGGCTAGAATCATAGAGGAGATGAAGCCATTCATATCCGGTGAGTTTAGCGTTGATATCAAACGATTCAGGATAGCGGAATTGTTTGCCATGGATGGAGACCGGTTCTATAAGGTCACGGCTGATTATATTACGATAGACGAGAAATCGAACAATGAGAAACGCAAGGCGTTTAACTACATCGTTCGGGCCAATGACCTTGATCATGCCAAAAAGAATTTCGAGGAAGGCATGAAAGGAACCATATCAGATTTTGTTGTCACTTGTATCAAGGAAGAGAAGAAACTAATTGACTTCTACGAGTTTGATGGTAAGATCAGGAATCCGGAGAAAAATTAGGATAGTAGGCAGTAAAGCTAGCTACGAAACCACGTCGTCCATAGCCGAGAAGTTGATGGAGATAAGTAAAATGGAGGGTACGATTTATCGTATCCTCACATTGTCTAACAAAACTTATCTAGCTTCTAAATTAGGATATAGCAGATCGGGGTTCTATAAGAAGATACAAAACAGGAGTTTTAATATCCGGGAACTAGCTCAGATATTCGATACGATCATCAACTTCAAGGATCAAGATTGGACTGAGGGTAAGATTAATAGGCTTAAGAGGTATAGGGCTATGAGCCTTATGGAGTTCAACAAAAGTTATAAAAAGAAAAAGGCATGAGAGGTAGGATGTTACCGTGTGAGAGATGTGGGAGGATGGTAACCATAAGGAGTAAGGGGTTGTGTCCCGCGTGCAGAGCCAAGGAGCTACCGCCAAAGGAAAGAGCGGCGATACGGGTGAAGGCCAAGCCAAAGGGGAAGAGCCTAGCCGTTTTCTTTGGCGCCCATGTGGCTAGGTTGAGTATGACAAGGAGATCTGCTACCGGCGCATACATACCATGCCCGGGGGTAAGCAACATATGCCACTTATACCCTAAACGGAAATATAAATCAGTTGCTGAGGATAATGATAACATTATCTACTTGACGGCTGATGAGCATACAAGATTCGATTATCTATTAGATACGATGGATTTCAGCCGACTCTTGGACGAGTTTGGCAACGTATGGCTGTTGGCAGCCAGAAGGATGAGGGATCTCGCACCTAGAGTCGAGGAGGATGGTAAATTAAAAACCAGATTATTATCATGGATAGAAGAAAACGAAGATTACTTTTAGACCTAGGATATAAGGCTATAAGTGACACAGTATATAGTTATGGGACGATCATGGAAGTCATAAGCGATCAAGAGCCGTTTGATGACATGAGAGTTCGTTTATCCGAGAGACACAATGTGATTATCGCGGATGATGGGGAGGTGGGATGGTCGGTTTTAGGCAAGATAGCGAACGAGCATCGGTCATCATATTGCTGGCGATCATCATTACCAGTATTAAGATCATATCATACAGATCCTAAATTTACCGCTTTCTTTGGCATATTAGACGTTTTGTCAACGATCCCAAAGAAAGATATGGTTGAGGAGGAAAAGTCTGTTGAAGAGCCTAAAAACGAGCCTAATGAGGAGATGGAGGTTGAGTATGATCTGGAGACAGAGCAACAGTATTATGCCGCTGAATGGATAAAGGATATCCCGACACCTGTGTTATATAGAATGACTGTCGCCGGCAAACGTGTGTATTATGAGATGGATGTTGATGGGTATCCTATCATATACGATGGAGCCACTAACAATATCGCCAATGGGTATTGTGATACGTCTGGCGCCTTGGAGAAGTGGAAGAATGAGATGAGACTCAAAGGGAAGGATCCTGATGAGTACGCTAACTACAGGGCTGACTTAGGTACTATCATGCATTATCTATTTGGGTTGTATCTGACCGGGGTTAAGATAAAGCTGATCCCGACATGGATCAGGAAGGTGGTCAAGGAAGCCAAGCTAAGAATAGACAAGTATAGGATGGAGCGGATATTAGTGGATAACATTGATGAGCTGATAGAGGATCTAATATCATTTGCCATATTCTGCAAGGAAAGACATGTAAAACCTGTATTGATCGAGAAGATGTTGAGGTCAAGCAGGTTAAAGGTAGCTTCTTCGGTGGACGCAGTGGTGGAGATGGATAGCGAGCCGGAGATGGTGGAGATAGAGGTCGAGACAGGAGAGTTCTATAAGACGGGAGCCAAGAAAGGTCAGCCTAAGACGGAGAAAAAGAAGATAAAGAGATGCAGGAGGATATTCGCTATATTGGACTTCAAATCAAACAGGAAAGGCAATTTCTATGACGAGTATGCTTTCCAACTTGAGTTATATAGAAGAATGATATTAGAGAACTATGGAAAGATATTGGAGATAGAGGAGATATATAACTTCGCTCCGGGTGATCCTACCGCAAAGACCAGCCAATATAAGTTGAAGAGACAGACTGACAACCCTATATTGAATATGGCTACCGTAGTATATCTTCAAGGAAAGTATAAGTTCGAGAAAACTAATTATACGGTTACATCAAGAATCGGATCCTTGGACATAGAAGGCGAGTTTGATGTTAATAAGTTGGTAAGGAAAGAGCCGCTGAGGGACTATATATATAGAGTCATGAATGAGAGGAGAGGGTGATGGAATTTAGGGAGTTCAATAAGAGCGTTCATCGGTATGAGCTGGATCATAGCAAACCAAGAAGGAAGCTGACGTGCCCGCAATGCGGCAAGGATAAGTGTTTTACGCCGTACGTGGACGTAACCACCGGTCAGATCGTTGGAGAGCAGTTTGGGGTGTGTGATCATAAAAATAAATGTGGTTACTTTAAATATCCAACAGGAAGCGAACTTGGGAACAATGATCTTTTTACCGATTCAAACAAAGTATTAAGGAGGTACAGACCTCCTATGGATCCGGATATAGCCAACTGCATTCCGGTAAGCAAGATGTTTGAGACGCTTAATCCTTTCGAGACATCCGATCTTCAGGATTATCTATCCAATATCTTCGGATCGTATCATACCAATAGGGCATTTAGCTTGTATAAGGTGGGGATGATGAGATTCGGGGACTGGGGTAAGTGCTGTGTGTTCTGGCAACTGGATAAGAATTGGGTAGTGCGGACCGGGAAGATAATGGACTACGAGCCTGACGGGAAGAGGGTAAAGGTTCCCATGGATCATGTATGTTGGGTGCATATACTGGACGGTCAGGATTACATGCTTAGGCAATGCCTGTTCGGGGAGTTTCTTATCAACTTCTATCCCAATGACGCTCCGGTGTATATAGTAGAGTCAGAGAAGACGGCTGTTATCTGTAACATCGTGTACCCTAGTAGGTTGTTTATGGCCTGTGGCGGTATCCATATGCTGAAAAGGGAGATGATAGAGACATTGGGTAGGAGGCGGATAGTCCTGTACCCGGATAAGGGTGACGCTTTCAACGAATGGAGAAAGAAGGTAGACAAGGATATGAGGGGGATGAATATAGAGATAAGTAATTTTCTAGAATCAAAACCCAATATAAATGAGGGAATGGATATAGCGGATTATTTTATTATTAAACAAATTTACAATGGCAAAGGTAGTTGACAATTACAAGAAATTCAAGGTGCTTGAAATAACAAGACAGGAGATGATGGATAAGCTCACCAGATATGGGTGCTTAGGTATTTGCGATATGTGTAACAGACCTACATCCGTAGGTTATTACGTGGCGGTAATCAATCAATGGATGTGCAAGGACTGCTATAATGATTTCATCAAGTCAATTGATAGGTATGAGGAAGATATGAGAATAGAGAACAGGAATTTTAATAGATTCTGTGATCTATTTAATGTCAAAATACAAGAAAAGGCATGAGAGAGCTATCTTTAGCCCAGAAAGCTATGTTAAACGGATCCGTATGCCCGTACTGTAAAACCCCATCCACTATAATAAATACGGTAGAGGGGAAGCAGGTTGGATGCGAGAAGTGTGGAGCTTGGATGAGATCCGATCCTTTTGGGAAGCCGATGGGGAGGCTGGCTAAGCCGGATCTTCTTAGGAGTATGGATATGGCAATGACTGAGATTAATATATTTGCGTATAGAACAAAACGGGATGTGCAGGATATTTACAAAAGCCTATCTGGTGAATTGGATATACCAATAGAACATGTATCCCCATATAAGATGTCTTTGCCATCACTACTTAATACCATGAGATATATTGAAAAGTATAGCGATAATCATATACGGATATATGATAGAACCATGGTAAAGAAGGCTTGCCCTAGGCACGGAGCGGTGGTGATCGGGAGCAACGCCTGCCACGGGTGCCCGGAGTTCCTGTTCCATGTGGTAAACGACACGACCGATACGGTGGTGTGTGATATGGATATGAGTTATGGAGATCGCAAGAAGGATAAATATGAGCATTAGAGCTAATGATAATGGAACATTTGAGTATCGAATCAAATTGGATACCTTTAATAAAATGAATAATACATGTAAAATGAAGAAAGTTTATTTTGTTCACAAACCAACAGGTTTTTATGTTGGGGGCAATGTAAGTAGCGTAGAAGCTACAGTTTATAATAAAATGGTTAATATGGGGATGAGTAGCGAATTAGCCGATAAATTTAAAAAGGTAATAGGTACATTCCCTTGCACATGGGAGATACCAGATGAATTTGCGTCTGATCCATATTCGTATATGATTAAGCGTCTGGGATTGGAATATCCATCTTTTTTAAAGGAAGAGGATTTGGATATGCAAGAGAATATAGATTTTGATGATGAGGAGGACGAAGAGGATGGGGAGATCGACTGAATATTACAGGACACATCCGGAAGCCAGAAAGAAGAAGGCTGAGACGGACAAGAAGATCAACGCCAGACCTGAGCAGAAAGCCAAGAGACGGGAATTGGGTCGCAAGAACTACAAGACCGATAAGTTGAAGGGGAAGGCTTATCGGAAGGGGAAGGACCTATGCCATACGGCTAAGGGATTAAGATATAAATCAAGATCAGCTAACAGAGGATCTAAATCCGATACGGCTGGCGATAGAAACGCAAGAGGATGAGTGAGGATAGGATATGGAGGTCATCCAAGGAGATTATCATGGATGCCTATGAGAGGATAAGAAAGTATCAGTCGGGGGAACTTCTCCCGGCTCATACCGGATATCCTTATCTGGATAAGGCTTTGCTGGGGGGATTTTACCCCCAGCATGCGGTAGCCATAGGAGCTAGACCCGGAGTCGGCAAGTCTTATTTGGCGCAGAAGATCATGGGCAATGTGATGAATGTCAATATCAATCCACAGGCAGATGATTATGTATGGTTAAGATGTGAGTTTGAAATGAACCCAGAAGATTTGATGTTACGTTCACTATCAAAAAAAATGGGGAAAGACATACAAGATATACTCCTTAACGAGATGTCAGAAGATGAGGTAAAAGAAATGCAGAGATGCCTCAAGGAAGAGAACTCTAGCAGAATAACATACATCCCTAAACCATCAACCGTAGATGAGCTTCAAAACTTTCTATGGAATGAGTATATGCCAATAAACAAGGATAAGAAAATGGTATTCGTGTCTATAGATCATACGGCTCTAGTACAAGGTTCAGGAGACGCCAAAAGAAATATCGACTCGTTGATAGCCATGTGTAATATCGCTAAAAGAACTTTTCCTAATATTTTCTTTCTTATAATATCCCAACTCAATCGTGATATCGAAGGACGGCGGGATCCAAAGGATCATATGCCAAAGCAATCTGATTTTTATCAATCAGATACATTGGGACAGTTATGTACGGCTATGGTAGCGTTAAATATACCGAAAAGATACGGGTACTCCTCATACATGCAATTTCCGCAAGGATGGTATCCTAATCTGGAACGTTTCAAGAGCGAGTCAAGACGATCCTTCCGTGTGGATGGATTATTGTTCCATCATATCGTAAAGGTCCGTCAAAGATCATTGGAGGAGATTGACGCTATACATGTAGATATCATGAAAGGATATGAGCGATATTATCCTGATGGAGGGGTGGTGCGCCAAGAAAGACCGGGAGGCTCGGATGCCCCCGTGGGTAGCGGCAAGCCGGACACGACCGTAGTGACGCTTCCGCCCCCACCTCCCGGTGTTCCATTGGAGCAACAATATATACCGCCCAGTGATGATTTCAATGTAGTACATGACGAAACACCTTATTGACATGAGATTGAGACATAATTACTTGCTTGTAGTGATAAAGGTGCTGGAAATGTTCTTAAAGACCGTATTGTCGGTTGAGGATAAGATGGGGATAAAGGAAATTATATCCTCGTTAAAGGAAATGGCTAAATACAGCATCAGATATATCATAAATCGGGAACGGGAAAAGGAGATCATGAGTATCTGTGATGAGGTATCCAATAAAGTACAGGAGTATAAAAGGATAAATGACAACTCAATGATATTGGAATTGGAGAACCTAAAAAGGGAGGTTGTGGCGGTGGAGGATCTTCTTAGCTCATACAAGGGGGTTCTTGACGCCGAACTGGTGATAGCCGAGGATGATATCAGAATCATACGGGACAAGATCGCTATAAGCCTGAGGGAGGACGGAACATGTAAGAGCATGACTGATGCTGATAAAAGGGCTAGGGTGGACGTAAGATACGAGAGGGCGTTAGAGGATTATCGAATCCTTCTAAGATGCGCCAATACGGTTAGGGCTAAGATGTCGGTTGTAGGGCATCTTAACCAATCTATAAATCAATCTATATCAGTTGGTAGAGTTGGTATGGCTAATGAATCTTATACGGTAAAACAGTATGAAAAAGGGAAAGAGATTATCGAAAGCAGACGCTCTTAGGGTGTTGAGAAGGGCTTACAATCTAATAAAGAATGATAATTATGTATTTATGTGCAAAGCAATAGAAAAGGCAGCGGTTGAATTATCACTTGCTGAAAGATCATGTGTGGCGTGTTATCTTATACCAGAACTGAAGATGTTCAAACCTGTAAACAGAAAAAAATGGAGATTTTTGGTTTCATTCATCAAAGAAAAACATAAGGTTACATATAATAGATACGCTAATAGATATATATAACGGAAATGATCATCCCGATATAGTCGAGAGGGTAGCCAGAAAGATAAGGTCAATATTTTAACTCATTAGCTTATGTATATAAATTTTGAACAGATGATGACATCAGGATTAACGATGTCTGATGTCGGGTATCTTTTGATGATCCGGCAGAAAGAGGAGATGGCTAGCGTCATTCCAAAGGAGAAAATAGATAGTTATAAAGCATCTGGTTATATCGAGCTTCAGAAGAATGGGAAGTGGAAGATAACGCCAAGGGGAGGGTCGCTGCTGATGCTGATAGAGACACCCGGCCTGACACCGGAGGTCGAGGGGATCCGGGACCGTATCGTTGGGGTATATAACGATATGGGTAAGGATACAGGAGCTATCAAGGAGGTAGAGAAACGGCTCGTATGGTTCGTGGCTAATACCAACTTCAAGGAAGAACCTATAGTAAGAGCCGTAATATCCCACATAGATCTTAAACGTGAGTATACGATGAGATTGGATAACTTGATCTGGAAACCATCAAATGTGTATAGCGTGCATATGAGTTTATCGGAATCAACGTTATTCGATACGATCATAAAAATGTATGGCATGACGTCTGACTTGTATCTTAGGGAGAACAAGAACAAGGAGCTGGCATGGTTGTTCGCCATAAGCCGGCTTCCGGATCCCCCAAAGAGAATGGATAAGGAATGCGCTATCACAGGCGATGTTAAGATGGATATCGAAAGGATATCGGATATAAAAAAAGAATTAGGTAGAAGATTGAAAATGTCAATTTAGCATGGGAAGAAAAGAAATTGAAAAAGTAGTCAAGGAAGTGATCTTTGAGAAGATGGGTGAATTTACGGGTTTTAATCATGCTGCCGAGATCGATAACGAGGATGGGCTAGCGACTGACATGGCTATGGATTCCTTTGACTACGCAGAGGTGGTGATGGAAATAGAGAAAAGGATGGGTATATCTATACCTGATGAGACACTAAACATCAAACCTTATACTAAACTTACGGTAGGGGAATTTATGGATATATTATATAATTATCTAAATAATCATGGAGAGAGATAAAATATTGAAACTAGCCAGAAAAGAGATATTTGAAAAAATGCATAAGTTCAATTACATTAATAATATAGAGGTAATTGATGATGTAAAAGAAGATAGTAATTTATCATCTGATCTGGCTATGGATCCATTTGATTTATTAGAGGTGTTGATGGATATTGAAGAGAAGATTGGTATAAGGATATCGGATGATGTCTTCGGTGATAAACCTGTTGATGAACTAACTGTAGGGATTTTTGCGGATATGTTGTATGATTGGTTTAAGAGTAAGTGATGGACTTTGGATATGATGATTGGGAAGAGGGGTTAGAAACCCCTCTTGTCGATGATTGTGATGACGATCATGAGGAGGAAGAATATGATTTCAGTTAAGGAGTTAAGGCCGGGCAATCTTGTAAAAGACAAAGCTGGCGATATATGGAGAGTAGGGTGCGTTACTGGTATGCGTAATGAAAGTAAGTCATTGATCCTTGAACGTGAGATTGATGATGGGATAATGAAATGGTATTCAGGGGAAGATGATATCATGCCTATTGAGATAGACGATAACCTTCTTGACGCTATCGGTTTCAAGAGTGACAAGAATAGGGACGTATATCGTGGACACGGGATGACCATGGAGGTTTTTGGCGACGAGTATTATCTCGGACTTAGGGATATGGAGGATGACCTGAGCGAGCTTATCCAGATAAGGTATTTGCATAACCTACAGAATATTTCGATGGATTTATATGAGCGTGACATAAATACGGAGAGGCTTTATGATCGTTCCGGAGAATAACTTGCTATGTAAGACCATAGGCGGTGAGAAGGTGCTTGCCGCATCCTACTCACAGATAGACACGTTTGTCCAATGTCCGTATAAGTGGTATAAGACTTACGTGGAGGGTCACAGATCCACGGAGAAGCACGAGGCTACGTCATATGGTACGGTTATCCACCAGACAATGGAGTATTTCTTCAAGAACGGATGTAGACCTTCTTATGAGGATATGAGTAAGGCTTTCAATTACTATGCGGATATAGAGAAGATTCCTTTTGATAGCGTAAAATCCCAGATCGAGTCTATGCAACATGCGGCTAGGTTAATAAAATGGATTGTGGGGTTGTTTGAGAAGGATGCCGCTGGCAATTATAAGAAGACGTGGTCCGATCTTACGCCAATGGAGAAGGTGATCCGGGGGTCGAGACCGGCCGGCGTGGAGGAGGGCTTCGTCCTGCCCTATAAGCTGCCCAAGCCCCTTACCTTGGATGGCGTGACGTACGATAAGGTACATATCATAGGATCGGTGGACTGGCGTGGAGAGTATAAGACAAAAGACAGGATAGCTATGTATACGATAGATTGGAAGTCCGGGAGAAAGTTATTCGATGAGGATAAGCTGCTTCACAATCTCCAGCATCCGATATACGCCTTTTACATACTCAGAAAATATAAGGTATTGCCGGATATGTGCAGCTATTTCTTTACCCGCATGCTGGACAATCAGAACGTGAAGGTAGATAAGGAGAAAGTAGAGAGATCGGTCAAGGAACTTAACGATATTCTCCTTGACATGTATGATTTCGAGACAAATAAAATAGATAGCTATCAAGCTCACGTTTGGGACGACGCCAAACAGGGGTATAAGTACGAGAAGCGCTACCTCATGGGACGCCAGCCGGCCTGCCTTGAACCCCGCCCCAAGCCCTTGTGTTTTTGGTGCGATTTCTCGATCCACAAACAAGGGACATGCAGGTACTCATCGGATTGGGATGATTCAAAAAGAAAGAATAAAAAAGATTAACTTTATTAAAAAGCCTAGGTAAATATCTAGGCTTTAATTATATTTGTGTCAATAAATAAATGATTATGGATAAAAACGAAAGAGAAAAACAGGTATTGGATCTTCTGATGTCTAGAAAGGATATCAGGAAATTGGTAGAGAAATCAAATGAATGTTATTCTAAAATGGATTTCGTTGGTGCCATGAAATGCCGGCAGGAGATAAAGGATATCGTAGACCGGGAATCGAAGATCATGTTGACAAAAAGCGAGTCTTTGGTGAGTTTGATGAACAACGCTGATAATGAATATAAATTCAATATGTTGGTATGGCTACATTCCATGATGTGTATGGCAGATGTGTTTAACGGGATATTGGAGGATTTCAAGGATGGGGTAAGGAAAGCCAATGGCAACTCTAAGTTCGTTAAATTCGATAATCTGGATCGGTTGATGACAGAATGCAAGAAGGAGATTGATTACCTAATGAAAGGTACAAGTAAATCGTTTCAGATATCTTTCGCCGTAAGAAGCGATGAGTTAAGGGAGATGATAGAGAATATGGTTGGAGACAATATCCGAGAAGGGTATGACATATTCAAGGAAGAGGCTAAGATGACCAAAGAGACGGACAGGAGCAAGATAGAGGAATTTAATAAAAGGCTGGACCATGAGTAAATTTGATGTAAAGATAGGTGATATAGTTCATACCCAGATAGGGATAGGAGAGGTGATAGCCATAAGCAAGACCAAAGAGACTTTGATGGTAAAAATGGACGATGGCCGGGAATGTGCGATAAGACTAGAGTACGTGAAAGACGTTTTTGATAACTACAGAGATGACATATAAATTAAGGCCATATCAAGAGGAGTGTGTTAGAAGTATCTCCGATTACATAAACTCTGATAGACATGATCCGGTATTGATCGTAGGTCCTGTAGGTTGCGGTAAGTCACTTCTGATAGCAGAAGCGGCTAGATTGATGGGAGATAAGACGCTGATTTTACAACCATCAAAAGAATTGCTGCAACAGAACCACGACAAAATAACGTCGTATGGCATACCGGCTACCATCTACTCCGCTTCCTGTGGCAAGAAAGAGCTATCTAACATGATATATGCCACGTTAGGATCTATCAAGAAAGTTGTTGGTCAGCTTAAGGAGATGGGAGTCAGAAACGTATTGATAGATGAGGCTCATGCCGGATACAGTCCTGAGGATGGCAGTGAGTTCATGACATTCATGAATGAGCTGAAGCCGAGAAAGGTGATAGGGTTTACAGCCACGCCATGTAGACTTAAAAACATGTCGATAGGACAGACATCATATTCCCAACTTAATTTCATCACTCGTATGAGACCGGTATATTTCAAGAACCTGATTCACGTGATACAGGTAGAGGAGATGATAAGACAAGGATTTTGGACGCCTCTTAAGTATGAGACATGGGATTTCAATGGAGATGCCCTTAAACTTAATTCTAACGGCTCTGAATATACGGCTGAGTCTATTAGTGAGGCGGTGAGAAAAAATGGCTTAAACAACCTTATTTTGCGTCGATTGATGGTATTAAAAGACGTATGTAGATCTATACTGGTGTTTATGGATTCTGTTGAGAGCTGTAATACTGCCGCCGAATGGATGAACGCCAAGATATGCGCCGGCATTGCGGAGGTGGTTCACGGAGGCACGCCAAAGAAACAACGGGAGGCTATAGTCGAGGGGTTCAAGTCGGGTAAGACGAAGGTAGTGTTCAACTATTCCGCCCTCGGTACGGGATTCGATCATCCGGGTCTGGACTGCGTGATAGTAGGAAGACCGACATTTTCGTTCTCTTCGTTTTATCAGTGGCTTGGCAGGGCGGTTAGGATAAAGGACGGTAAGGATAGCGCATTGGTCGTTGATTGTTGTAACAACTCGTCAAGGTTCGGTGATATAAGGAAACTTAGTATAGAGAACTACAAAGGATATGGATGGGGGATGTTTATCGGCGATAAACTAATTACCAATATCCCGATGGGGGATAAGGTAACGAAAACAGATCTGGATATCAAAGCCGCCAAGAAAGACCGAAGGAGGGAGCTGGCGCAGGGCATTACCGCCTCCCCTGTACCCGGGAGGCCGGATCATCCCCTTGGCTCTACGGTAATAACATTCGGGAAATATTGTGGGTGGATGTTGCATTCGATCCCAGTATCGTACCTCAAATTCATAAACGAGACATTTGACTGGGATAATGATAGGAACAAGGATATAAAAGAATACATAGATTTTTTAATCAAAAACAACAGATTATGACAGGATGTATATATCATGAGGCTGATCTTGACGGAGTAATGTCAGCGGCTATAGTAAAAAAGTATCTCAAAGGGGACATTGATCTTCTTCCTTACAATTACGGCAAGGAAATACCTGACGTGAATAAATATGATAAGGTGTTTGTAGTTGACGTGTCATTTGGAAACAGAACAAGATTCCTTTTCGATGAGTGGAAAGAGAAAGGTATAGATGTCGTATGGATAGACCATCATAAGACTGCCATAGACGATATGAGGGATTACGAGGTAAAGGGCAAGAGACGTATCGGAACGGCGGCTTGTGAGCTTACGTGGGAATATCTTTTCGATGACATCAAAACTCCTAATGTGGTAAAATTATTGAGCGCTTATGATGTATGGGATCATGATCGCTTCGAATGGAGTGACGTTCTTTCATTCCAATATGGGATGAGAGGATATTGCGGGCTTGACGTTGACATGGTCAGGGAGGTGCTAAACAAGGCGAATGGCGAGTTTGTTTCTGATATGATAAGAAATGGCGAGGCCATAATAGAATATATCATCGAGAAAAACAGAGGAGAAACGAAGATGTTCTCATTCGAGGCAGATATATTTGGATACAAGGCGATATGTATGAATACTACGGAGTTTAACTCCACCACATTCGAGTCTATGTACGATCCTAGAAAACATGATTTGATGATGCCATTTTGCTGGAACGGCAGATTCTTCAGATGCTCGTTCTATACCACCAAGGAGGAGGTGGATGTCTCGGCGCTGGCACGCAAGGCCAACCCCGGTGGCGGCGGTCATAAGGCGGCTGCCGGCTTCCAGCTTGGTGTGGAGGATATGATGGAGTTTCTAAAAACAAAGAAAATGTGATATGATATGGGTCTTGCTTAGTATGGCAGTGATTATGTTATCCATAGCTGTAATGGTGAAAGGCTGGGATGATTTACATGAAGGTATGTTCCACGGAGGATTAATTATGATAATTATAGGAATAATATCAATATCTGCATCAATATTTTATATGAATGAAGGAAATATTAAAAATATGGAGAATATGAAAAACGTATATAAGTTCAAAAAACTTAGCAAAATGAAGCTAGACGATTACGGCTTCGGTTTATTCGAGTACAATGGCGTTCTTTATTTCAAGGAGGCAGAGGGTGAGAGATGCTTTGATGTAAGAAGCGGGAATGAGGTTATTATCGGTAAAGATAAGATTGTAACGGTCTTGGAGGATTGATCATGAGAAAACTTAATGACACCAACAGGACAAGGAAGAGGAGCGTACGGCACTCGTGGATAAAGGCGGGTCCGGGGATCCAACGCCGCGCTATTTGTGGGGTCACGAAGCGAAGTGAGTATATAGACGGGAAGACCGTTCATTGCGTGCATCTATCATCTGGTGAGCTTTACTCTATGACAGGTGAGACGCCAGAATGTAGGGATCTTAGTGAGTTTTATTAATAATACCAACAAAAAGAATTTAAGATGAAAGAAGAGTTTGGTAAATACGAAAAGGTCGTTTATGACGGTGAGGTATTTGAGGTACTTGAAACCGCCGATCGTACAGGAATGATGAAATTAGGCCCATTATTTAAAACATCATATGAATATGCTTGGGCTGACGAGGAAATGGTTGTATCATTAAACAGGGCTATTAAATTAAGGATTATTGATGAAGAAACGGTCGATAAGCTTACGGATTATAGCTCTATCGGCGAGGGTCTATGTAATACCAATGAGGGGAAAGCGACAGATGTGCCGTTCGTTGGAAAGGACGGCAGCGGCAAGAATGACCGGGCCGACGGCAAACTCCGGTGGGATCTCCTTCCTTTGGCTGAGATAGAGGACATCGTGAGGGTATATACAAAAGGTGCCAAGAAGTATGCTGATAACTCATGGCAAGATATACCTGATGGGTTCAATCGTTATCTAGGTGCACTCATGAGACACTTGGTCGCTTATACGAAAGGGGAGAGATATGATAAGGAGGGATTCATGCATCTATCCGCCGTATGCTGGAACGCCATAGCGTTATTATATTACGATAAACATAACAAAGGGCTTATAGAATGGAAGAGTCAGGAAAAAGAGTAAAAAGAGTAGTAGATGAGGGATTAAGAGCTATCGACAAAAGAACGGGTAAATACGTTAATGTAATCAAGCGCACTATTGATGATAGCCTATTCCCGATAGTTAAGTATCTCAGTTACAGTTATAATGAATTAAATTATGATTATGTAAAGAATCTGAACATCGTCAGCGGAGATAACATGGATGGCTTTAATAAACTTGAGGGGATGGCCAGAAAAGCTGATCTTATTAACGTCATGTCGTTATACGACAAGAAATAGGCTTATGACGATAAGGGATAAATATTTTGGTTGGAAAGATATATTCTTTGACAGGTTCGTGCATTGTTGTAATGAAAAAAGTGATCAACCACAAGGAAGTAATATACCTCTAGCCAAAATAAACTTCGATAACAAGACAGGATATGTGGAGGACGGGACTATTAATATAGCCGAGCTTCTTCAATATCTTTGGATAAATAATAAGGTCTATGGGTGTGAATATGCACCCATAGATATATCCTCTGTCTTGCAAACATTGATTAGATTGACCGAGAACGCTAAGTTCATATTTGACGACCAACCCGGCATACATGATATGATCCCATATAGAGGTTTTTTTCTTAGAGATGATTTTTTACCCGGGAAAGATTATTCACTTGATTTGGATAAAATAGTGAGCGGGATGGGAGGATGGTATGGGGAGGATGAGGATCCATGTTACTCGATGTTCGTCAGTCAAGATCAGATATGGAACTTGAACCCGATATTGAAGGTATTAGCTGATGAGGGATCTATTCTAGCCAAGGAACTTGGGTATGATATGAACTCATATGTCAGCGATAATGGATACACGATATACAACCCCTACCTCTCGTGGATTAATCATTACTATCATTATTGCCCGACATTTAATGAGGATAAGCTGAAACCTTGGGATAGGGTGGAAGACAGAAAGAATAAATTCAAGATGACGGATAAGGTCAAGAGAGGCGCCAATAATTGGTATTATTCAGGCGGGACTATATCTTGTGTGGATAATTTCTTGGGGAAAGAATACAGGAAAAATCTCCGAACCTTCATATATCGTGGAATAGTATTCTTTTTAGATCGGATATGGCATACACCATTGTTTGAGAAGATGGGCGTGAAAATGAAATACAACGCTTATTATTGTTATGCCGCTACTTCCGGGATATGGTATGATAAGGGATTCAAGGAAAGACTAGCCAAGAGGTTTAACAAGTCGCTGGGCGGCGACGGGGAACTGTTCGGGGCTAACCTAGCCTGCATGGTATGTGACCGTAAGGATATCGATTGGGAGGCGCTTCGTCTTTGGCTTGACAAATACGATGATCCTACTGATAAGGGCATGGTGAATAGCCCTATTCAATTTATGTATTTATATTTATATTACACTTTTAACAAATAATTTGAAATGAAAAAGATAAATAACTGGGTTATAAGAACATTTGGGTTGAGAGGCTCATGGAGCTGGGCTAAGAAACAGATGTTAAATGGAGCGATCATTAAACGTAAGGCTACTACAGGGACATACAAAATAGCTATTGATGATGACAAGAATAGGTTACTTGTAGCCACATGGGATCATCTAGATCAAAGTCCTGTATGGGAAAGGTGCCCGCATAGTTTATTAGATGAAGATGCGGTTGATTATTTTGTCACAGCTCATAAGGAATTATCATATGGAGGCATAAAGATCAGGATGAAAGATGAATTTAATTGTAACGATAAAATATCGAAAGTATGAAAAAGATTACTGATAAAGACGTAGAGCGCCTTAAAGCCGGGAAGAAGATAACAAAAGGATTTATCCATATGCAATTAGATGATAAGGGAAGATTGAACTTGTGGAGTGATATCAACATAACTGACAATTATAGAAGTCTTAAGATAGACGCTAACAAATTGTTTGATCATGGGATTCTTTCAGAGGGATATGATAAATTGAGAGTTATGAATATAGGACAACAGGGACGAAGGTAATGAAAGTGCATATTATTAATCATCGCTGCGGTGACGATGAAATAGAAGTTAAAAATGGCATACGAGTTTTTGATTGGGTTGGGAATGAGTTTATTATCAATCTAAATAATTTTGGGGAACTGGAAATAAATGGATTGAATGAAGGTTTATGCATTATACCTCAATACGGGAACCAAATTGTCATAAAGAAACAGATTTAAAGCAACGCATGACGCTATGGACTGGGAATTTAAGATTGAAAACATTGAATCATAATTTAATTTAATAGACATGGAGACTAAAATATGCAAGAAATGTGGTAAAGAATTACCAGTAGATAAATTCTATAAGAACAAATCACAAAAGGATGGGTTTGGATACTACTGTAAGGATTGTGTAAATGCCTACAAATCGTCCAAAAAAGCCAATGCAGATGGGGGGGGGTAAATTAACGAAAGTGTTTACCAATCCAGATCTAGCCAAATTCAAACCTAGAGAACTTATCGAAGAACTAAAAGCTAGAGGTTACAAAGGCACGCTCACCTATGAGCAGGTAATAACATTATAATATAATTTAAAAGATGGCAAAGAAACAGTTAAAGATCCCGTTTAAAGACGGGAGACCATGTAAATGGGTTAAGGATGTTCATGATGAGGAACGCGATAATTATGAGTTCGAGGAATGTCTTGAGATACACGGATTCGTTCGTGGATGCTCTTCGGCTGTAATGATATTAAGACCGGCAAATGATCATGGAAAGGATTTCAATTATGTCAATAGTATCTATTATCAAGTGTTCTTGACGGATAGCAAGGAGATAATACAAAATATGATGCATGGGATCATATACGGGAAATGAACTTTTGTTAAGAGGGGAGAAAATTTTGGTATAAAATTGGTTAAGGTCTTACCTAAGATACATAAAATATCCCTTGATATGATCGCAAAGGATATTTTTAGGTCTGAGAATAAATGAACAATATGAAAGTATTATCATTATTTGATGGGATATCATGTGGATATCTAGCATTACAAAGAGCCGGTATACCTATAGAGACTTACTACGCCTCGGAGATAGACAAGACATGTATAAAGGTAAGTCAAAAACATTTTCCTAATATTATCCGGTTAGGAGATGTCAATAACTGGAGAACGTGGAATATTCCATGGAAAGACATAGATCTGGTCATGGGAGGGTTCTGTTGCCAGAGCTTCTCTAGCTCAGGTAAGGGTAAAGGATTCATGGACGCTCGTGGAAGGCTTTTCTTTTGCTTCTCGGACATCGTAAAGCATTTAAGGAAGGAGACCAAAGGTAAGGTCCTGTTCTTGGGTGAGAACGTCCGGATGCGGGATGAGCACCGCTGGGTGATTACCGAGGAGCTTGGCGTGGAGCCGGTGGAGATCGATAGTGCCTTGGTCTCGGCACAGACCCGGCATCGCCTTTATTGGTGCAATTGGCCGGTAGAAATGCCGAAAGACAAGCATATATCATTGGATGATATTCTAGAGCATGACAAGGGTTGGAATCCGGGAGCCATAAGAGGGAGATATATAGGGACCATTGTCGGTAGAAGGATAGGAGAGGACGGGTATCGAAAGGATTGTGGCAAGGACATAAAAATAACGCAATGTCTGGAGATAAGAAAAGATAAGAATACCACTCCCATCAAGAAAAGTAATTGCCTGACAACAGCCATGAAAGATAACGTGATCTCATCACTACCTCCCGGAAGATATCCTAACGCCTTTGACATGAAAGACAAATTCAGATACCTGACCCCGGTGGAGATGTGTAGGCTACAGACATTGCCGGATGATTACCTTGACGGGATAGCCCCAAATACGGCCATGTCTTTAGCGGGTAACGGATGGACAGTGGATGTGATAGCCCATTTGCTAAGAAGCATCGAACGTAAGCAGATAAATGATATTGTAAAGGAATTTCGCAAAATTACTGATGAGCTTATGTTCGGGTCATTAGAAACGGATATAATGTGACATGTGAAGGTAAACACGAGCAAAATGAGACCATACGGAAGAATCAAGACAGTTAAGGGATCTTTATGGAAAAAGGATATACATCCACCGAAAGGGCACAAGAATTGGTGGGATGACATATGCGATCCTGTACCTAGAAGTACTATGAAGCTTAAATTTAAAACAGAGTTAAGAGATGATTATAAACAAGAAATGGTCAATGCCGAACAGCGAGACATTCAGCATAAAACCGATAAGGGAACTTATAGATAAATATCGAGAAGAGGGGATGGTTATAGTGGATCCATTCGCCAGAAACAGCGATATAGGGACGATCACCAACGATCTTGATCCTGAGACTAAGGCTATGTATCATAAGGACGCCACGGACTTCCTGCGTGGTCTTAGCGATAATATAGCTGATATGGTGTTGTATGATCCACCATATTCCTCGAGACAGGTATCCGAGTCATATAAAAAGCTTGGAGGTGCTGTTGATATGCAAACAACGCAATCTAGTTATTGGGCTAGGCAGAAGAAGGAGATAGCTAGGATCACCAAGAAAGGAGGGGTGGTCATTACCTGCGCGTGGAACTCCGGCGGTATAGGGACCGGGCTTGGCTTCGAGCAGCAGGAGATTCTTCTTGTGGCTCATGGGGGATGGCATAATGATACGATAGTTACAGTAGAAAGGAAAATGAAATTATGAAGGAACGGATTTTTACCACAAAAGAACAGGGAAGAGTGCTGGTCGAGGCCGGCCTCCCTATCTCTACCGCCAGCGGCTTCAGAGACAAGTATCTGGATCAATTACATTCTATGGAGGATAACGCTGGTCGTATAGGGCTGATAGAGGCCGTTACCCCTGATGTATCCAATCCTGTTTGGGATGTAGGGACGTTACTGAATTTACTCCCATATGAGATAGAGGGTTCTACATTCGAATGTTATAAGCTAGAACATGCATGGTCTGTAGCGTATAGAGATATAGATGAGATCCCTATATATTGGAGTAGCGAGAGACTTCTTATAGATACATTATTTTCACTGATAACAACATTATTAAAAAATGGATTATATGAGTATAAAACAAACAGCAAGAATAAGGTACAAAACGGAGGATAATCCTCCTATGGAAGGTGTTCCTCTTATAGGATACAGCAAAAAATACGACTGTTGGGTAGCGTTAGTATACAGAAAAGGGGATAACTATTACACCAATATGGAGTGCGATGTTGAATATAAGACATCTCCTCCAGATGAATACGAATACGTATATCCGTGAGAATTAGAAGAGATATATTTATATTTAAGCATGATTAATATTATTTTAATATTATTCATGCTTTTATTTTTGTTTAAATCATATCTTTGTATCAACATTAAAAACCAGATTATTATGGATGAAAACAAACAAAAAGTCAATGAACTTACGATGAGGACATTGGGCTCTCATTATGGCGGACATACCTATGTAAAGGTAAAAAATCGTGAAACTTATGTAACGATAGATTGGAAGTTATTGAGGGCTATAGAGAAAGGGGAGGTGGAGATAGACAACGAGAAATACCATCTATCCGGAATAGAGTACGTAGCTAAAAGATATCAGGACATGTTTTGCGCTGGTCTTGATATTTATTATTTCAAGGGTATGGGAGGGCATGGGATGACCGATCTTCTTAGAAACGCTATAGATGATTTACTGGATACCATAAGCAGCAGGGAGACTTATCGTAGCGCAGAGCACAGGGTGTACGCCCAAATGAATAAACTTACGGAAGCTGGAGCCATGGTCAGCTTAGCTATTGAATTACTAACATCTAACATCCGTCATAGTTATGGAGAAATTAATTTTGAACGATATCCAAGACCTGTGGAGGTGGAGGGAGAAGATAAACATTGATGACTTCAAAGAGGACCCTATGGCTGAGGATATGCCACTCTATTTCCCATGCGCTGTTATTTGGCATGTTGATTATGGGGAGCATGACGCTGATAATTATATATGTTATGGATTTGTCTATGTGGCAGAAATATTAGGGATATGAGTGTTAAGAGACAGATATTTATTAATAACAAAGACATCGATGGGAAGATAGCTAATAATGCGACATTTGATTTCGATTTCAATGTTGACAAGAATATTCTTGAAAAAATAAAAGCAAAGAAGGAGAGCAATAAACTAAATACAAAAGATTGGACGCTGTTCTCGCTTATGGTTTTGTTTATTTTTGCGATGGGAGTTGTAAGTGGATGGTTGGCGTTTAATTGTTTAAATCATGGATAATTTAAAAGACATACAAAATATAACCGGTCTTACGTCAGAAGCTATATTCAATATACGTAAACCTGTTGATTATATGTGTAGTGATATAGACTGTCATATAAAAATATCGAGACACAATGTGATTATATTATGGATGGGGACGAGGAGGATGTTAAATATTATTCAAAATCAATCAAATCAGACGTAGATTCTTATTTCGAGGATATACGGTCAAGGGTCGAGAATCTCCGTGATTGGGGAGAGCAGTGGAAAGCATTGGCTAAAGACTTGTTTAATGAGTTGCTGGAAATAGATAGCGATAATACTATAGACAGCTATCTGTCTTATAAGGCATTGGATAAGATTAAGGAACATTTAAAATAAAACTATAAACATGAATAAAAGAAAAACCAAAAAAAGACTCCATTTAAATAATAAAGAATTTCAAGTCTTATTTCGTTCAGGCAAGAAATACTTTAGATATGCGATAAATAATCTATGTCTTGCTTTTGGATGTTCTTCATTAGAATATTGGATATACTTCTTTGAAGGTAAAAGAGTTGATGGAAATATATATTATAAAAGCATTTCACGACTAGTTCTTAGATAACGATAAATTAACAAAATAAATAGACATGAGCAAATTGCTATTTTTCGATTTAGAGACAACCGGGGTTAAGTTCTGGAGAAACGGGATACACCAAATAGGAGGGATCGTGGATATCGACGGGCAGGAGGCTGAGAGGTTCGACATCCGCCTAGCCCCGAACCCTGCCGCCACGATAGAGCAAGAGGCGCTGGACGTGGCTGGCGTTACCTTGGAGCAGATACAGTCATATCAACCTATGGAAGAAGGGTACAGGCAGTTAGTTGGTATATTATCCAAATACGTGGATAAGTTCGACAAGAGTGATAAAATGTATTTAGTGGGGTATAACAACGCTGGATTCGATAATAGCTTCCTACGGGCTTTATTCCAGCAATGTGGGGATAAGTATTTCGGATCATGGTTCTATCCTAACTGTATGGATGTATATGTTATGGTGACACCGTTCCTGATGGGTGTAAGAAACGATATGGAGAACTTTAAGTTGATGACCGTAGCCAGAACTATGGGTATTGAGATCGACGAGAATAAGCTTCATGACGCTACTTACGATATTGAGCTGACTAGGGATATTTTCTATCGTATAATTGGCAAAATGGACATTAAGCTATGAGGGACATTTTAGAGGCGATGCATGATTACCCGGATGAGGCGCTTGGGTTGTGTTTCTTTTTGATAGTGATTGTCTGGTTGTTGTCAGGTATATTCGAGAAAAATGGATGATAAGATTAATGAGATACTGGATCTTCTAAGATCTCAAAATGAGATGATTAAGGATATTCACGATTATGTGAAAGAAGTTACCAGCGAGAAGTATATAGGAGAATCTAGAATGACAAACTTCTCTATTAACTTGGCCGCTGATATACTTACCGAAGCCATTAGCCCTAAGATAAAAGGGATGATGGTGGATTTATTAAGGAAACAGGGATGGAAAACCGAATGAGACATGGGAACATATGAGAAGAAGGTAAATCAGTTAAAAGATTTGATGGTAAGGAAATACAAATCGGCTTACAACAAATCCAAGGGAATGGACATAGATATAAGCTCGATGACATATCTTCCGGAACCAGACGCGTTTAACGTCATAAATATTGAAAAAATGCATATTATTCTTGATCGGGTCAATAAGATCATAGATGATAACAAGGATAAGCTTAAGAATCCGACTTGCTCTACATGCGTACATCTGCATGATAATGATTGGGCGAAAAGATACGGGAAGGTATGTTGCTCTATTTGGCAAGTTTGCGACCATTATATCAACCCTAACAGGAAATGTAACAGGAAGCAGATTACTTACGTAAGACGGCCAAGCAACAAAGCTTGTCCTAATTATGAGTATGGTGATGATAATTTTGAAAACAGAAGAAGATGTATAAAAGAAAAGAATACCCAATAAAGAGCTATGTGCCGATGCGCACCAACAAGGATAGGACGTGTATCTGCTGTGGCAATACGATCCCAGCCGGCAGCAGCAGGATGATGCCTAGACACGCCAAGGCAAATCATAGTCTATGTTTCCCGTGCTTCAGGAAATGGAAAAATGTTGGAGGAGATCTTAAGCTTATGGACAACCCCGGAGATGCGAAGAAAGAATATGTCATACATATGTCTAATATCCTGAAAGGGAATTGTGATATAATAAAAGGTCGAAAGCTTTACGTGGCTTTTAAAAAGGCGATAAACGGCGGAAAGAAGATCGTTATCAAATTTGACACTGATCAACCGATATCTATGTCAACAAGAGTCATGAATCCTTCATTCGGGGAGATTATGGATGAGTACGGCAAGGACATATTCCAAGGTAATCTCAAACTGGTAGATGTCCCAAAAGGAGTTAAAGACTTGATAGTTAACTATATAGAAAAATATCGTAAATTATGAACTTCAAGACATTTATATTCATGATCCTGACATTCAGGAGAGTAGATCCTATACCTAGGAATATAGGTCTTATGTTAAGTACAACGTTCTGGATATCTATAGTATGGATAATATCCAACTTTACTATATTGATAATGAGATTAATAAAATAGACAAGATGAAACAAGGAGACGTGATATACAAGAATGGTGTGGAGCTGCTTGTAGTATTAAGCTACGACCATAATGAACCATGTAAGGGTTGCTTCTTCTACGAGGATAAGGCGTGCGGATCAGAAAGACTGATAAAATGCTGGGATTGTAAAAAGGAATATATATTCACGGCTATACGTAAATATAATACGACTGAACTGTGCGGAATAGTAAAAAGATATGAGGAGACAATACTTAAAACAATCAAGAAGATTGAGAAAGAATGTCAAAAATATGTTATCTGGGATACTGTGCATGTGATGTTGAAAGATGATGGAGAGCTTATTATAAAAGCCTTATCCTAGGATAAGTCCGTGCTTTTAAATGATTTCATTATATACATCAACAATAATGGGAGTATAGACGAAGAGGACTATGATCTATTATTAACTAAATAATTGATAGTACAAATGGACAAATCAAACAAAATAGAGAATCTAGCAAACAAGTATGTTGAAAGGCATATAAGAGATAGACATCTAAGCGATGATACGATAAAAGAAATAAAAATAGCTTATATTATGATTATAAAAGATTTTATAGCTATTGTCGATAAATCTACATCAATGAATGAAGATGATATAATATACGTCGTTAACAACATATCATCAATATTATATGAACCTGTAGAAATCTCTAATACCGATAAAAAAATATTGGAGATAGGGATAGCGCTAGGCCTAAAGAGCGCCATATCATGTATATTTGGTTCATTATTAAAAGATGACTGCAATATAAAAGATGAGATAATTGATATATCTAAACATATAAAAGAAAAATTAATATCAGATAATCATGGATAATAAACAACTTTATAAAATAACGTTGACAAGGGAACAGCTAATGCTGATATCCCAATGCGTGGAAGACATCAGTAGATTCGCCGCTGGCGACATAGACCTACAACATACGACAGATACGTTGATAAATGATATGGATGGAGCGGAAACGCTGGGGATAAGAAGCTTTATAATCAATAACTCACGAGCGATAAGAAGAAGACTGTTCCCTGATCTTGGGGATTATGAGCATATAGGATATGATGGGGGTAGTAAGGATAAGATAAATAGGAAGAGACTTATCGGTAACACCTACCAGATATATAGGTCGATATTACATCAGTTGGCCATTGACGAGAACTGGAATAACGTGTATAGTAATATCACGTTGCCTTCAGGTGATATGGGAACAATTAAAGTGGAGAGGGTTGATGATGAACGGGAAAGTAAGGGCGTTTAACGGGGATATGGGTATGGCGATGTCCGTATTCAAGGATATGGTAGGGAAGGTAAGATTTGTTTTTGCCGACCCTCCTTATAAGATAACCCAGGCAAGATACGACAAGGAGGGATTTGATTATAAGGCGATGTGGGAGGTAATCCAAAAAATGCTGTGTCCGTACGGGGTGGTAGCCGTCACCTGTTCACTCACGGCGGCGGTCGAGATCATGAGGGTCGCCCCAGCGGGATGGTACCGGTACGACCTTGTTTGGCATAAGACTACCCCTACCGGTTTTCTTAACGCCAAGAAAGCTCCATTAAGAAATCATGAGTTGATACTTATCTTCTCACCTATGCCACTTGGGAAGCATACATATAATCCCCAAAAGACTTATGGTCATGTCAGGAAAGTATCCAAGGCCTCTAGTAAAGCAGGGTGCAAGGAAACGGAATTATACGGCAAGGCCGGTCTCACTACATACGATAGCACGGAGAGATACCCGCTATCGGTCATGACGTTCAAGACAGACAGGCAAAAATCAGCCGTCCATCCCAACCAGAAGCCGGTGGAGTTATTAAGATACCTGATACGGGCATACACGAATCCGGGAGATACGGTAATGGATCCGGTAGCCGGGAGCGGAACGACAGGGATAGCGGCTTACGAGGAGGGAAGGGACTCCCTGCTTGTGGAGATAGACCGTCAATTCTTTGATGAGATGATAAACAGATTTAATAACAATAACATTAAAATAGATAGAATATGAATAAGATTGAAGAACTGGAAAATAAGTTGAAGGAAGAAAAAAACAAGATGCAGGCTAATCTAAAAGAGAACTATAAATGGGTCGTTGGGAAATACGTCAAATTCGATGAATATTCTATAATGAGAATAGATAATCTACGTTATATTCCTATAAATACCGTAGAAGATTATTATAAAAATGAGCTAGATCCAAATGAAGCTATTTACGTAGATGGCCCTGTGGCTCATTATAATGTAGAGGACAATTATTATTCTTTGGCAAAACATAAAAACATACAGATAAAGATAAGAAATATAATAGAGCCTGATGGTGAATTTGAGAATCTGGTAGAACGGTTGTTTAATGAGGCAAAAAAGAACTTACTATGAGCTTGTTTGTATGCGCTAAATGCGGCTGTATCGATAATACCGCTACGTCTAGTTACTGGATGTTGACAAACGAATATATGGTGGATAAATTCGACTATGCCAAGGAACTACAGCCGTACAAGGGCATGGGGCTGTGCAGCGAATGCGGGAGGCTGGCTACCAGCCCCGACGGCCGTGATGTCGTGGTGCCCGGGAAATGGCACGGGAGGTTCCCGAAGAAGAAAGCTACTGAAGAGCAGATGAAACATGTAGGGTATAAAAATTTAATATAAATAGGAATTTATAAATATTCTATTTATATTTGCGCTATGTATTTAGTGGAACAACATATAATTACTGTCAATGATAAGAGATATAAGGATTTAGATCGAATATGTTTCTTATCCAAGAATCTGTACAATGCGGCTTTGTATATAATAAAGCAGGAGTTTCTTAGTACAGGTAAATGGATAAGAGCTGTAGATCTTAACAAGAAGATGGTAGCAGAAAATAACATAGATTATAGAGCAATGAGTGGATCATCCTCCCAGCAAGTTCTTATGGTTTTAGATAAGAATCTAAAATCTTATTTCTCGGCTATCAAGGCATGGAAACGTGATAATAAGAAATTTACTGGCTGTCCTAAATTCCCAAAATATAAGCATAAAACAAAAGGCAGGAACGTATTTTCTTATTCTTACGCACAGTTTAAACATAGAGGAGATTTTATCTATTTCCCTAAAAAGGAAGGATTATCTCCTTTAAAGACTAATTGCAAGGAGGGGACTGTAAAACAGGTTAGATTTGTTCCTAAATCCGATTGTTATGTCATAGAAGTTGTATACGAGTTAATTGCGAAAAAACAACTTGATGATAACAACAGGATTATGTCTATTGATCTAGGTGTAAATAACATTGCTTCTATCGTGACCAACGTAAGCAATAAACCTATTTTGATAGATGGAAGGAGACTTAAATCTATTAATCAGTATTACAATAAGAAAAGGTCAGATATTCAACAACAATTAAAGAAAGTAAATGGGAAAGAAAATTCGAGACGGTTGATGTCCTTAACAAGAAGGAGAAACAATAAGGTGAAAGATTATCTTCATAAGGCAAGCAAAGAGATAATAAATATTTGCTTGAAGGAAGATATAACAACATTGATAGTAGGTCATAATGATGGATGGAAGCAAAATGTAAACCTTGGTAAAAGAAACAATCAGAATTTTGTTTCGATTCCATTTGAGATGTTTATATCAATGTTAAGATATAAATCGGAAAGACAAGGACTAAGATTTGTTGAAGTAAACGAATCTCACACGTCAAAATGCAGCTCTTTCGATTTAGAATCAGTAGGTCATCATGATACTTATGTTGGAAGAAGGGTAAGAAGAGGTCTTTTTAAGACAAGAGATGGTATTCTTATTAATGCTGACATCAACGGAAGTTATAATATCATGAGAAAAGTAAAGGGGGATGCAGTAATGCCACTCCATACAGGGTTTGGGTATAACCCGGTTAAGAAATTTATTAACTAATTATACGAGTGTAAACTTGTACATAATTACCAAATTTGATAAGATGAATAAGACGAATAAGATAGAAAAAGGAGATACCATGATATATGAAGAGAAGAGATTCATGGCTATCTCAGAGATAGAGAAAGAATGTTGTACAGGATGTTGTTTTTATGACAATGGAAATTGCAAGTTAGAAAACCCAAATTGCTTTAACAGTGGTATTATATGGGTGCAAAAAGAGGATTATATGAGCGAGATCAGTGAAAAGGCCATTAAATTGGCTATAGAGGCCATGAGACCTATCCCCGTGTATTCGTCACCATGCTACAGCGTAATTGATAACAGATCGCCTGAGGAAAAGCATGAGGAAGACATGAGGTTTTGCAAGGAGTTTAACGACCTTAAATGCGAAATGCTTATTGATATGGCTAAAAAATAGAAGTATATTTATCACATAATTAGTTATCAGAGTTTAACAACTAAATAAACCAAATATGGGAAAGATATATTTTACTGATGCGGGAACCGAATGCACCCCGGAAGAATGTAAGCTGATTGAATCATTAAATAGATTAGCGAAGAAATGGGAGAAGGACGGCAAACGTCTTTGGTTGTATTCCGCTAGTGGAGTTCTTACCGTTATGATGCATGGTGATAGGGAAGATAACCCTATACCTGAGATGCTTCCTAACGCAGGGACAAATCCAGATAATATTATAACTACAATATTAGGAATAGGTAATGATGGAGGAGATTGGTAAGCAAATTATAATTCATGAAAATAGGAGAACAGACAATAGTATTTTTAGCCGTGAACAAAAACGGTGACGAGGTTATTCTTAACAACGCCCCCGCTCGGCAAGGAGAGATATGGACGGACGAGAGGTCAGCGCACGACGAGGAATATTTCTCTGTCGAGGATCACAATTCGGCGATCGTACTTCCAAGAGGTACAATCTATAAGTTAGCAGGTAGGCACCTGACGTGGGAGGATGACCCTATATCTCTTAAATCATTCACTGAGGAACGCCCTCATATAGATATTGAGCTTTGCAAAAAGGAATTTTTCTTATTAGATGAAGAACTGGAAAGTTTTAAAGAATTTTTGAATGATTCTACAAAAAACATCTATCATTCTATTGATGGAGTAAAAATTGTCAAATCAGAAAATGGGGGACTTTGCGGAGTAGGCAGAATACCTCATCGTCTAAGAACTTTATAAAATTACAAATATGAAGACAGCAAAAGATTATCAACAAGAGTTTAGATTAAAGGATGATGAGTTAGCTCAATTCGATGAGTTCTTAAATGATCCTAAACGTACATGCTTCCATGGAAAAGAATATTTAATATATAAAGATCCTGATCCAGAAGGGAGTTTTATAATAGTTGGTGTCAATTTCAGGATATTACCAGTCGGAACTCCTATAGTTACAAAAGATGGATCTGTAATTTAATGATGGGTAATTATATAATAAATTATATTTATGAAAAGTAATAAGAAACAAAAAGAACTGGAAGAAAGGTTAGCTTATTTAATAGATAAACCTTTCTTAACGAAAGAGGAACATGATGAGATGGTAAGAATTGGCAATGAGTTGCCAAAGTCTCCTCCTACTACGCTCTCTTTTAATATTCGCCTTGATAAAATGGCTAAATAATCACATATCATTTAAATTTTGAATCATGAAAAAGTGTAAATTGTTAATAACAGATTTAGACGGGACACTGATTGAGACAGTGTCAGGGGATACATTTCCTAAAGGTATATGGGATATGAAAATCAAACTCGACGTATTTGAGGCTATCAAAAATTACGCTCCTGATGATATACTAATCATATCAAATCAGGGAGGTATAGAAAAAGGATTCGTGGACAGAGAGATGTTTGAATATAAATTCGATTATATATCAAATGCCTTGGAAGATTATACAGATGTATCCGTAAGTGCTTATTACTGCGAAAGCAATAATAAACGCAATGCCAATAGAAAGCCAAATATAGGGATGATAAAAGAGTATATGGATTTCATCGAATACATGAATAACGATGAAGATGAGGAAGAAAAGATCGTATACGATACTATCTTGATGATCGGGGACGCTTCCGGAAAAGAAGGGCAGTTCTCCGACTCCGATAAGAAGACGGCGGAAAACTTCGGGTGTGAGTATATGGATGTGGATGATTTTGTGGATAAATATAAAGACTGATAACGAAAATAAGAAGGATAGGGTGATGATCTCCTATCCTTCTATTATTATGTAAATCCATTTTTGGATTACATTAAGCATCAATAGTATAACTATTTATTTATACTCATCTTTCTTTCCTTGTTATCAAACATTCCATGCAAAACTCAGTTATCATACATACAATTGTTGATCTTCCCTCAGTAAGGTTTTTACCATTTTGGGTAAAAACTTTATAATAAATATCTTTAGTGAACCTATTATCACCAGTAAGCGCTCTAATAGCCTTACCTTTATCAGAATGATTGCAGTGAGGGGCATCATATCGTGAACCGACCATATTTCTCAAAAACGCTCCTTTTCTTTCTTGACAATTCTTCCAGTTTAACAAATCCCTTTAATGTTATCATGACAGTCACGGCCTTAGCCTCCCAATATTCATCACCGGGATCAGATCCATATGTAACTAATCCAGAATTACGAGCGGACTGATACGCTTCTATCCTACCTCTCTCGTTCCTAAAAACGTATTTCAATTCCTGTAATAACGGATACATGTTCTTAATTCCGATATAATAGCCAAATTGCTCAAAATACTTTGATGATTCACGGATAAGGACACCTTCTCTTGGAATAGACCTTTTAAACATATCAATTACCGGTTCATTCTCCTTTATAGTATCTATAGCTGTATTTAATTCAGCTTGAACCATCATCTTTTCTTTCTCAATCTTTTCCTTAGCCTCCAAAGCTAATCTAACTTCCTTCTCAGCTTTCATCCTAGCCTCATACTCATCGGCCCATGCTCTTGCCGCTTCTGGAGGATTATTAAAATTTGGCAACTTTACCAAGCCTGTAGTAAGAAGTTCCTTTATTTTAGAATTACACCAAACCTTAAATTTAACATCAAGCCATTGGGCGAAATCTATAGCCACATCCTCATACAACCATGTCCCTCCTCCGTTTTCAGAGCTTCCTCTCATTTTTATAACTAATTGATCCTCAGATATGTGTATCTGGCTCACAATTGTACTAACTAATTCATTTACATATATTTGCCTTAAATAGTCAACAGGTCTCTTATTATATGGGCGAGCCATATCAGTGGCATTAATAAGAATACCATAACTGGTCTTGATAAAAGCTACATTATTCCCATTGTAATTAAAAATAGTAGACAATCCCATTTCGTTGGATTCAGACGTCAAAATTCCGCTACTATCCTTCACGGAATCTTGATAAATGCTTACATTTGCATTCATAATTGATAATTGTTTATTCCCATCCGTCCGGGATGGATAGATGGGAATGCAAAAATAGCCAGTAAGATTGTATTAAACAACTTTACTGGCTATCTTTTCGTCATACTATATCAGTTATCTACCTCTATCAAAGTACCAATTAGCGTCCTCCCCGGACTCGTCCTTATCCCTGCCTCCTAAGAAGAATCCCATCGTCATGCCGTTGGTCATCAACCAGTAGTCGGATGTCTGCTTAATATCCCTAGCCGTCTTGATATTATACCATTGCTTACCAAACGAGAACTTCATGAGCTGCCTCCATAGTTTGCTCTCGCCCTTATATACGCCGGTCTGGACGGTAGCGAACGGATCCCAGTTTCGAGGATCGGTGAGGTCGCCTAACTTCCGGGCGGTGACTAGCGGATCCTGTAGCATGTCTATGGCGTTAAGCTCCATGAACGGGGATGTCTGGGAGGCGATCTCATTGATCGTCCTGAACCCGATGTAGGTAATGAACTGCCCGAACCAGCTATCCTCATTATCCTCCCTATATCCCATCAACGCCCTTCCTATGGCCATCATCGTAGCGAATACCGCCATGTTGATAATCGATCTCTTGATATTGATCTGCTCGTAGGGGGTAAGCTTATCATACTCTTCCTTAAGCACGTCATATGCCTCCCCCATCCTGCCCTCGGACATCGATCCATAGACATTACCGGCCAGTCTCCATAACGTTCTCATATATCCTTCCTCAAACTGGTTGGTCTGGAAATTGAAACCAGCTTTCTTATACGCCCGCTGTACGGCCAATATAAACCATCCACGGTGAGGCAGCACCATATTAAGGATAGCGTTCCGGCTAGCCCCCACCCGGTTCTGCTCGTTCAAGGCGCCGTCGCAGATCTGCACCATGCTCCTGACCCTACTGGACAAGGTGGGTATATATCGGTCTATAATATCCTTGTTAGCCTCATTCTTAGCCACAATCTTTCCGTCCTTGACATCTACCATGTTCCACATAGAATAATCCCTTAAACGCTCCCAATCGCGTTTAGCCTCGTTAGCGGACATATTTCTGTCTTTCATCATCATCTCCTTGAAATTGGAGTATGACCAAAACTGACCCTCGTATAGGCGGGTATCATCCATGACCGAGATAATGACCTGCGGATCCAACGGGGAGTTAAGAACCTCCATCATCTTAAACGGCAGGTCCCGGAATAAGGTTCTCCAGATTTTGTTATACGCTGCCGATCGTACACGGTTACGGACATTGAACGCGCCTAGAGCCTCTCCAACGACATATAGCTTGTTGGTGCGGTTTATATCCCCGATCTCCGACACGTACGTACTTAACTGCTTCTGGGCTTCCCCATAGGCGTACTTCATGGAGTCCTTGCTTATATACTGCCCTACCATACCTTCCAAAAGGAAGTTGGCCTGCCCGGTAAGGGCGCCGGTAGCCGCGACGAATGGGGAGAAGCCTAGGTTGGATTTGGATACGAATTTGGTAAACATAAGAGCCAGCTTATTAAGATCGACCTTATAATTACCTATATTCCATTCCGCCCGCTTATTATTTATCCTGACATCGTAGATGCTGGCGTTAACCCAGTCCTGAAACATCCTATAGGCGTGAGTGGCCTCCGGGTTCTTACCGCCGTCGTATTGCGTCTCCAGCATCATGTTCCTGTATCCCATGACATCATCCAAGGCCGCCCTCTTATACTTGTAAGCGGTAGCCTGCAAGGATAACATGGAATAGGAGTAGGCGAAGTCATGGGACACGTCGTTGGCGTTCTCCAGCTTACTAAGATAGTATTTGGGGATCATACGATATTTGTTATCGTTCTCGTCAATCCCTCCTAGGTCTTGCCCCTGACCATGTATAGGGTCATCCACCCTCTCGCCAACGATATCACGTACGGCGTTGCCGATGGCCGCCTTCGGGTCAACCCCGGCCTGCACCATCCTCTCCACGCCGCCCTTGGATATCTGTGGTATTTGGTAGATGTTCCGGAATCGCTCATCATAATCCTCCATAGCCTTACGGCTTATGTTAAGCAGCTCCTTCCTCATCTCCCACTTATCCTTATTGATCGTAGCTTCCTCCCCTTCGTTGGTAATACCGTATTTCTTGAAAAAAGCCTCGTTCTTGTACTTATCGAACCTAGGCGTATGATACCCATAACCCAGATCGGGATTATAATTAGGATTACGGAAAGAACTCTCGGCATCGGCCTCATCAAGCCACTGGTTGTTGATCGTCAGATCAATCATATTAATATCGAACCCGAAACGGGATACGCTCTCTTTCTCGGATATACCATTTTCTATGGCATCAAAGAACTCGGATACCTTATATATACCGTTATTTATCTTTCTGATGAAATCAGAATACCCTTTGGGAGAATATTTCCTCATATAAGGATACAACCGGGTTCTGGCGTACTCGACAAGGATCTTATCAGTCTTACCCATCGCTATGTCGTTAGCTAGCTTATTATTGAAGTCAGGACCGTATTTCCTTCTCAAAAACGATACCTCCACGGTCGTCCATGACGGGTTTTTCCGAGATAACTTGGCGGCCATCCTATCCACCTGACTCCGGGAGCGGGCAGACATATGTTCCTTGGCGAATTTAATCTCATCCATACCCTTGTCGTATGCCATGGCATCCCTTAAAGCGTTACGGTAAGAATCCGTGACTCCACTCTCCACCGTATCAGGCATATCCATCTCAATAGCCTCAGCGGAAGCGGCGGCGTTAATAACGCTCTTAGCCTCAGCCAGACGATCATATAACTCGTTTATCTTTCTTAATGAGGCGGATCCACGTAACCTATCGAAATCATATTCCCCGTATCTCGTGCTATCCCGGTACTGGATAAGCAAGGGCCTTAGCTGGTCATTGATCTCGTTTATTGTCGCCATCGCCTCCTCTGCCTTCTCTATCCTTGATGATGATACAGATTGCTCCGTGATCTTATCAACCAGATTCTCGTAATAATCACCCTCCTCGGATCCCCACATATCCTTGGAGAAGCCAAGATGACCGCCAGCTAGCAGGAACTCAAACGCAGCCTTGCCGCCCTCGGACCGCTCTATCCCACGAAGTATCTCCTTGAACTCGGCGGAAGCCTTACGGCCCTCGTTGGTATTCCCGAACTCCTCGGCCCACGCCTCGTCCCATGCCTTGATCTCCTCGGACATCATCAGAGCCTCGGATCCCTCTTCCTTTGGTGTCCCATCGGAATACCACTCGCTCTTGGCTATAGCCCTATCACGTAAAATATCCAGATAAGATCTCCAAGCTATAGGATCGGATTGAAACGCCTTCCAATCGACCTTCCCGTTCCTCACGAACTTATCCATAGCCACATACCGGCTCCTGCGGATACGGGTCATGAAATCGGACGTAGCTTGCGATACCCTACGACCCAGTCTTTCCTCGACCTTCTTATTGACTTTCTCGATCTTATCGTAATAAGCCTGCACCATAGGTTTCTCCCGGTTCTCATCCAACCACTTATTTATCGTATCCAGATACCGTTGCTGATCCTCGAACGTCATGTCCGAGATATCGAAATTCTGGATGGTAGGCTTGAATATATGATATACCTCCTTAGTGATAGGCTTATCCCCGTCATATCCTACTATGTCGTCACGGGTCTTCACCTTAAGGCCTCTATCGGATAGAAGAAGGTCGATAAGTTGTTTCTCGGTCTTACCCGTAACATTCTTAAGATCATATATATCGATAATAGCCTTAGCCTGCTCGGTCCTGTATAGCAAATCGTATTTAGCGAAATCACGGGACGAGTCAAGGTAATCCGAGTTCTTCCCATTTATCTTCTGTATAAGATCCTCATTATCCTTTATCCCCCATCCACGCTCTTTCATCATCCTAGTCATCTTATTGATATTGGATATACCCTCGGTATGGGCTTCATTATGGGCCTTGGCTAGACGTTGGCCTAACATACCTAAAATAGCGTTACCACTATGCTCCAGCGTACCAAAGAACCGGGACATGACATTGATATCCTTATGGATGTTATTTATCAACTTCTTTATCCCATTCCAATATCTTTCCTGGATATTAAACATCCTGAGCTGTCCATCCAGCCAGTCCTCATTACGATCACTTCGAAGAGCATTTATATCAGACATGGATGTCTCAGCCATACGTAATATATCATCCATATCCTCTACCATACCAACCTTATTGCTGCCATAATAATCAGCCGCCTGATTATTGACGAATCCACGAAGGTTCCTGATCAGAGGAACTATCTCCCCATATACATTATCGATAACCTGTATCGTCTCATAATCCAATCCTTTTCCGCTCTTACGTAGGCTACTGGCGACAGTGACCAAATACTCCACCTCAGCCTTGGCGGTCGCTATGACGCTCTTGGTGGATAATAGATTGTTATTCTTATTTAGCTCACCACCGACTTGTCTTACCTTCTCGCCTATATCACGTAGAAGGGAGATACTCTCACCGATCCTCTGGCTTTGGCTTGACCTCATCCTCTGCAATCTGGTATATAGTCTTTCCAATGACCTACCGTTCTTGATCAGCTTATTAGCCACATCAACATCCGATAATGAGTACATAAGATGGTCGCTATCCTTTAACAGAAGCACGTCAAATGCGCTTGGATCATCAGCTAACGCCGACTCCTTTATCCTATCAAGAACCTTATTCAAGTCTGATCTTTGGGTAGAGAAGAAATTCCTTATAGCCCGGATTATCCTGCCAAACAAGGAGAGCTGGGCGTCCTCGGACGAGGCCAGATCCTCCACCGCCTGTTCCATGCCCGGTACGAACCGCTGGGCCAACGTCTTACCTAGGATCTCCCGCTTCACCATCCGATCCAGTTCCTCCCCTTGGTATTCCTTCCCATACACCTCATAGTAACGACCGGCGAATTGATTCCATAATGGCGTGTCGACAACAGAGTCCAGAACCTCGTCAATCTCCTGCTGATTACGATAAGTATCGATCAAGAAGTGAGCCACCTCCTCATTAAGATCCTCTACCGTAGCTCCCTCAGCCAGGGCAATAACCCCATTAGCCATATCGGATAAGGCCCTAGCCGAAGGCTCGACACCATTACGCATCTTATACTTATCCATATATTCGGACATACCCATCACACGGATACCTAACGTGGATAAGATGTTGGTGATATCAGTCCTGTTCTGAAGATCCTCCGCCTTCTCATTCTCAATAACCCCACGGACATTACTTCCGTACAAGGCGTTATCCTCCATCATCAACGACAAGGCTAGCTCCATGAACCCATCATACTTATTATTAAGCTCCTCAAACTTACCTTGCCTTAACATGCCCTTTATCTCCGATCTGCTTACCGTAACCTTCTCCCCTGATGTCGTGATAAGATCAAGATCGTTATTTACCTCCGTATCAAAACCGATGGAGCCTAATACGTTCATCTCAGAAGACATACTACCAAACCTGTTCCTTAGTCTAGACAAGGCGTCCATAGCGTTATAGATCTTAAGACCATCAGAGTTGCCGGCTCCGGTAAGATAATACCTATCCCCTAACCTTATACGCTCCCCGCTCAACAGACCTTTCTTGATAAGGTAATTGACAAACCCTCCACGAGTGCTTATATTAGAGCCTGAGCTGATACCAAGGACCGGTATGAATGACTCACTGTTGTTAAGGGTTATGGAGGACGAGCCAAAGGAGATATCAGCCGTACCGGACGGGACGTCACTCTCCTCGACACTGCCGGCCAAGAACCCGGCCTCGATCCGCCCGCCGGACGAGCCTTTTATGACGTTGGCGTAAGAGTCGTGTATCTTGCCGTCATCCGATCTAAAGAACAACCTGGGCTCCCCGCTATCATAAGCAAGGAGATTGTTTATCTGGTTCATGGGCTTACTAAGCTCCTTATCCACCTCCGATAACCTATCCCTTGACCTAGTGAGAAGCGTACGCATATCCGTATCATTCATTTTAATATCGAGACCCATGGAACGAAGGGCATCACGAACAAACGATATGATCTTATCCCATAAACTGGAGTTTGGATTGGATTCGGCAAGGGTAGCCATAAACTCCTCGGCGGCTATGACCTGATCGCCGTATCGGTCTAAATAAGACCGCTGGTCAGCCTCGTCCATCGAATCGAATATCTTCCTCATCGTATCATCAAAACGATTACCAAGAAGATCTCTAAGCCCTTTATGCGCAACTACCTCATGCAAGATAGTTCTCTCCAAATCCTGCTCATCCTCTATATTGTCAGCTACGATAGTGATGGTATCGGTATCCGTGTCATACCATCCCTTGCTCTTGGACATCATATCGGCGTAATCATGATCACTTACCTCACTTCTTATATCGTCAATCGAAACGATATTCACCGTAGTACCTAATTTAGCGAGACCAGATACTTTCTCCGACATACCGGCCTTTACCTCGCTTACGTCCCTGAATCTCAAATCCCCAGGTCTCTTCCTTGTCACGACGACGGCCGTCATGCCAGACGCCATTCCGCTGTTGCCGGGATTCGCAGTCTCCACCTCGAACATACCCCCAAGCTCACGCTCGACATATTCTTTAAGCGACGACCTCGTGAACCCTTTTTGATAGGCCCTGATATTCCCCTTTGAATCAGTGACAAGTATCTCCGACGGATCGTCAAGCTCTATTTTCTGCTTTTGTGCGGACACGCCCTTAGCGTCACGGACATTTATGAACAACTTGCCTCCGACCTTCAATTTGTCAGCCATTGATTTAAGTACGTCGGATCTCCAATCATCAGGGATCACGTTCAAGACAGCGTTGCTGATTATGTAATCATATTTCTTGTCTATATCCTCGTACCTTGAATACGTGGGAGGAATCCTTTTTGACGACGGATATGGCTCAACGTCATCGACATCCATCCCCATATCACGCAACGCCTGCGTGCCAACGCCAAGACCGGATGAGGCGTCAAGCACGGATTTGCCCTCCAGACCTTCATTGGATATAAAATCACCGATCTTCTTATACGTGTTCACGGTAGACGTGATCTGCGTGGAATGCTGACCGGTGGAAGTGGTTTGGCCGCTAAGCCACGTGGGGTATTCCTCGAACAGCTGTGACGACGTTCTAAACCTAAGAGATGACCTTAATCCCTCTCTTTTGGCATTAGACACCCAATCCCCGAACTTAGACCTAAACTTATCATTATATGCGGTCATATAAGCCTCAGCCGCCTTATCAAGATCACTTACGGCGGCTATACCCGCTATCTTATCGAACAAGGTGGATACCTCGCCGGAAGGGGTCAAGACACGGGTTATCTTACCTTCCTTATTCCTTTTAATTACGCAACTCGACATAACTTCATGTTTTTGACAAAGATAAACAAAAAGCCCCCACAAATAAGCGGAGGCTGATATTCTTATATTCCTTATAGAATTTATGACTTAATCCGTATTCTTGCTATTGATGAACTCACTAACGCAATCACCAGCGAATCCGGCTATATACGCTGCGTGTTCATCCTCTCCAACCTTAAATCCAAGAGACATGTTGCAAAATTGGCATACGCTCATTGCTATATGGAATGACTCGTGACATATATTTCTCATTATTAAATCATCGTCGCTCGAAAAATTCCAAAGTATGGCAAATTTATCATCATCGTCCCTATCCCTTACCAAATTCACGAAAGACGCCTCCTTATCCATATCATCTTCATCTCCCCATTTCCCCTCGTGTTCAGGTTCCATATTCTCGAAACGATCACACAACGTCTTATAATCTAATCCAACCGTGATAATCAAATCCAACGGATATATCACGAAATCAAATTTCTTTTCTCTCATAATCCCTTTAATTTTTCTATAACCTCAAAACACATCTTACACTCAATCCTACGATACAACTGCCTTACGCCATCTATCGTAGTCCAATAACGACCACCCTCTCGGTGCAGGAACTCACTCATTACCTTAGTGTCAGCCACATCATGTAGATCGTATGAGTCAAAACATAACTTACATATATCGTCAAGATCAAAATAAGTAACCTTATTATACGACATACAACGGATTTGTCTCCCATCAGGAACCTGAACATCGAAAACATTTATCTTCTCCATATTAAAAAACAGAGGGATGCCGATCCCATCACAGACCGGTATCCCTTATAATAAATTAGCGACGAAAAGCATGGTGATGGACATGCGCCACAAATGTAATTACAAAATTCGTAAAAACAAAATATCAAGGGCAATCACCTATGCATTCGCACGGAGCATCGCTTTTCAAAACCCCATACACCCGATTGTCGCTAGTCAGCCATCGTTTGCCGTCGCTCGTGATATAAGCCTGCCGGCATCCCTCCTGATTCACCGTGAGCGTCTTCTTAACACCTTTTGGAGTTGTTATCTCCAGCTCAAGAGTCCGATCAAGACCGTTGTTCATCACCGAGCCAAAGGAAACGGGGGCGCTTCCGGTCCCGGACCCCGGACTGACGGTCAGAGGCTGGTCCGTTACCTCGCCTACCCCGTCCTTCCAATTAACATTCAAATCACTCATAATTATATCCTTTAGTTATCTTCTACTCACAAAGATAATAAAACAAGAGAACCCCAACCGGCTTAAGTCGATCGGGGTCTGAGTAAGCGAAAAGAAACTGATTATCGTCCCATCATTCTCAATACGGTCCTAGTCGCTGCTTGCGCCCAAGTCCAGCTGTCATTAGATGTTACGTTAACCGTCTGTTGAGTACCATTTACATCCAAGTTAATAGTCTCCTTGTCAAGCTCGATAGTAGAGTCTCCAGCGGCTTGCGTTACCGTCACGTTGGCTGTCTGGCCACCAGCGGCAGTTACCTTCAATGTAGCTGTCAGTTCCTCGATCGTGACGTTGGCCGGTACGTCCGAGATCGTGATGCTCCAAACGAACTCGCCAGCGGCTCCGGGATCGTCGGCGATAACCGCTCCGTTAGCCGTAGTCTTTCCAGCCGCCGTGTAGTTAGCCGGGAGCTGTAACGTAAGCCCGTTCTCCTCAGCCGGCGTGACCGCGAACGTAAGCTTAGTACTGTTAGACTTACCGGTGATGGTAACATTACCGCCTGTCTTTTGTACGGAAGCGTTAGGGCTGTCTGATCTTACCACCTCAGCAGCCGCTGCCTGATTAACTACCAACGCCTTCTTATTCCCGCCGTTCGTGGTGACCGTAAGGTTGATAGTGCGTTGAAGACGACCGGTGTGTTTCTCACCGGAGAAATTAACCGCCTGATCTCCTGATCCTGATACCGGGTCGACGGTTACGAAACCGAATTTTTGTGATGCCATACTTAAATATATTTACAAATGTCATTTTATTATGCCAAAAATAACTTGTATCATATCACAAGCCAAATATAGGGGGGGGGTAGATACGACTAGCCCTGTACAACCTCAACATACAACCCTACTAAGTCCTTTAGATTATGACTAAGAGGAGTTCCGCTATCCCTAGTGCACTTATATACATCAGCGTTCTGGATGTAATATTTATCCTTGAATATCTCCATTGGAGGGAAATACGGGATAGGATCCCCTATGGTCCCGGCATGCTCCTTATCAATGACCTTGTATAAGGAAGCCGTATTTAATCCGGGTTCCCATTCCTTTGATAATGTATGTTGTTGAATAACCTCATAAAGGATATCCGTATCGTCCTTCACCACCCTGAGACAGAATCCGGCATCCACCGACAACCCGAACTCCGCCCCTTCTTGTCCCCATATAGGGAATAGAACCTTAACATCCAGTTTCTCATTAGGGGATAAAGATATAGTCTTGTTATTAACCACCATTCTGGAGAATCTGACAGCCGCTTTCTGAGGATCGGAGACATCTTTCTCCTTTGCCTGTTGCCGGACATAAGTCATGGTGATATTTACCTTATCTGGATAGCCGGACTGAGCGTCAATAGCCCTCACCTGCTCTACGGTAGTGGCTAAGCTTACTTCCCTCTGTTTGGCTCCTAACGCCGACATCAGATCATTATCATACTTATCCATCATCCCGATCAAGATCTTGCCTTCCGTCATATCGAACTCCAGACCTATGATCGTTATCTTACCAGCTATAGCCCCATCAGCCAAAGCGTTACGCCTATCATATTCAGGGATATAGATATTTTGGTCATCCAAGAAAAACTCATGAAGATTCTCATTCTCATAAGTCCTGATCTCCTCATACTTAGCCGATTTCTCCTCATTAAGAAGCCTTGAGTCATCCAATTTAGCCTCGATAATCTCCTTAACCGTAGCTTTAGGATTAGCCTCCTTGAACGCCAATTGCTCCTCCCCAAACTCTATCCATGGGGCGGGATTCCCGTTAATGTAATCATCATAACTATAGCCCTTGGCGTAATTATCATCAAGCGGATCGTCCTGAACTAATTGATTGGGATATATTTCCCTGTTTATATATACGTAGCTCATATCTTATATCATTAATCTTGTTCTTTAACGGCGATACTATACTTATCTGAAGCGTAACACCAGATATTTATCTCGAAAGGCTTGTTAGCCGTAGTGGTTATAGAAGTACCACTCATGCTTGCATAATTCCCGGAGTTGGGTATAGCCTGCGTGAAGGCCGCCGACGGGACGCACCTGATCATCAGCTCCTCCCCTATCTGCATCCCTGACTGCACGGATAGGGTGGTAGCGGCTGATAACGTAGCCGTGATACTTCTCTTGCTAATAGGCAGGTTAGCTAATGTCGTGACCGTATTAACCCCTATAAGCCTGTTCATGGTCTTCTTATCGGCGGCCGCCATCAAACCGTTAGTAGACTCATTGGCCACGGCATATGTCGTGTTAGGAGGTGTAGCCCAAGTGCCATCTCCACGCATGAAACTGGATGTACTGCCATTAAGCTGTCTCAACAAGCCGTTAGCTGTAGTAGAGGCCAATCCGTATGTGGTATTAGTAGGTACAACCCATGTCCCGTCACCACGAAGAAAGGACGTCTGCTTACCAGCGGCGGGAGCCGGAACTAATCCCGCAGCACCGGCGGCAGAAGCCGTAGCCGCCTTCATATTGGCGTAGGTAGTATTCGTATCCTTATAATAGGGGATACCATCCACGATAGGACAAGCCGTATATCCAGAGGCGCTTGTCACGGTACTGCCGTTCTTGACCAACCCCGTGGACCCGTTAGCTCCTACAACACCATACGTTGTATTAGTATCCGTCCAAGGCACGTTGACATACATCTTACCACTACTATCCAACTCCACCGGATAATTCTTACCATTCTCAGCATATCCGATCATCACCAATCCTAAGGTTGTGGTATTGGCCTTGGCGTATGTGGTATTTGTCGGAATCACCCACGTACCATCGCCACGAAGGAAGGAGGCTTGCTTGCCGGCGGCCGGAGCGGGTACCAATCCCGCCGATCCTGCGGCTGAGGACGTTGCTCCTCCCATGTTACTATATGTGGTGTTAGGAGGAGTTTGCCATGTCCCATCACCACGAAGATACTTGGCTTGCGCTCCGGCGGCAGGTGCGGGGACCAAACCTGCCTTTCCCGCCGCTGAGGCAGAAGCGGCTCCCATATTGGTGTATGTCGTGTTGGTATCCGTCCACGGAACATTCACATACATCTTACCATTTCCGTCAAGAGCTACCGGGTAATTCTTTCCGTTAGCTGAATACCCGATCTTAACAAGACCCAGATTATCGCTTGTAGCTTGGGTATAAGTCGTGTTACTGTCAGTCCACGGAACGTTAACGTAAGCGTTGCCGGACGAATCCAGTTGCACCTTATAGTTCTTCCCGGAAGTCGTATATCCTACCTTAATACCGCCAAGAACGGTAGCGGAGGACGTGGGAGGGGTGAAGGTACTTGGTTTGCCCGTAACCCCGGACCAAGGCACGGAGGAAGCCTGACTGGCCGTGTAAGGCTCATATCCATCCTCACTGCTTAATTTAGACTCGTCTTTTATCAGATACATCTTACCTGTAGACGTTACCTTTACCGTATCACCACTTTGAGCCGTAGCGGTGGTAAGGGCAAATCTGGCCGTATCGTCAGCTACCACGATCAATCTCTCCAAAGCCGCCTTAGGCAACCTATCTATACTGATGGTTCCGGACGCGATCTTAGAGGCATCAAAATTAGCCAATGTCGTGGAGATAGTTACGTTGCTTCCGAAGTCCGATGAAACACTACCGATAACAGCCCCGGACAGCGCTATGGCCCTAGCCGCCTGTAATTTCGTGGCGGTAGGGGCATTATCCGTCTTAAGAGCATATTTGGTAAGATCAATATCATTAGCCTTATCCAAAAGCTGCTCTATCTGCTTGCCATTGTATTTACCTTGAAAATCTGCCATATTACACTTATTTTTTGCTCAAATATAGTTATATACATAAATACCAAGAAATCGAGGGGAGGGGGAGATACGGGTAAGTGTCAGAAACTGCCGTCCCCGTGCAGGAATCCGCTACGGAATATAATAGCCTTGTCTTTAAGTTTCTGGACAGAATCCCATTCCCATTCACCCTCACAAGGCTTAACGACACACTTATTCCCCCATGTCTTAAACTTCCTCTCTATAACAAACATCTCTGGGTCTTTTAAGACATGGAAGATACTTCCGACAGGGAAATACTTATCAGTCCTCAATATAACACGATGATGTTTCTCGTCATATTCAGGATCGCCTACGATACGTGCCTTATAAAATTGGAAATCATTTAACGTCTGATCCACTGGCTCTATCCAATAATACCCCTTACCCATTGCAGTTTGTATTTAATTATCTATATTTGCGGTGTAGTAACTCATAATGTTTTAAGTGATTTTCAACCAAAGGGAAAGGGTGTCCGTGAGGATGCCTTTTTTTCATTCCCGCCCACCCTACCATGACAAAAAGATCTACCTCGAACAAATGTAATCATAATAAGGCTACGATCAAAAAGAAACCCTATCGGTATTCTATTGCCGACAGGGTTCTCCAACGTTGTATCAAACTAAATCATATCACTCCATTTGATTGTGTCACCGACGAAGCACCGCACCGCCAGATACCTTACGAACGCCGTCCCTTCCGGGGCGTCAGGGTCTTCCAGATAAGCCAAGACAGCCTTGACTATTTTCTGGTCGCAATCCAATACCTTAGGAAAGTAGTCGCTATAGAACATAGCGAACAGGTATTGGATATCTCCCCAAGTGGCGTTATCAGGTTTCTTGGCCCCGCATTTATCGAACATCTGCTTAGCGTCCTCCATCGTCCATCTTCTCTTGGACCCGTCGGCGTTAAGCATCTTGTCAGCGGCTTCCCTAGCCAGCTCCTTGGAAAAGTGATATCCATGGGTGTCTATATACCGCTTATAATCCGGGTCATCGGCGTCTGCTCCTCAGTAGTAACGACTCCTGCGTCCCCTGCGCATATACGGCTCGGTACCATCGAACTCGTCACGGATGCCACGCTCACCGAACCATCCCCTGCGATACATCTCGTCCTCACGTTCATGGAGTCTCTCGCGTTTCTCAAGCTCACGCTCGTCACGTTCCAGCTCCCTCTCACGTCTTTCAAGATCACGCTCACGGCGTTCTAGCTCATCCATCCTACCGTCATGCTCCTTGCCATAATGGTCATATATTCCACCACCATAACCCATGTAAGTCCCATCCGAACGTCTGCTACGTCCACGGCCGCCTCTACGATCGTAGATCTCATCATCGTAGTCCTCATCGTGGCCGCCGCCTAAATCTATAACTCTCATCTTAACCTAATTTTTTAATTAACAACTCTTTTAGCTCATCGAAAGAGGATCCCATCCTATCGACTTTCTCCTCAAGATTCTTGATCTTCCGGTCTTGATCCTTAGTCTGCTTAAAAGCCGGATTGATTTCCTCAAGGATCGAATCACAAGCCTCTAGCGTCCTCCTATGCTTATCGATACTATCGAGAATATCGGAGCTGGTTCTCTTAGCGGCGTTAAGCTGGTTCATGATCGGATCGACCGAGCAGGCCAAAGTTATGTTATTGGACATAGCGACATCCCTGCTCTCCGGTACGACATAGGTCATGGAAGACCCGTTTATCTCCACGGTAAGGTCTATCACCCTATCCTGTAGTTGCTGATATTGCCCCATCTGACCCATCTGGGGTTGCTGGAACCTAGGCTCGGACACGTTAACCACATTCCCCATCCTGAACACCGGAACATCCAGCCCTAAGATCGTGATATGTGTCATCATCAAAGTACTTAATGTCTTGTAAATGGGATTAATAAGAACCGATACAAGACAAAAAATCCGGAACGTATCACTACGACCCGGATTCATGCAAATCCATAAATTCAATGTTTCAATGCTCGAAAGAAAACGTCTCACGACGCCAAAGAGAGATTAACTACACGAAAAATCTCGCATTAATTTATTTGTATTAGCAGTGTATTCATTAATTATCTTACTGGATGAGGGATTATCCTCTATCCTTGACAGGCGATTATCGTCACTCCTTACCGTAACGTCACCCATCCTTCGTACCATATTTTCTTGATATGATGATGGATCGGAGTATATAAGATTATCAACGAACCTGTATATCGCACCATCAACCGTCTCACCTACCTTCTCATATAAGCCGGATTGGAATGACACGAAATCATCATACCTCCCACGAGCCAAGAACGAACCGTCCGGTCTCGCCTCGACGCCGCCGTTGACCTCCCGGAGCAGGCCCGGATTCCTTTGGTACAGATACCTGTAAAACCCGGCATCCATCATCCTATCCTGACTATCCAGATAGAAAAGGTTTCTCATGCTACTGTCACCGGACTCGATAGCCACGTCAAACAGAAGATCCCTTACCTGACCTTCCGGCAACGACATCTCCATGCTTTTTAACGTACCTCTGTCATGGTGGTTCAAAGATACATTATAAAATCCATTAAAATCAAGGAAACGTAAGACATTATTATATAAATCTGATTTTTTTAACCTTTCCTTGATCTGGATCTTCCTCAACGATGTACAGGATTTGATAAAATCCCGATCCTTTCCCTGCCTAGCCTCGTATCTCCTGAACTCCCGATCAATATCGACATCATCCATCTTAGGGGTTACGGGATGCTGGTATATTAATCTGGTAAGGATCATGTTCTCTGTATTCGAGGATGAGATGTTGGACATAACTAGCTTCTTTATGTTATCCTTGACCACGCCAATATCGGAACGGGAAGCCCCGGCGGGAACCACGCCAGCCGGCAAGTACGAGGGCCGCTCTATCCCGATATCGGCCAACATCTCATAGGCCTGATCGGTGTCGGTTATCGGAGCCGTGTTATGGTACGTATTCCTACCCATATACAACATGCTCCTATCATACATATCGGAAGGGGATGTATTCCCGGACCTTACATACACCATCCTATCCCCAGTAGAATAAGTATCCTGAACCTCGTATATCGGGTTCCCTTTTCCTGTTATCCTATCAAGATCGGAGATAAAGCTATCGTATACCGAATTGCCGGCCTGTATGGAAGACAACATGACATCCAGCGACGCCATAAGATCACGGATATCCTCCGGTCTGGATATAATCATCTCATCGCTGATCGCCTCGCTTATATCCACGCCCATGTCGGCAAGATCCATGGCTATGTCATGCAGACGTCCGGCAACGTCCTTGATGTCCTTAAAATCATCCATATCGATTATCTCCCCAACCTTATCCCTTAGACCCTTCATATCCTTAGGCATACTGATATACGGTGTGGTACTATTGAAGTACGAGTCGGTAATCGTATTTCCGTCCTGACTCCGAACCTCCATACGGGTCATATTACGATACGTGTCATACATCCGATCTGCGTAATCCTGATCCTCCTGATACCGGAGTGCCAAGGAAGGGTATGGGATGGAGGCGAAAGCCTGATCGAACTCCCGGCGGTCGCTGATACCGCCTACCGCCCTCATGATCGTATCCCTTACCTCTATTGGATTCAAGCCCCTTCTCTTTCCTAACGAGTCATATGTATCCTCATATATCATATAATCATCACCAAGGCCTGACTCGGAGGACAGGAAATACATATCCTTCTCATTAAGATTCCCCTCAGACATAAAATCGACAATCCTCCTCATCATATCCCTTACCCGCTCATACTCCGATCGGTTAGTCATGATATTATCAATCTCATCAGCGTCATACATCCCAGATCGTTCAAGATTATATCTGTTGATGAATATATCACCGCCTGAGAGGAAATTAGATACAATCATATCATTAAGATCATTGATATTATCAACCCCCAAGGAAGTAAGGGTGTTATTGATATCCTTAACCTCATCGGCCATAAAATTGCCGGCGAAATAGTTCTTCCGCTTGATAAAGGACATGACATCATCATACCTAGGTTCCCCATTACTATCCAGATCATATTCTGATGGCATGGACATCCAGTCGCCAAAGAAGGACACGAAGTCGGGGGAGTAGGCCGTACCCCAGACCGATAAGGCCTGCTTCTGGTCGCCCAGCACCTCCATCGCCCTTTGGTATAATCCGGATGGTTGGTCGTTCGGGGCAAGGACATTATCTACCCTACCCTCCTTATTTTTTATAACATAACAAGATCTGCCCATTACTAAATCGTTTTGTCACAAAGATATAAAATCCCGCCTACTCTCACGAGCGGACGGGATACTAAATAACAACACAATAACAAACCTTATGTTTCTACTGAAAAGTACAAATCATTTTGCCGATCCTCACGGACAGGCAAAAACTCAATCCTAAATTACAAAAAAATGGAATTTATCGTTTAGCGAAAAATATCTTTATCCGATCTACGACACAATCCACTGAAATCCTTTATGGGTCACATAGACGGTGTTAGCTCCATAAAACTGTCGTATTTTCACCATTTGTGGCTAAAATCTCATAATCAATACCTTGCATAAACTGATCACTGTTTACTAAAGCCCAAAATGTAATCAGTCACATTCCTCTGTCATATATAAAGCGTAGCTATACCTATCCTCTATCATCTCCACCACCTCCTTGATATCAGATAAAGTTAGTTTCTTTATCTCCATATTCCTACTATCCATTCTGACAAAAGAGTTCTTGAACTCCTGCTCGGTTATAGCCTCCAACCTAAATAGATTGTATTTTATAAGTAACTGGCTTACATCAAATATCAGGATATTAAGATCAATATCATCCTTCAACTCATCAAGAAGATCACGCATCATGACTTTGATAGCATCAGTATCAAGTTCCAGTTTATCGGCCTCCTTCATCAACTTCTTGATAATACCATTGTGCTCGATTATGATGTTAGCGTTATCATCATCGGTAGGTAGAAGGATATCCATCGTACATTTTATACCAACCTTATCACTAAGTCTTTTATTGAACTCAGTCATATAATCAAAAGCCTGATCCCTGCTTAAGGCGTATGTATGATCAAGCAACTGCTTTTGTCTGACCTTGACAAAATAGTTACTGGTGTATAGCATCATCAAGACCTTTACTCGCTGGATGCGTAGGTCTTGCATGATCTTCCGATGTAAAAAGGCATCTAATTGCATAATATAAAGAGTCCCCACCGGGGCCATCACACACCCGACAGGGACCAACTTTTAAATATCTTACTCGTCAGGTGATGGACTGACGCCGCAAAGATAAGTCAAGATATTTTATTTAGCAAGGATTTTCCGCCTCATTTTCTCCGGATACTACGTTACCGTCGGAAACCAAAGACTTGTCCTCGGCCGCCTTCGTAGGCGAGGCGAACTCCGATGGCAGATCCGGCAGGTTAGGGAACGAGACTTCCGTCTCCTCCTTGGATACCTTGTTCTCCTTGATACTCATCCTAAACTTAGGAGCTATGAAAGGATCGTTGTTAAGATCGATGTTGATCGTAACGTCATTCATCAAAATATCCTCCTTAGTTCTGGAATCACCTATCCATCCTCTTACGTCAGCGGTCATAGGCATCCTGCTAGCCGCTTCCTTGACAGCTTCAAGCTGGTTCTTGATAACATCCACATCTCCCGCCAACGGAATCATATATGTCTTATTATCCAGCCCGGATCTGGCTATAGCGTTATTAAGATCCATTATATCATCAATACTTACGCCTCCGCCTAGACCCTCCGTAATCCTATCAGCCATCGATCCGATCATGGATGAGAATGACGATATATCCTGATTTTTCAATCTTACGGGGTACAGGTAATTTCTTCCATTTCCTGTCTTTATAGCTACGACCGGGATACGTGAATCTTTATAGTCACCATACTTGTCCCTGACGATAGCCGTACAGAACGGGAATATATTATACTTAATATTATCCCTCATCGTAACCTCCCCGTTCTCTATATACCCTACGCTCTCGACCTTACCAACCGTCTCGTTGGTAAAGTCATTCTCGGATACCATCAACGTGCCATTATCATCACTTACGCTAAAATTAGGTCTTCCCGGCAAAACACTAGTGACTTTACCTACAAACGGTATATCAATCTCATCAGTAACAGATCCTATATTATCCCTATATAACTCAAAAGCCCTACTCCTTAAATCAGCGTTACTTCCTTTTGAGTCTGGATCATTGGCTTTTAGCACCGAGACGAAATTTCCGTCGCTATCCACGATCTTAATAACCATATTATCAACCAGCTCTCGGTAAGCCGACTTAGTCTCATCAGAATTAGGGTCAACGGCGTTAAGGCTATTGTATTTATCATACAATTCCTTGGTATATGGATCTGACATATCCATCTTAAACCTTACCATATCACCCTTGCGGAGGCTAGCCGCTGCTTCCTGATTCACCGACTCGTTGTTAGATCCAAACGTATCACCCGTATAATAAGGGACAATAGACCCATCCTGCCCCTTGCGATACACCATGAACCAGTTGGAGGTAGATAAGGCGGTCTGCCGCCCCAGTATGACACCGGTAGCGTTCTCGAAAGCCTGAGCGTCATCCTCGCTAATCATCCATCTTGAGTGGTTATCTGACTCTATAACAGTAAATATGTCGGTTCCGTTGGTGAAATCCATCACCCTTCCATTATCAGTATCAGTGGCATCAGACCTTTTAAGCCCGGACCCCGCCATAAACCTGTCAAGCCTCATTCCACCAACCTCATAGTACATGACCCCACCGATCTCCCTCTTCTGAGCCATCAACACCACCGGATTCTGGGCGGCGTTGACCTCCGTCCTGCCGGTGGATGTTCCGGGTTCGCTCTCGGTGAGGACATCACCCATAGGTATGGATTTATCGTAATCCTTGACAGCTATACTTCCGTTATCATACAACCTCATCCATTCCACGAATTGAAGAAGAGGACCATCGGAATAATTATTGATAATATCAATAGCCTCATTAAGCTTATCCTGATCAACCTCATTGCCATTGTTAGCCTCATTCATAAGATCGTTATAGGTCTTTATAGCCTCCTTAACCCGATCCTGATCAAGACCATTAATATTCACATCTATGATATCATCAATATTATCCTTAATATTATCTGATACATTATCATTGATCTTTAATCTATCTATCATTGACTTAGCCCTATTTATCCTAGCTATAGGATTATCGCCAAATCCTTTTACAAGATTATTAATACGATCCTTATTGTTATCATATATCTGCTTTTCCCTAGGAGATAAAATATCCTCATTACCGTTCCAGATCTTTATGGCTATATCATTGGCTCTATCATCTGAAGGATTTATAATATCCTCATCATCAGGAACCCTCTCAACTATATTACTTTCATCAGCCTTAATCTCATTCTCCATAGATCTGGCTATCATATGATTATATGTCTTGAACATAAATGCCTCATCCTCTCCTATAAGACCATCTTGGTAAGCCTTGTCTATGGCTTGATCATTAGCGTAAAGGGCGTTTGCTTCAGGATTATCAGTATTCCTGAAATCATACTTGCTATCATCCTCCTCATAAGTCTTACCCCATGCGTTCGACAATATCTTCATGAACCCGCGCTCCTGCGCCCGGATGAATCTTCTGTCACGCATACGACGAAGAGACTCGTTTATATTCTTATAAGCCACAAGATTATGACGATACTCGTTAAGCAACGCCATGGCCTCTTTATGATTATCGACCCCACGAGTAGACACGGCATTCTCAAAATCAACTATAGTCTCATAAGCCGCCATAAGATCTGAGGCGCTAATCTTAGAATCATTATCATTTAAAGATAACTTAGATATATCCACATCTGAATTAATCAACGTGCTTAACTTTCTCTCCAAGGCAATTCTTTCCTCTGTCAATTTAAGAAGCCTATCATTCTCCTCAGCCAACTTAGTCTTATCAGACTCAATTGCTTCCTTCGATGTAACCTTTTGTTGAGTATTTAAAATATTCCTCTCCATCTTCCGTATATCATTCGTCAGCTCCCGGAGTTTTTCGAGAGCCTTGCTTGAATCAGGATTAAGATGAGAGTATATATCAAGGGCATCACCTATACCCGTCTTATATATCCTGTTTAGCTGATTGGTGATATCATTCAAATTATCCTTAGCCTCAATACCGTTATATACCATATTGGAGATATAGGCGTTAAAAGACCTATTCGGGATACCCTCAGTAAGTGAGTCGGCGAATCTGTTGGCCATGGTAAAATTATCCACCTTCTTATTAAACTCGTTGACAAGATCGGCTTTATACTCATTGACCTGCTCATCCGTCATATTCATATCGGAAGCGATATCGCTATTAGGTATAGATTCGACTACCGCCCTAAAATTCTCCTTGGTATCATCCAACATCCCCATCTCCGAATCATAGCGGAGACGATTGAATACGGCGTCACTAAAATCCTTGTTTATAATCCTACCATCACTCTCGTACGATGTATCTACGCCGGATAATTGAGCGTTAAGAGCCATACTTCCACGAATAGCACGGACAGCGGCGGTAGTCAAGGCACCGGCATTGGCGTTGTAGGCCTCCACCATTCCCTTGTTACGGGACATGTCTTGGCTCCATTCCTTTATACCTCCAATGGTCTTTCCACCCATAACCGATCCGATGATCATACCTATACCAATCTCCTTCCAGCCTTGGCTAGACCCGTATGTTTCCTTGAACCCGTTCTTTATAGCCTCCATATAGCCTATGTTCTGACGGATGGCCATAGGATTGTATCTTGATTCTACCCAATCCTCGGCGGACTTGCTAGCCACTCCCTGAAGGCCTTCCTCATAAAGACCCTCTGACACTGGGCGCTTGATGATATTGAACGTATTTCCGGCTACCTTCTGCCATTTCTTTGGTGTTATGGCTCTTAACATACCGTTATCCATCCTCTCAGCCCCTACACCAAATATATTGCGTTTTATGAACTTATCCACGCCAAGATCCATGCCGAACATATCGCCGAACATAGCTATATTGGATAATGACAATATGCCGACGTTGGCGGCAAATACGGCGTTAGCGGCATTGGCATTGTCAGCCCTGAACTTCATAAGCTCCTCATATGGGACTTCCCTTCCATAAGCGTTACGGTAAGACTGCCTGAAATTCTCCTCAGCCTCCATCAGCATACTTCTGGCCTCGACAGATGCCTCCCATGCGGTGGACGTGCCAAGGAAGGCGGCGGTGTCCAGTCCCTTGCCTACCCTCTGTCCTATACGGGCGGCCCTGAGGTAAGCGCCGAACGCTTTCTTGGTATCCGAAGCCGCCTTGCCTATCCTAGCCAATGCCACGCCTGCCCTAGCTCCCGTACGAGCTAAGTTCATCAATCCAGCGCCGGAATATACGGCTGACGATAACATGGCTCCAGCAGTAAAAGCAAGACCGGATAAGAAATCGTTAGACCAGAAATTAGTCGTGGTCATGCTTTGAAGGAAATTCATATCCCGCTCCTCACGATTGTAATAATGAGCTAAGCCGTAATCCATCTTCTTATCCTGATCATCCAACCACCTAGTGAAATCGTTATCAAAAACAGCGTTAAAATTACCTCTGGATACACCGGCGTAAATACCATAAAAAGGCTGGATAACGCCGCCTAATCCGTATAGGGCAGTCTTACCTACAAATTTCCCCAAACCTCTCATCCATTTCTCAGTCCTACCTTGACTCCTAGATAAACGTGTGTCGTTATCTACACCGGGGATATAAGACTCGTATTTAGGTATCCAAGTACCGCTACTAAGTCGATACCTTGAATCCTCCAACGATATCTCCGGACCAGTAAGATTAAACCTGCCCTTATAGCTTTGATCAGAAGCCATATATCCTAATGGGGACATATGTTTCATATCATCATAATAATTTGTCTTAACAGTATTCTTGATCCTCTCCGACAATGACGGTATCTGGGACTTTGATCTCTCGGAAGCGGAATACGGATCCAATACCGGAGGCAGGTCACGATCCGGTATATCATAGGGATCCGTACCAATAGCCTTTATATTATCTACGTTTATGGTAGGATATCTGTACTTCTCGGCAAGATCCTTTCCGTTAGAGGTATTATTATAGATTTCCATTGTTTCCATTATTTCCACTATTTCCGTTATTCCTGTTTCTTATCTCCTGATCAATCATATCAGCTATGGGCGAGATGAAGCTCTCGAAATCATCAGTAGTAGATCTTCCCTCGCTCCTCCAATACACCTCATTCTCCTTGCTAAGTATCTGTTGCCATGCCATGACCAAATAATACTGCGGGCAGAAGTCGATCTTCCTTGCTACCTCATCAGCATAGTTAACGCCATCCAGATCAATTGAATACAACGGGGTATTACCCTCTCTAGCCCCTCCTTTGCTATATATATCAACATTTATCCCAGAAGAACCATTATTATACTTATATCCGGAAGCCCTTAACTCGTACATAGAAGCGTTATCGAACAACACGTCAGTAGCGATCATCATCTGATTCTTCCTGATATTCCCGTCATTTATATTCGTAAACATATCTATATAAGGCATTACCGTGTCCTTGGCCCCGCTAGCGTAAGCGAATGGAGCTACCAACAATGACTTAGCCATCTTCCCATAAGCGTTGTTGCTTGAGCTGGCGAAAGATATGGGTACGACACCGGAATCATAGGTCTCGGACGGGATGCTTACATCCTCTTTGTAGAAAGTAAGTCCATTCGCAGCCAGATCAGCCTCGCTTACCTCAACAACAGATCGACCATCACCTCCATTATTGCCAATGATCTGATAATTACCATCACCTATAGGGGATATGGTAAACGTTATCTTCGTATTGGCATTATCCTTATCCTTAGGAATAAAACCGCCACCACGGGTAAATAGGTCACTAACCTTTATATAATCTTTCTCTTCTTGACTTTTAGACGGATAATCACCGGAGAAGATATACTCACGCTCGGCATACTCATGACGATATTGTCTCAGGTAATCCTCGCCAGCACGTTTAGCGTCATCAGCGATCCTACCTAAATCCCCACGACTCCATTTATGTCTTAATAAATCATTCCTCTCTTTATGAGCCTCATCATATATAGCGGTAGCGACAGCGATCGCCCTGTTATCCCCGGCAAACCTATCTCTTATTTCCTCAATGTGCTTATTCTTACTAGCCCCAGATACGGCAAGAGACATTATAGATTCAATATCATCAAGCGAAAAAGACGTTCCCATTAAATCATTCACACGATCCAATAAGACACCTGATTGACCCGAATCCATTGATACATGAGGCATTTCTCCTTCAACACCGTAATTAATAGTATTTATATTATCATTTAACAAAGAGCTGTAAGCGGACAACTTACTCCAATCATTTAATGTTATATCGTTTATACCATTTATATCAAAAACTTTATCGCCATTGTTATTAATATCTCCAAGATTGAATGTGCCGAATCCATAACTAATATCTATACCTGACCCACTGTCCGATCTAGCTTCTCTCTGAATTATAGTATCAATACCATCCAAAACAGCATTGCTCGCCTTATTGAATCCATCATTGATCTTATTATACTTCCCTCTTTGGGTATTTAATCCAAGAAGCTTCAAATAACTATCCTGACCATTGTAATCAAGCAACTCGTTCCTTGACCCTCCATTGGCCTTGAAATAAGCCATGATAACCTGATCGTTATCCATATCCTTGACCACGTTACTATTCTCAGGATCAGACGCCCATGCGTCGATCTTCCTTCTAGCGTCATCTGATAATGACTTAACGAAATTACCCATGCCGGTAGTCACCGCCTTCTCGTTGGCTATGAACCCGTTCATGAACTCATCGCTTATGCTCACATCGTCAAGGTTTGCGCTCTTGGTAACCACGGTAGGCCCGGTCGTGTCATCACCTCCGCCACCTCCATTCTCCGACTTACCCGATTTGCTGGCTCTCATCAACGCTGCTTTCTCCATGGCTAGATTATGCCTTTTTGTCTCATTAAACTTAGCTCTATCCATCATCTGCTGATTAGCCTTGAAATAATAATCATCAACACCCAACGTCTCGTATGAGTTATTATAAGACCATCTCAGCCCGACGCCACGAAGGAACTGCTGTCGTACCATGAACATGCCGGCTCGCTCCGGGCTGTAGTTGCTACCGATAACGCCCTCGGCCTCCTCCACGAAATCATTTCTCTGCTTGATAATATCCGCCAGCTCCGACTCCAACTTAGCCCTCTTGGCCTTGTCATTGCCAACGCCCTTTAGCTTGGCTCGTATGGATTCTTCCTTGACACTGAAATCATCAATATACCCTTTAAGGAAATCTGAGGTGCTTTGAACATTAAATAAGTCAGGATTCGTTCTAGCCATATATCTTCCCTCTAATTGCATCTGAGCCTTACCGTTCTCAGATATAGAAGCCATGGCTATATCCCTGACCTGAGCGTAACTCATCTCATCTATATACATCTCACGCATCTCGCCCGTCCTGTTGCCATTGGCATCAGTCACCGGTACATTGACTTTCTTCCCCTTGTTAAGGGAGATGAAATTCTTCATCTTCTCATCAATCTCAGCGTGGTAATCCGTATAAGGGGTATAATGTATAGGATTAAGACGTGTCCCTACCTGACCGTCATTCATCCAAGCCACGGCATCCGCAAAAGCCTCAGCCTCGTTTATAGGACTATACATCTTGGGATTGTTCAGCTTCATATCCTCCATCTTCTCGCTAAAAGCCCGGATCTCCCTAGTACCGGAAATAGCATTCAACACACGGGTATCCAGAGCTTCTCCAAGACGAGCCTGTATGCTTCTGGCTATACCGTCGGAAGCCAAATTAGATTTACGATACACGTTATTCACGTCCTGTATCAGCCCATTTAACCTATTCTGAAGATATTCCCTATCCTGAGGTTTTATAATGTCAGAATTGATAATATAATCAGCATACTCGTTTATAGCCTGCCGATTGGTATCTATCTTCTGCTGCATGTACCCCATCCCCTGCATCATGACATCCATGTTGTAGGGCGATACATACTTGCCGTAATTCCTTAATATACTATATTGTGAAGCCATCCTTTATCCTTTCTTGCCTTTAGTTACTTCCTGAGCAGGATATAATCTCCTATAACTCAATATATCTCCTTGAGGATCAGCGATTAATTGTCCATTGGGACCAATCTTTACATCCCCAAATATAGACCTTAATGTATTCATGGTCGTAGCCGTATTCCACTTCTGCTGGATCTCGTCATTTACGCTATCGAAATACCTAGCCCAGTTCTCGTCATTTATAGCCAATCCCTGCAATATACGTTGCTGGTAAGCTTGACGTTGGGCTATATTCTTATCATACGTATCAGCCCAAGTACGGGCGTTTACATTATCAGCCCAAGCCCTTTGAGCCACGTTCCCTTGTTCTACCTCATTAATGTATCTACCTATATTGGAACTCATGATAGCCTGTAAGTTGGATGATAAAGCCCCTCTCTGGGAATCCGGGACATTACCCATCTGATCCAATTGTGATTGGAAAGCACGATTGGTCTCAACCATATACTGATCAGCCGATCTCAACACCGGATCCACGGTAGGAGCGTAATGCCTTTCCAGACCTTCCGTTGTCACGGCTCCCGGGGTCATCCTGAACACCTCAGGAAAGTCAAGACCACCACCTACTATATTCCTGCCTCCATTGCCGCCGTTCGACTTACCGGCATTTGTGTTGGTCTTAGGAAGTGTATTGGGATCAATCAGATCAGGCATATCCAGCTTAACATCAGGATTATCCACATCACCTATATCCATAGGACCGGGAGCCACCTTATGAGGGTCAAGTATAAAATCAAGACCTTCCATTCCTTTCATGGATCTCAATGCCTGCATCTTAAGCATATCCTCCCCAAGTATCTTATTAACGACATCCTTGTTCTTATCAGAGAACAGTTGGCTAAAATGGGTGATACCGGCATCGTTAAGAGCCTTATGCTGTTCCTCTGTAACAACGTCTAGACCGATCATAGGGCGAGATGAGGAGTATTGACCAAACTTGTTGTCTCTCATCCTATCATGATATGCAGCTTTCTTATCTTCCGGGTAATTGCCTTGACTATCCTCACCGCCAAAGGAAACGAGCGTCGTGTAATCCCGAAGCGCCTCGGCGTTGGCGATGATCGGGTTCTCCGCCGTGGCCAAGCCCATCCACCCACCAGTAGTGTTGTATATAGCATCCTGAAGAGCCTTGGCAGCAGTAGCCTTCGGAGCGCTCATATAAGCATCGTAAGCCAAAGGCATGAACGTCTTATAATACTCCAGTCTCTCATCGGTATTAATACCGCCATAAGAGCCATCCTGACCCTGACGCTGATACCCAAACGTGTTATCCTTATTATTGTACTTGTTCTCTACGGGACGGAAAGTAAGTAGGTAATCGAATAAAGAACTACCACCTTTCTCCATCTTCTGACGAATACCAGCCACTTTCTTAAGCAGCTCTTTCTTAGCCTCAGCTATATCCTCCTCCGTAAGACCGTATTCTTTCATAGATCTGGATATGATGTTATCTATCTCACCACCCTTAGCGAAATACGTATCCTCATCCTTCTTCATCTTCCGGTCTTCCTGCTCCTTGTATATGACATTAGCGAAGTCCGTAAATCTTCCCTCTAATCCATTAACGGTATCGTTGCTATCATTTATAGCCTTAGATAATACGGAGGCGTTTAAACGCCTTGTATTCTCGTCATCTATCTTATCGTTTTTCTTCAGCTTCTCCAGCGCCTTTTTCTGATCATCGTAAGCCGATTTAAGACCGATCTTAGCCTTATACCTGTCCATTAACGTAGCATACGTATCCTTAGGCGTGGCTTTGATCCCATACGTATCTCTGATGTATTTAGCGAAATCCGGCTCTATGGTTGTGTCGTCGGTAATAACCTTCGTTCCCTGCTCCAAGGAAACGGGGGTTCCACCATCGGCGTGCTTCTGCCCCATAGCCTCCATCGGCGCCTCTCCGGGCTGCGTCACGTACTCACCCTTCTCGACCTCTACGTTGGCTTGATCTTCCATCGACTTAGGTAACGGATACAGGTACTCACCGGTAAGGCTTCCGCTATCGAACCTATTATTAGGCCCTAGATAAACACCCCCACCATCCTTGTACTGCATCTGGGATTGCCTTCTTTGTCTGGCCTCACGCTCCTGAGCCAACCTGATATTGGTACGAGTACCTTTCTCAGACGCTATCCCAGAAACCACGTTACGAGCCAACCCCATGATACCACTAATTCCTGAGGCTATGGTGGTTATCGTATTAGCTGTTTTAGCCCCGGTGGATAAATCTCCATATCCCTCACTTCTCATACGCCCTATACCACGACCCATCTGAGTGAATCTAGACCCTATATCATCAGCACCATAGTAAGGGATGGAGGTAAAATCAAAAACATCCGTACTACCAGACTTATCAACCTTCTTATTACTGTCAACCAAAGCGCTCAAATCACTTGTATCAATGGTATTAATATCAGGCTGCTGAATATCAAATCCTATCTGGGTAGACGAAACCAAAGGCTCCACTCCAATACCCTGAAGACCAACAACATTACCGGGCATGATAGGGGTGACTTCCCCAGCCTCTTGATATTTAGGTATCTTCCTCTTGATTACATATTTGCCCATATCAAATTAATTTCGTTCTGACACAAAGATAATTTAAAAAAACAGAGACTCATCATTTTACAACGACGAGTCTCTCAGCAAACGCTATTATTATGGTACAGAATTAAATTTTTTTTATGAATAATGATCCTATAGCCTTAACCAAATCATAGAAACCGGCAGAACTGAGACCTACAGCCACTCCATATAATAGAGCCTCCCACCATTCACTCCCTATAAGCAATGGAGACACCTTTAGTAGCCACGCTAATATACAAACCAGCATACCTATGACTACGGCGGATAGGACTTTAGCCCACTTATGGGTGTCAATATACGGCACAACCTTGGCTAACTGCGTAGCTGACATCGTGACGAAAGCCATGATGCCGGTGAAGGTAGTTAAATCAATAGTGATAGCCCCTTCTGATGGGATTACCTCTTGCGCCATCAAAGCGAACGGCGTCAATAACATAGCAAATAAAAATAACAATCTTTTCATATCTAAAACGTTTAATTACTTCGCAAATATAACACTAAACTGATTAGATATATAAATATTTATTGGAATATAGATATACGACAATATCCAAAGCCTATATGTCCCTTTCCTAAATCATATAATCCACCCAAAGGATTAGGCATTTTTTCTAATTCCCCTTTCATATCTGTCCATACGAACCCGTTCCCATCTATCATCTTAGTGTTAGTAAATACATATTTATCATATTTCACGCATCCCGGATGACCGGATATATACGAGGACCCTCCACCACCAGCTTGAATAGCGTTCGACGATATCCCGCCGCTTGGTCCTCCATAAAAGCCTCCTCCTCCACCAGAGGAATACGAAACGCCATCAAAACCACATCTTCCTCCCACTCCTAATAGACCTCTATTTCCGTTAGTTAAATCATTGCCGGAGTTAGATCCTCCCGCTACTTGGGATGCAGGAGTTCCCTTGGCATAGCCCCCCAGATACGCCTTCAACCCTCCCGCTGATCCTCCATGCCCAATAAAATAATACTCACATCCTCCACCGCCTCCCCCGGCTACCATAATACGGGTCTTTAAAGAATCTACGTTTAGAGGATCGCTATTGTTGGACAACCTCAAATCTGTAGCTCCGCCTCCGGCTCCCTCATAGATATACCTTCCAGCGCTCTCATTAGTCATTGAATGCCCTGAACCTCCTCCATTATAATTATATTTTACAACCTTACTCGTCCGCTTAAGTCCACCATTTCCACAATACACATAAATGATATCACCACCAACTAACTTGATAAATCCAGCCACATATCCACCACGCCCAGGGTTATTAGATCTGGTAAACCTATCTTCGCTATCATTGTAACCATAATTACCTTGACCACCCCAGCACTCAACATAATAATACGCCGACTTTGGAGCTACAAATGTATGGTAATTATTACTATTATAAGTGTATGTATACAATACATCCAAGCCTTTGGGACCTGTCATTACACGTCTTCTCATAACATACCTCCTCTTAGATATTTTACTAACAATGCTATAACCATCCTCCTATCATCAGCCATAGCATCTACCCATCTATTCCCCCATCCTAAACTACTAGGAGGGGGGGGGGTAAAACAAGTCCCCTTAAATAACACATCAAATAAAAACAACAACTTATTCATAACAAATTATTTAACATTAAAATACTAACTATTATTTCTACTCACACCTTTTATGTTAAGGCTTAACCCCGGTATCATATTAAGAACCAACTGCCTTTTTGCCTGTTCCCTACGCATACGCTCGGCCTCCGCTATCTGCGCCTCCGATTGAGGATCATTCTTAATATTATTGGCGATGTCCTCTATAGCTTTCTTATTGGCTCCGGATTGAGCTAGCATCTTATATAACAGGTCTTGGCCTTCCTTCTCCCACCAGCTATCCATGGAAGAGCGGGAAGCCAAAGAAGGATCGGCAGGGGCTACCGTCTCAGGTACGGGCTGATGACCTCCGTCCCCCGTGCCCGAATCCCGCTGTCCGAACTCGTATCTCATTGGCTCGTTCTCCGGGACACCATACCTATTAGCGAACATATCAGCGAACTCAAATCTCTTCTCATTTCTTAAGGTCGATCCAAGAGGCCTACCGTATCCTTGATTCCATGCCACGGTAGCGTCCTTGTAGTTGACGGCGTTATCGAAATCGGATTTAGAATACATATAATAGTTATACTCATTCCCCTGAGCGTCCTTGTCAAAAAACTTTCCTTGATTGATGTAATTCCAACCTAACCCCTGGACCTTGCCTTGATACTCATCCACGAGATAATCCAACTGCTGTGTCAATGTCGGTTTCTTCCCATACCTGCGCTGTAGCTCCTTCTTCCTCGGTCCAAGCCATTGTTGGATGCCAAAATCACCGGCGGCTCCTAGGGCTTCGGTGTCCCCTCCGGACTCGGCGGCGATGTTCGACAGGATACCGATAGCTTGCGTTTGTGGTATTCCCTTCTTGTCGGTCAGATAATCCCATATCTCGTCATATACAGCCATCTTACTATCCTCTGATCTACGAGGATCAATTACATACTTGCCAGAACCATAAGCCCTCCCTGTATTTACCGAACCTCCTCTATCCTTTTTATCAATACTACCATCTATCTTAAATACATCCCCATTCAAAAGAAACTGGACAGCGGGATTGAAATCATATACATCCCTATATCTGTATCCGCCCATATCCTTGTCACGATATATCGTATAATCACCAAGTACACTATGAGGACCCGTCTCGTTCTTATCAAGTCTACGATCCCTATAATTATACTCATTCACGACACCATACCCCTTATCATAAAGAGACCTCAACCCTTTTATATTCATCTCGTCCGCTGATATGGCACCCTCTCTTACCCTTTTCAGATCCTTATATTCCCTCTGAATCCTCTCATACTCCTCTGGATCGGCATCACTTAAAGCTTTTATAAGTCCTTCATTGTATTCCTTAGTTTCCTTATCAAACAGACTCCTATTCACATCAATCCTATTCCTTACGATAGACGAATCAGGTATCATCCTATTAGATAATTCCTTTCGTATACTATACGTACCATCACCATTATCTATCAATACAGACTCATCGTAAGGGAGTTTATTATATTTAGCCCAAGCCTCATCACTAGTTCTTGTGCCTAAATCATCATTATCACTATCGCTATATAACTTGTTATTAAAATCACCAGATATATATTTCCCGAACATCTTCATAAAATGAACAGGATACTCATACCATTCCGGATTCTTCCCCATAGGATCTATTGATGAATACGCAGCTTTATTTATGCGAGTAGGGCCATCAGTATACCTTGAATTAGCGATATCATATATTATTGACAAAACCGGGTGAGCAGAAGCTACGTAATTATCCAATACCCTGCTCCCGAATCTAGGTCTATCAAGAACAGACTCTCTTGTTTCTCCTCCATCTTGCTTCCTCTCAATTTTTTCTCCCCATAGCCCATATTTCTTCCTAGGCCATATGCCGTCTATGGCATCCACATAACCAACGGGATGCTCCCCTTCCAGACGCCGGTCCCGTCGCTCGTCCGCTGGGTACAGGGCGTTGGCCAACGGCTGCGTGATATGACCCAACCCCTTATCCTTGGAACTCGACATAGCATCCACCACAGTCCGATATACAGGTCTTAATTTCTCAGGCAAATATAGCCCCGCCTCATCAACCAACCCACCGATCTTCTTATTTATACCCCTGATACTGAAATTATAATTACCCATGCCATTATTCAACGGGGACAACGCACCTCTTATCCCATTCATGCCTTTAACTGCGGCTCCTCCGCTAAGGATATCAAACTCCGGGGACACGTTTCTCAAAGGACTATCATCCATACCCCTGAAATACATAGGACGCTCGCCTCTTACGACACGATCAAGATCCTCCTTATATAAATCCTTTATCCATGAAGGAATTTCCTCTGGTTTATCTTTCTTAGCCATAAATCATGTTTTTCACAAAGATAGGAATAATAGCATGTAGATTAAAACAGTAAGCGGATACATGATTCATATCATCTACCCGCCTACATCCTCAATGCATATGATAAGCCGCTAAGGCTTTCTTAGCCGAATCCCTCGACTTGTACTTGGCCGGCCATAATTTACCGGTCTTGTTGCTAACCACTCGCCAATTACTCCCTACTTTCTTAATGCATCCTGACTTCGGGCATTCGCCCTTCTTCTTACCGCTAGCTTTTCCTGTTGCCATAACATCAAATATTTAAATTACAATAGTACTTACCTCATAAGTATCATAATTAATTTTTATCTTACTCATTTTTGAAGAATTCGGATCAAAAAATACCAAATAAGCGGCATCATAAATATAACTTGCTATGATATATGAATTAAAAGCCGCCGTAAAACCGGAGCCAGATATCACTCGTGAAAGATACATATGATAATTATTTAGAATATAACTTTTTATATCATCATATTTTGATTTGGTTATAGATGATACTATATCAATAGTGCCAGGTTCTAATAGATAACTTGATATGTCTATACCTCTTATATCATGATATAACCCATTATCCATCAATGCTTTATTCCCAGTCCCTTTCAACTTAAGATGAAGCTGATTATCAAAATTTATATTATCTTCTGTATTCCCAAAAGACCTTACAATAACTATCTCAGTGTTATCTGATGATGCTATATTTAAAGAAGAATTAATATATTCAACATTCAAATTAGGGTAAACAGATATAGATATATCTGAAAATCCCATATTAAGGGAATTATTTGAAGCGCTGATATAAATAGTGATACAATCATTCCTTTGATCATTAAAAACCATCAAATCATTAATATTCACGCCACCTAACGCTTCTACAAAAGAATTGTTAGGTCTTATCATCCTGACATTGGACGTAGAACTACCATCAAACAACGACTTTATAGTATTATATTGAGATTGAGGCAAAGTAGTAGATTGATCTCCTACAAGCTGTAAGATGATAGCTAAAAAAGCATCCTCATCATCACTTTTAGCTACTGCGTCCTTCCACGTACCATCACCACAAAGGAACCTACCCTCATCCCCCCTTAGCAGGAGCCGGCACCAATCCCGCAGCGCCAGCCCCGGACGCCGTGGCGCCAACCATATCCTTGACCTTATCAAGTCTACTGTCTATTTGATTACCATCGTACTTACCAATAAAATCCTCCATATCGTTTTAATATACAAGGGAGAGGCGGCAAAATACCCCCCCCCTATATGTTAATAAATCAATAAACTTTCTCCTCATTGCTAAACCAACGAACTATCATCTTGAACCGACTCTCAATGTCATTCACGAACCTAGCCAAGAACCAATCGCCACGAAGACGATCACGCCACCTCCGGTGATAATCGACGGCCCTAGGGTCGATCTTCCGGTCAATATCATTCACGTCCTTAACCCATATCGGAAGATTGTTCGTATCGTCTTTGACCTCGTTAAAATAGTCATTTATATTTATCTTCTGATCAACCTCCGTCACCAGTATCTCACGGCTATCGTCATTGGTTACAGGATACCTTAACCGCTGGCTCATATCGTTCTTGTCGGCGATAACCATCCGAAGTTCACCGCTGTTGTTCGTATCATTATAAAGCCATGCCTTATTAAATCCAGTAGTCCTAAGAATTTGGTAATTAACCTCATCCTGATATCTTCTGGCATCCATCCGATATTGGTAGTTGGTGAGGATCTTATTCACGTACTGCTCACGTACCGGAACCTCTATAACAAACGGATATAGCTTACCATAAAATACTTGATACGATTGGTTGGTCAAACCATGAGACCATAAACCTATCTCCTGACTTTCACTTGAGTAGTTCTTTCCGGACTGGAAATAATGCTGGTGCTCGATATAATAATCAGGGGTGTAGGATAAATATGATTTCCACTCACCCTTCAGGCAGTTATACCCAACGGTGAACGAGACGTCCGTGAAATGGATGGTGTCCTGCAACTCCACCGCCTGTCCGTTCCTGTAGAACCGGCCGCCACGGAATTGGTACTCGCTCGGATTCCCTACCGGTATATAATCTTTCTTGGTTATCAGAACCCTCTTAAACCTATTATCCCAACCCATGGACAACCCTATACCAAAAAACTTGTTATCAATATCATAATAAGACAACTCAGCGTCCGTATCAGCGTTATATATCCGGCTACGGATGATCTTCATCTGAAGATGCTCCTTAAACCAGTTTCTAAGCCCCGGTGTGACCTCCGTAAGATTCCTACCATTAGAATCTACCTTAAACACCTGACCACGCCTTAAATCGACCCAAAAATGCCCAAACTCGCAACTGATCATATCCCGACTCTGGGTCCCGGAATATCCTAACGTCGTATTATTATACTCAATGCCACGAGAGGCGAAAAGCCCACCTGTCCCTAGCTCGCTATTCTCCGGGGATATTCTTTCCGCCAGCACGTCTATAGCGTTATATAGTCCTACCTGATTCTCGAAGCGAGCTAGTATTTGATCCGACTCTATTCCCTTCATGCTTATAAGCTTTCCGAACGAGGTCTTGAACTCATGGTAATCCATAGGCTTGTACGACAGCCAAGGATCGGTCATGCCGTTCTCCGACACGTCGGCGGTGCTCCATATGACGCCGTTGGGTCTTTGGTAAGCGCAGTCCCAAAAATTGCTATCATACGTCTCTGGTAATGACCTGCCACCTAACGTAAATCGATTCTTATACACAGGACTCATCTTAAACACATTACTCCTTGATATAGGGACATTACGCTCCTGAGTCCATGATATATAATCCCCCACCTCCGGATAGAACCCCTCGTAAGGCTCAGGGCCGGCTATACGGAAATTGCAATTGATCTCAGACTCCACAAGAAACTGAGGTATGCCATAGAAATATAGGAAGAAACGACCGCTAAGATACATATCTCCGGTCTTGCAAACCATCTCATAAGCGCTCTTCCGGCTAGGGAAAGAGTATAGCGATCCGGTATCCGTATCGGTCTTATTAAGATAATCCTCCCCGGTATCGTAATTAACGAAATAACGGGGATACCCGATGTTCCGATAATCATAATAAGGGAATGGTATCATGTCCCCCTGACCGAACTGAGTCAAATAAAACATAGGCATCTTCCTCTTAAGCGAGAATCTTGATATAAATACATCACCTCCAAAAACAGGTTTACGCTTATCCTTATCCATCAACCCGCAACCACCTAACGATACCCACCTGATATCCTCTATCTGCCCGTATTGAGCCGGAGAATATTTCTTTATCCTCATATAGGGGCAGGATACGAAAGATTCACGTGTCATAAAATGAGGCGTCATACCAGCCACCTCATCGTTACGAATATTACACTCATCCTGAATACGGCTGGTATCGTAACTTGAAACCAACTCCGGATATTCAAGCATATACTTATCCATACCAAATGACATGAACAATGAATGCTCACGATCGAGGTTGTTTATGATAATAGGCTTACCGCCTACGGTCTCCCCTTGCGAAGAGATATCTGTTACCGGATATAACCCGCTCTTGATATATTTAGCCGTTGACAATCCACGTAACTCTGACTCCCCTATTTTTTGGTAAAATAAATTATAATGAGCGACAGAAGTATAGTAATAAGCATAGTTCCGTCTAGGTCCCCTATCTATCAATGCCGTTAACCACTGATACCTATACTTGCCTATATCCACCACGGACTGGGCTGTGGCCTTGGCGATACCTGTAGCCAGACGGATAGCCGTCAGCGCTATGCCGACAGGGTTGGCTAAAAAGAACACACCTCCACCGACATATTGCTGTGAAGCCGACTGATATGTATACTCAGCTATAGCGGATATTAAATTAGCCATAGCCTCCACCGTAGCCAATGATGTTGCCATACTGTAAGCCTTACTCCCTAATATCGTCCATTTAGGGTGATCCTCCACCTCCCTGAATATACCTGAGGATTTACCTAATTGATAACCATCAACAAGGCACTCGGTGGGAGCGTCAGGCTTGTTAAAGGCAATATCAGGGCTTAAGAATGAATACCAGATATTACCCTTCCTGTTAAACGGATGCGTTATAAATTTCTCACGATTAATATCCTTATAGATATACATATCATCAGACAAATCGTTGTAAGGGTAATTAGGATAAAGGTTAGCCGATCCGTCGGGATCATCGTACTTAAACATATCATAAGCCAGACCGGTCCCGATAACGCTCTTATCCAACGTCCTATCGCCCCTATACAACTCATATCCTATTATAGAATCTCTTCTAGCCTTATCTATAAGACCGTTCTCTACCGCTATATCCAGAAACTCATTAACGATATCGTCATCAAGCATCACCCCCATAGGATAAATATAGGAGTCAACTCCATATTGACCGGTCAGCTGAGACGGATTACCCATAAAAGGAGCGACAGAGTTATCCGGGAACTTGTAATGACGTATAGGTCTCTGACAAAACGTGGTTGACGTATTGGGGTACTCAGCGTTACCCCCATTACCGGTGAAATAAGACTTACCCCCAACTGATTTAGGAGACCCATAGTATTTCGTCAAAGAATCTATTATGTCCTTCCTCTTTGATCCTCCCAATGATATCCCGATCTTACTTGAATCATACAACTCAAAATTAGCCGGGTACTTATTAGTAGACTCCCAATATCCGAAATCACCATACTGATATGGTCTGGGAGCGCAGTCAGCGGGTTTATCTCCACATGAGACACATTTCGCCTCATAGGTAACAAATCTCCTTAATTTCAATTCTTTCGTGAAGAAGAACACGTATTTCACCTCCAGCGGCCGAATGCCAAAACAGAACGGGGCGGGGAAGATGGCGGTGCCGGCCGTATAGAATCCGGCAAGCTCCTTCATGTCCTGCCTCATGGCGAAACCGGTGAAGAACACGCATACCGCAGGCTCGATGCAAACATATATCTTATGGAAAGTAGTCTTGTCATCATTCCAGAACAAGTACTTTGGCATCATAAATATCTTATGATCCACGTAATTCACTATAACACCTTTCTTGGCATCATTAGCCAAAGGATTAGGAGCCACGGTACCTTCCTTGTCCGAGAAAAACGTTATACGAACCTTATTGTATGATGATGAGTCGCCGATCGGATAATTATAGTTACCCATCATCTCTATATACATAATACCGTTATCAGGATCGGATAAACCACTTATGTATTTCTCGTAATCCAACTCCACCCATCTGGCATATGAGGATACATGTGGATAGAACTTGAAATAAGTCAAGTTACTTCTACCAAACCAATTGGTCTTGGCGTCAATATCATTCTGCGCAGACACACGACCTTCCCAGTCAGTAGTTATACCGGTATTAAACTTAGAATTATCACCATCGCCAAAAAGACACATGGCGTTCTCGATACCAAACTGACTCTCATATTGGGAAAAATAAGCCTCCATCGTATCCATTAACTGATCAAGCATCGTCTCCGTATGCTTCTTTCCTTCCCATCCGGGATATTGATACAAATATGTGCACTTACCCAATGACCTACCCCCTTGGAATGTAGGAAGTTGAACATCGTTAATAGTAGGATTCACGTGAGGATCACCTACCGAACACCCATTAGTACATATACCCTCATCATATAACTGCCGAACATTAGACATATCCTGACACAAGACCAAGGCGGAGGAGTCTATATCAGACGGGAATTTATCCTCATCCTGACCGTCCAACCATTCCTGAACCAGATCTATGATATTCTTACCTCCACTGGAATAATTATCGAAATCACACAATACAGAGAATTTCCTTTGTGACTCGGCGTTACTTTGTATTAAGGTGGTAGGCTCGGTCTCCGTATAATCACTAGCCAGCTTATATGTAAAATCAATCCTAGAATCCACCAAAGAGTTTTTATCCAATATAGTCCTGGTCTCTATCCTCTCGATATCATCACATCCACTAGGGAAATCGGGAGCCTTTATACCGTCTTGATCCTCCGGCAATGATATAGCAGCGCATAACTCGTCAGTAATACCTACATTAGATTCTATGATATCACACAGGTTCTCTATATTATCAGCGATATAATCAATAGCATCATCTACCGTAACATCTTCCCCCATCGTGTTGATAACGAATTGGGTCTCTCCTACCGTGGCATATTCCTGCTCTACATATCTGAGTTGCTTGACATCTAGCTGATTCTTGCATTCTCCTCCAAAATCATCAAATCCCCAAGACGGATCGTTTATAATCTTTGCCGTATTCTTAAACTGCCAAAGATGACGGCGGCTGTTCCCCGCGCACTGCGGGTTGTTCTCCAGCACCGACGCAGCCGACAGGTCGTCAGAGTTACCGTCCTCATCAACGATAACCTCCATCTCCTCCCTTGTGGCCGGACGAGGGATAAGCGGGAATCTAGCTGTCCTGTATCCTGTATTGGTAAAGAACCTTATACCCAACGGATATACCTCGTCACGCATGAAAGAGGCGTATTTAGAGCAAGCCACACCGTCTTTATACAGATTCTCCGTGGCTATCGATGTCTGCCATTTAACGAAATGACCCAAGAAATTAACGACCGGTTGAAGATTCCATTCATTCTCCACGGTCAATCCGTATTGAAGAAGACGATTTCCGACAGACGTCATGCCTCTGGCTGTCTTATATACCGGTATTTCCTTGGATAACTTCTCCATGGTCGTACGCTCGCTATACTGATCCGTAAGGTAATAGATGGTCCTTTCCGTTATCGGATGTATACCTTCTATGAAATACTCAAGAACCGGGCTTTGCTCACCATTAAACCCAACCGTGTTCTGTATAACACCTATCTTATAATGAGATACCTGCTTGTCTATATTGGATACAGTAAGGCGGATACCCATATTGGTTGACTTACCCCATAAACCATCACGGATAACCACATCTTGGCGATCGAATAACATGATTGGGTTGGTCAATGAGCAATATCCGGTCTTCTCTATCCCGAACTCATCGCACAACGCCACGCAGAACTGGTAGGTCCCGGCACGCAGGCTCCCCCCGAACTCCACGACCTCAGGCTCCACGCACGGGGCCGTCAGCAACGGGAACACCAGCAGCTTCTCGCAAGCCAGCCTACATCTCTCTATTGGCTTGTCATCCCCACATATCTTATACCCATGGTAATGATACCAAAAGTCACCATCATCATCCGGGTTAAGGGCCTTATCGACCATAACATATCGCTGGGGATTATATCCATCGGTCCAGTATATCACCTTCCCGCATTTCTCGTCCTTGATCTCTATATCGAAGATCGGATGATGAATGGAGAAATTAAGACAAGGGTCATCAACCCCGTCCTCTATCAGGACCTCCATCAAATCACATATCTCATCAAAACGACCATCCGACTCCTCAAGCCTCTCGCCAAGGATACGATGGATGTCCTTTCCCGATCCAGCCAATTGATCCTCCACGGTCTTGATATAATCCAATGACCGCATGAACGTGATCTTAGACGTATTATCATCCGGATTAGATAGAAAGAAATAAGTGTTATCACCAGCTATGTCATTCTTATACCCAATAACCTTATAGCCATCAAATCGCTTACATAAAAGGGTACTAGGCTCGTTCTGGATCTTAAGCTGGCTTCCATCGTCACCCTCTATGGTAGCGTTCAAGGCGAAACTATATTCAGACGGGGATAGATCCTGTGGATGCTTATCCCTGTTCATCCCGGAGTCGGGAACCGCTATGTTAGAGTTATTTTGCACGACATTATCTTTTTCGCAAATATAATAAATCCACCAGATAATCACTTATGTGGCGGATTCTAATAAACAGTACGTATTATGCAAAACATTCAAATCGTACGAAAATAAAAAATCCTCCAGACTTTCACAAGTCAGGAGGAGAACTAAATACTTTTAAACGCTCGTGTAAAGTACAAAAACACAACAATTACAAATTTTTACCCATGTAGTTCGATTGCTTATCGGCATCCTCTACAGATATGTAAAAGAAACCGTTAGTCACGTATCTCTCATTGACATCCACAAAATCGGTAGATCCTTTGTCCACTCCTTTCTTCGATCCCTCATCACACACAGCTACCAGACTATTAAAGTCATTGGAATAACCTACGATCACACCGTGTATATCCCGATTTCGAGGATCGAATACGTACCTCATCTTACACCTATCGTAAGCTAACTCTAAAGAGCTTTTGCTTAACCTCTCATCTAATCCAGCACCCGCTACCAAGGCCAAAACGCTCTTTGATATGTCACTCATGGTGGTATCCTTGGTCGGAGCCTTAGGCATAGAAACGCCTTCCATGACAAAATCCAACGCCTTATCTACAAGGCCATCGAAATCATCATCTCTTATATAATCCTTAAGCACCTCCAGTATATATAACCGGACATGGAGTTCGTTATTTACATCATTTAAAGTTATCATGATCCTAGTTTTCGGCAAAGCTAGATTATTCCCACGCAATAAAAGATCAAATATGTCATAAGTGAAGGATTAAAAAAAATAAAAAAACTCTCCTATCCTCACGAACAAGAGAGCCGATGTGTTTATATTATGAAGAAAAATCTATTCACCTATTCTTACAATACAGTCACGAGATTCCTTGTTATAGATCATCGTGCCTACCTTAGAATACAAGGTCTTTATATTTTGCCAATTATCCTCACCATGAGCGGATACGTTGGTAGGGGCATTACCGGTATAAACCTCCTCGCCTCCGATATTGACAAAATCATATCCACGTTTCTCCATAGAACCGCCCTTATATGCCGTGAACCTGATAGTGACATTACCTTTCTCACGACCACCATACCAGTTACCGTATATACTACACCTGATCTCAAGAGGTAATTTATCGTAATTATCACCATCCAACAACGGCCCCATCTGGATCAAGGCAGCCTCATTACCTGATTCCATGTTATCACCGCCATGGATAAGATAATCACCTACCCGTTCCTGCGTGGTCTGATACTGTTTACTCCAACCAACCAGCTTGCCGTCAACGTCCGGGAGGCCGGTGTTATCGAAACCGGTAGCCGTGTCAAAGTCAATGCCGTCCTCGTCAGCCCAGATATACCTAAGAACAAGGTAATCGAACTCCGGGATGATCACCACCGGGACGGACTCCTGCCTGCACACGAACGTCTTCTCCTCCTTGGTTCCCTCTTTTATAACCTTGTACGTTACCTGACGTATCTCGCCAGTCTCATTAATATCAGCGGCAACTTTAACCTCAGCGGGACCAGTACCACTTGTCTTATCTAAATGTATCCAATCATTTTTCTTTGCCATATTATCTTTTTTTCTTTTTAAAAAAACGTATATTCGCGTCATAATCGCGGGGTGGAGAAGAGGTATCTCATTAGGCTCATAACCTAAAGATCGAGGGTTCGATTCCCTCCCCCGCAACTAAATAAATTTGATATACTTATCAAAAGCATTAGGCCACATCCGCTCATAAGACAACATCCTTCTCCTATTATCCTCAGCCAACTCCCGATAATCATTTAACGTGATCATCGACATCTTAAGCTCCTTCATAGCCCTAGCGAACTTACCCGGCTCCTGCTGAGCATATAATTTATAAGCGTCACCAGCGCCTTGTATCAAGCCATTCACGGCGGCATTCTCGAAGATCTTCATCTTGATATACGTCTCGACATAATCCTCAAGGTATCCTAACGCCGTTTCAGGTATATATGGGAGACCGTCATCATCCTTGGGTGTAGCACGATATATGATATAAATAAATCCATCAAACCCTGTATACATAGTATTGCCGGATATAGTTATATCATAATTATCCCAATCGTACTTATCCCGATACTTGTCGGCGGCGCAATCACGCCTCAGTCCTCGACCTATAGACAGCCTTACGGGATGATGGTAATGAAATCGAACCTCGTGAGACCCGATATATATCCTCTCCGTGATCGTCTTCTCAAACTCCTCCTTACAGCACTCGGTGCAGGAGTTCCAACGGAAACCGCGCTCGGTGCGCTCGACCCAGCCGATCTCATGTTGGAGGTCAGCCTTAGCCTTGTCGCCGCCCGGAATCTCACAGACAAGAGGCTCACACCTATAGGCGTCAAGCATGTCGAAAAAATCGGAAGGCAATACCGCCTGTTTGTTGCTGGTCTTGACAACTGCCTCGGACATGACCGCTATAACACCCCCGAACCTTTTCAAGGCGATCTCAGCCCATCTATAAACAGACGAGGTATCTATAGCCCCGCTATCATCGTATTTATGTAAATCGGCCTTGATCTCGGCCAATAGCCCTTTTATAGTCATATTTAAGTCTTTTGCACAAAGATATGTATTTGAATCCGTGATACAAAAAAAATCCAGTCTACCCTCACGGGCTAACTGGATCACAAAAACTTCTACAGCTTATAAACCCATTTAACTCCAAATACCTTACTCTCCGACTCAACCTCCCGGTACAAGAACTTATACCTCCTACCTGATTCCATAGCCAATCTACACTCCTTATTCAACGCCGGAGAAACATAGAGATGGAAATACTTGTTCCGAGGCATAAAATCAATACATGTATGGACATAAGAATATCCACCAGTTCCACGTCTGTTAATAGTACCGGTAAGCTTATTTAGATATATCTTACGATTAGGATTGATCTTATGGCACAGATAACCGATGTTGTTTATATAAACCCCACCCTCATTATCCAGATACTTATCACGTATGACCTTCCATATCAAGGACTGACATTCGAGAATATCATTCTTGTCCACAATCGTATGTTTCCTTCTCTTGCCGTTCTTAGACATAATAGATCTATAAAAACGGAGAAAGTACTGATCAAGTATTTTAAATGACTTTGTTTTCATATCACAAATATAACGATTTCATCCTAATACAAGAAATTTATACACAAAAATACACCGCCTGCACCAAGGACGAGGCAAATAGGATAGCCGACAATAACCTCCAATCCGATGGTATCTCTTACGCTAATGGCTTGGCGCAGGCCGATAGATGCGATTGCCTCGAAACATGGAGCGCTTACGCTAGCGGAAGTTTTAATGGACAATGCTTAAGTATATCCGTAAGCTATGATAATCCATGTGGTAAATCTAAAACAGCATCATTTGATGTGTATTATACTAGATCTGAACCATCTGGAGATGTAGAATATTTCTCTACCACTAAAACAGTCACCATACCATCCGGATCGGGAACGATATCAGGCGGAAGTGATTGTGTTAGCAATGCTACAAGCATGTATGTATCTAATCCAAGTCAAGGTGGAGGCTGTTAAAAACAAAAAGGAGAGGTTGATTATCCTCTCCTTTTTATATAAACCTAAGATCTTTTCTCTTAGTATGATTTAATATCCTACTAATATGTCTGGTACTTAATCCCGTTCTTTCCTTTATCTTATCATAGATATAACCCTTGGATACGTAAGCCGACATATCTCCCAGATCTTTTATAATCTTGTCATACATATCGTGCACCTCATTATATCTTATAATAGAGCTGTCTCTCATCCCTCTTTCGCCTATACCGTCAACTATGGCGTCATTGAAACCAAAGAAATTGATTATTGATCTTATTAGATTCATGTTATTGAATTTTTTGTGTTTTCTTATTAATATCCATATCCGGGTTCTCATCCGTAGGGATCTGCAATTTGGTTACAGTTTCCCTTAATGTTTCGGAAACCACATATTCAAGAAGTTTGTCTGGGCATATGAAATCATAATCCCATTGAGATGTACATGGCTTATCTTTTTCAGCTCCACATCCCCCTAGCTCTAACGCCGCTTTTCTGTCGAGAGTTATAAGATCAACATTTATAGCCTCTATGTTAATATCTGGTATATAGATATATCCATCATTGACATAATAATAGTATTGATCTATATTCCCGTATTTACGTTCCTTGTTGTTAGCGTATTTTCTTAACGATATGGAGGTAAATATAATATCATCCATGATGTTTGATACTTTGATGATAGCCGGACCTATACGGGTATATATCATATCGGGCAATCTTTTCTTGGATCTCATAAGTATCCTGCATAGTTTAAACTCATCAAAACAACAATCAATTTTCCGAACCCTATCCATCTCCATGCAATTGATATGAGTATACAGTGATTCCTCGCCGAACAAGGTTCCATCAGCATACTTCTGGGCTATATATGATCTTGCCTTTTGTCTTCCTATGGATAATATCCATCTCCTACTGACATGAGCGTCCTTATTGATGGAGTTCATATCATTTATGATTCTAGATACAAATTCTGAATTTTTCATATGCTAAATACTGAGGAGGGGATATACCCCTCCGGTTATTACTTCTTTTTCTTAACCTTGCCTCCACATTTCAGTTGAGGTTTCTTTTTCTCGGAGACCTTGCCTCCATTAGCCATTTTCTTTTTCTTATTGCAAGCCATAACTTAATGTATTAATATTAACGATACAATATTAATGATTTTAATTAATAGATAAACAATACGCATTGAATAAGCTAAATTCACATCAAGTCAGACGGTATCTCTTACGCTAATGGCTTGGCGCAGGCGGATAGATGTGATTGTCCACAAAATTGGAGTGCCAACGTGGTAGACTACAGTGAAAGCGGAAGTTGTATTAACTTTACTGTGGAATACAGTAATCCGTGTAGTTCCGGCAAAACCATAACAGTGACAGGAGGAGCGGAAGCGAATACCTCCACGGGTATGGAGATGACCACTAGTACTACGGTTACGATAGGTACTGGTAGTGGATCTACTAGTGGTAGAATGTGTTTTCAAGCGGCCATAAGACCAGGAACGGCGCATGCGGCTTGTACCACAGGTGGACAATGCTGATAATGTATATACAATAAAAAGGAGAGGTTAGTTAGCCTCTCCTTTTTATTATATATCAGACTCTTAACATAGACCACCAGCTCTTCCACTTATATTGATAGAATTACATGGATATCCACGATCAAAAGATATCGTGGCCTTTTTAGTGCCTGATCCAGTAGGTATAGTTACTGTCGTACTCCCGATAGTAGTCCCTGAGCTTGAGGCTGTTACCGTCAAACTCTTCTGCGTAGTACATTCATTACTATACGTAATCTTGACCTTTATTCTTAGCGCTGAAGTGCCCGAAGGAGCGCCACTGCAAGGATTACCATCGGCATAAGCGTTGGCACTCCAATTTCGTGGACAATCACATCTATCCGCCTGCGCCAAGCCATTAGCGTAAGAGATACCATCGGATTGGAGGTTATTGTCGGCTATCCTATTTGCCTCGTCCTTGGTACAAGCCTCATATTTACCAGCGATTTGCTTATAACTGATAGTCTTAGGAGTACAGTTGCTAGGACAGTTCGTAGCCTTGACATTTCCCCATCGGTCATCATTGCCAACCTTAGAAGGACATGTCCTAGCATCAACTAAATTTTGTAATAAATCCTTGCACTCTTTATACCTGTTATAAGCTTGTTCACTAGCCAGATTCAATGAAGAAGCACAAAATTCACCAGCGCTAACCACCTTAACAGGGCTATCAGGAACACATACATCACCGCATTCGCCCGAACATCCCTTACATACCTCATTGGTATAGATAGTGTAGTCATATGGATTACAGCAATGTTTACCACCATTCTGCCAATATCCTGTAGGATCGCACTCGCTAGAATAATGCTCCTCGCTATTACCATTATTACACCTGCTATTATCCATATGATATATATTATCACACCCGCATCCACAAGATCTCGAATCGGACTCAACCAACTCATCTTGATTTGGGGCTGAAGAGCAAGGATTGGTCTGATTCCTACTCCTACGATAATCGCATCCACTACAATAGTAATTCCAATCATCATAAGATGGGGTATCATCGTCATCGACGCAATCACCATTCTTATTAGCGTAAGCTTGAGCGGCGGTCTTAGTCGCCGTATCATTCTTGAAAGCGTTTTGAACCTTGCTGTCGGCATCCGCCTGAGATACGGTAGATGTCAACGCTGACAACCCTAAGGCGCTATAAGGAACGGATAGAGCGACACCATGTTTACATGTACCACAATTATCCTTATAAAATGTAGCGCTTCCAGTACCGGTCCATACACAAGTTCCATGTTGGTTAGCGTAATCCTGTCCCTTCTGGTCTAAGATCTGCTCGGCCTTGCTTCTGGCATCAGCCAAAGAAACCTTGCTGGTGATAGGCGTACCGCCGTTAACCTGCGTAGAGGTCACTGTTATTCTCTGACCAACCCCGCTTCCGGCGCAATTGTTCCTATAGAAGTCACGGCTTGCCACGTAAGTCCATGTACATCCTCCATTCTTATTGGCGTAAGCCTGACCATCAGATCCACGAACCGCGTTCTCAGCCTTCTTGTTGGCGTCAGCCAAGGAAACGGTGGAGGTGTACGGGTGTCCCGGAAGCTTGCTGCTACTTACGGATACCATGTCGCCCACGCCGCCGTCAGCGCAATTGTTCTTCCTAACCTGTCCGGTATAGCTTCCTGTCCAAGTACAAGTACCCTTCGAGTTAGCCACGGCCTGACCCTGAGAGTTCACGGCGGCCAATGCCTTGGCGTTAGCGTCAGCTTGGGATACACATGACTTAAACTTACCATCAGAGCTAGGACTTGGATCCGTAACATCATTCTGAGTTACGGTAACAGAGCTTCCAACTCCACCATCCGCACATTGACGGGTAAAGGCCTTGGATGCCGTACCAAACCAGAAACATGTATTATTACCACCAGCTATATACCGCTCTTGATTATCAGGATCAGTATAACAGGTATTGGTATTACGTTGATGTAATTGAGAGATACAGTCCTTACATACGGTCTCTATAGTCTCCCATACCGGTTGCTCGGTCTTCGTATGGCACGTATCATCATAGTTCTTGTTGACGAACGCCTGACCCATTCTGTCGATATAGGCCTTAGCCAAAGCGTCTGCCTCTTCCTGAGAACGGGTTGAGGTAAGGAGCTGACCCATAAGATCCGGGGTTACGGTGATAGGATCTGCATACTGACAAGTAGGACACTTAGGAGTGAACTCCTTGCTATAATTACCTACATATATCTTCAGTTCGTCGCAAGTACCACGATCGTTGGCTATAGCCTGACCTTGCGCCTTGACAGCGGCCTTGGCAAGCTCATCGGCGGCGAACTGGCTCTCGTATGAGTAGAACGGACCTCCGGTCACGTCAGCCTCAGTAACGGTAACTGAAGACGGGATAAGACCAGACGGACAATTATTCTTCTCAAACGCCTCGCTATAATGACCGGTGTACTTAGGAGCCTCATGGCAAGTACCACGCTCATCGGCGATCTTCTGACCTTGATTCATGACAGCGGCCATAGCGACTAAGTTAGCCTCATCTTGTGATACGCAAGACTGGAACGGATGACCTTCCACCATATCTTGTGTCACGGTGAACGGATCTCCTACCTGATTAGCGCCACAATTGCTCTTCGTGAACTCGAAGCTAGCCTTACCGGTATACATAGTAGCGTCAGAACAAGTACCCTTGGTATTAGCCAAAGCCTGTCCTTGAGTCTGTACGGCGGTCATAGCCATAGCGTCAGCGGCGGTCTGGGAGTCGTTAGACTGGAATGGGTGTCCTTCTACCATATCTTGGGTGATCGTCACCTTAGATCCGATCTTACACTCACCACAGTTGTTTCTCGTGAATTCCAAGGAAGCACGGCCAGTGTACGTACAAAGGGCGTGGATATTGGCAAGAGCCTGTCCTTGGGCGTCAACGGCGGCCTTGGCCTTGTTGTTGGCATCCTCCTGAGATACGGTAGATGTGAACGGATAACCGTCAACCATCCTATCATTTACCGTATAAGTACCACCAGTGCCAGCACCACAATTGTTACGGGTAAACGTACGTGTATAAGTACCGGTATATACAGGCACCTTCTCGCACTTACCTTTCACGTTAGCCACATCCTGACCTTGAGCCTCGACGGCGGCCTTAGCCTTATTGTTGGCGTCTTCCTGAGATACGGTAGACCTGAAATCTCCTGTTACCATAGTCTCATCCACGACAACCTTAGTACCGTATTGAGTCTCATCACAGTTGTTACGAGTGAACTCCTTATTATACCTACCGTAGTAGATCGTCTTCTCCTTACACTCACCTTCTAGGTTGGCTTGTTGCTGGGCGTTAGCCTCAAGATCGGCCTTAGCCTTATCATCAGCGTCCTTCTGGGAAATAATAGAGAAGTACTTACCAGCGGCTACAACATAAGTATAAGGTTGACCGATATGGAACTCATCGCAATTGTTTCTAGTGACTGTCTTCTCCATCCTTACGTTATAGTAGACGTTAGTCTGACAGTCGCCACGCTCGTTGGTGATAGCCTGACCTTGCGCCTCGACAGCGTCCTGCGCCAGCTTGTTGGCGGCATCCTGCGATACCGTAGAAGTGAACGGATATCCAGAACACATCTTCTCGTCCACAGTGAAGTCAACAGGAGTAGAACCCTCAGGGCAGTTGGTTCTCTGGAATACCTTGGAGTACGATCCGGTAAATACCGGTATCTTCTCACAGTTACCCTTGATATTCGCTATATCCTGACCTTGAGCCTCGACAGCAGCCCTTGCTAGGCTATTAGCGTCTTCCTGAGACACGATGGATCTGAAGTCCCCTGTAACCATCGTCTCATCGACAACCACATCAGTACCATATTGCGTGGAGTCGCAGTTGTTACGGGTAAAGGTCTTACTAAACTTACCATAATAGATATTCTCCTTAGGCTTACACTTACCCTCCAAATTGGCTTGTTGTTGACCGTTCTTCTCAATATCCTCAAGAGCCTTCCTATCGGCGTCCTCCTGAGAGATGGAAGATACGTACTTGCCCTCAGGAATGATATAAACATATTCCTGACCGTCACTGAACTTATCGCAATTATTACGTATAAACGTCTTTCTCTGCTCCTCGTTATACCAGATATCGGTTATACACTCACCATGCTCGTTGGCGTATTTCTGACCGTTCAGGGCTATATCCTCCATAGCCTTGGCGTCTGCGTCCTCCTGCGAGATAAACGACTTGTAAGTCCTTTCCTCGACCGTATACAACACCACCGATCCATGCTGGTTGGCCAGACAGTCGTCCTTGGTGAACGGCTGAACCATCTTGATATTATAATAAACGGGCTTGGCGTCCTGAGCTATCATATACTCCTTGACAATATTACCGTCCTTTGACGTTATACGGAACTTAGCCGTACAGATCTGACCGGTATAATTAGCCTTGTATACGATATTAAGCTTATTATCGCCTACCCCATGGCTCTTGTCGTTAATGGCAAAGCAATTACCCTCGACACAATTCTTATCTATTTCCCTTGCCATATTATCCTTCAGTTATTCTCCATGAAACATCATCTCCGGCCTCTACCCTCACGATTTGGGTATCACCATCCTTATTAAGCGTCAACCTTTGCGGATCCACGTTGAAGGGTGGTTCCGGCTCACTACCATCACCGCAAGTGCAACATACCAGCTCGATATCATACTCGGTATTGGACTTGATATCGATGACAACCTGACCGTTCTCGCTAGTCACGTTATCGAAGTCATGATCAAGTATGATATAAGGTATATCATTAGGCTGTTGATTGATATTAACAACCTTACCGTTCAAGACAAACATCTCATGATGCTGTTCGTTATCCATATTCTTAGGCATAGCTATGACAAAGCTAGCCTCATACAAATCAGTGGCTCCGGGATCCTCAGGATCGGCATACACTATATATCTGCTATCCTCTTCCGGGACCTTCATGGATAAGCCGTTCACGTTCATGGAGACTATATAAGACTTGCTCACCGAGCCACCAAGGGTAAGGCAGGAGGCCTTGACCGAGGCGGAGTTAAGCTTGGCGTTGATGACCGCCGTCCCGCCCTCCATATCGAACATGATATTGGTCGGATCCACGCTTACCCGCTCCATGCCCTTCTGGGTTATGGTAGCGAGCTTCGTAACCTTGCCTTTCTCGACCGCTACGTAAGTCTCCCTAGGCAACCTACCCATCCATCCCGGCTCTACCTTAATAGCCACCTTGTCGGGGCCGGTACCGGAAATCTTGTCGTAGGACACCCATGAGGAGCCTTGCTCGATCTTGGCAAGAATATCTTTTAAATTACTAGCCATATCAATCCGCTTGCGTTATAGTCCATTTATCACTCTTGCCGACAATAATCTCAAGGATCTTCTCTCCACCCTCAGGAGGATACTCGAAGTTAGTAGGCTTAATCTCAAATACGCTGGCGCCTCCACAACCAAGATCACAGATCATATCCGGCAACCATCCCTCCTCAAAAAACCGTTCTATAAGCTCCCTGACAGCCTCTGAAAAAGAATCAAGCTCTAACCTGTCTACGGGGAGAGATCCCTTCTTGAGGATCTCACCACATACCCAGCCGTCACAATCGGAAGCCAAGACCGTATCGTACACTCTCTTAGCCATAACAAGAAGTATTTAAAATATTACTATTCAATGTAGTATATACGATATTAACATCAGTGAACTCATCACCCATGCAATATTTCTTCTTAAACTTAACGGACCTACCAGAAACGACATATCCGTCATTAGGGACGATAGTACCACAATAGGTAACGCTGAGCACATTCAACGGCTCGTATCTTAACCTGACAGCCTGAACACCCTTGAACGAGTCACGTTGGATGGATGCCGTGGCACCAGATACGGCAACCAGCTTCCTTACCAGAGACTCGATTACGCTATTCATGCTATCACCGTTCCTGATATCTGCCTCAGGGAACGACTGACCGTCATATATGATCCGGGAACTGTAGATACTACACTCGTCCCCAGATCTATATTCCGGCTTACATGGATTACAATTATTTCTCATATCAAATCAATTTGTTGATCATTCTTCTTAATTCAAGTATCTCAGCATCCCTATCCCGTATAGCCTTTATCATAGCGTTAAGGGTATCGGACATATCGCAATTAGGGGATAATCCCAATGATTCCACACGTACCTTATCACCGGGGTAAATACAATCGGTACTCATGTACGTAGAGCACGGTACTTTCGTGTCGTCTATAGTAGGCCTATATTGTTTTTTGTTGCAACCGTTCATCACCAAACCTCCTCTTCAGTTCCGCTATCCCCGCCGCTACCACCGGCGTTGACAAGCTCGTTTATAATCTTCTTCAAATCCAGAACCTCACGATGGTATAAATCTATCTGCTTATCCCTAGACGCTATAATACGCCTCAATGAGTCTATAACGACAGAAATGTCATTACCTTTCTCTATACCATCCGCCACCAACTCATCGCCTGAGTATAAGACACATTTATCATACAAGGTTATAGGACATCCATAACCAACACAAGGTTCGTCCTGACAATCCCGATCGCAAGGATCACAAGGATCGTTAGGGCATTTGTTAAGAAACCTGTCTATCTTAACGCCATGACAACACTCTTCGGGACGTTCCCTTGAATGATCATGGCAACAACCATTTGTACTACACATATTAATAATGTTATTGTTTTCAACAAAGATACAGATTTGATTTAATAACAAGATAACACACTCCATTAAACAATATAGGGAATACGACATTCGTATCCCCTATATCTGCGAATTATAACAACGAAATAAAATCAAGACTTCAATTTAAGAACAGGATTACCCCATCTTTCTTTCCATTGCCTTCCCAAATCATTTATAACACCATTGTAATCTTTTATATATCCAGCCTTAATAGCATAAGATATATTCCTTTCTATTGATACTATCATATCCAATTCTTCAAAAGAAGCTCTATTCCTTATCCCTTCCTCATGCACGCCAAACACGACGAAATTTATACCCTTGGCTATCCTTGATAACAACTCCTTTAAATTACTTTTATCACTTATAAGTGAAGATACACTACTGCACATCTCTATATAAGCATCACCAGCGGCATTTCTTGTCCCTACAACATTATCAACAAACCACATTACAACATCAGCGCAAACCTCAGGACTCATCTCCATGGCTACCACGAGAAAAAGATATGGATTCATATACCACATTTGACCATCCCCCTTACCTTTTCGACATGCTAATCCCATTTTATTTAAATCGCTAAGATTTAGAGCCTTATTTTGTAGGCTGATATTTATCCGCTTACATAAATCCCTGTTTTCCAGCCTACTAATTATCTCCCTGCATTTTTCCTGAAACCCATCATACTTAATGATATCATTAAGCTTCTTGGGAGACAGCCCCTTTTTAAGCCTATCATCAGACAAAACCTTCATGGCTAAAGTGATATTAACAAAACCATTATCACTAAGCGCCGGTATGACAACGCCCATCAATTTCCTGTCGGAAGACTTGATTTCAACCCTACTTTTCATAACTTTGAACAATATTTTAAATTAAACATAATACCTATCGGTTCGAGATGAATAGATAGGTATGCAAATATAAAATATATTCAACATACAAACAGGTGAATCACAGTATATAAACTTAATACCATTGATATATATACAAAAAAATGGAGGAGATACACGATCCCCTCCAAGCACTAATCTATAAATTATGGGAAAACAAAAAAGGTATTATCACCAATAACACTGATCTTCTTGATCGATATTCTCAATCCATTTCTCACACTCAAGATTAAGATCAGCGTATTCCTGTCCCTCTACCATCAAGACCTCACGAGCCTTGGCGTTGGCATCCTCAACCGATATCCATGACCTAAACCTGTTGGCTTTGATAGAGTAATATACTTTACCGGACTTATATCCGAACGGACATACCTTTTCAAACCAATCACCGATCTTCGTATTATAGAATACAGGTGAACAACTACCCTCTGCGTTAGCCTTCTCCTGACCCTCTTTCATAAACTTCCTATAAGCTAACGTATCGGCGTCTATCTGGGATATATCGGATATGACGGCTCCGGCTGGTAATTCATATACAATACCTCCCTTGCCTGATGTGCCAGCCTCACAATCGTTCTTGTAAAACAAGCCACGAAAAGGCTGTGAGGCCCAGTCCTCGCAGCAAGCCCCGACGGAGTTGGCCTCTCCCTGCCCGATCCGTCCAAGCTCCACCCTGGCCTTATCATTGGCATCTTTCTTAGATACGTAAGAGACAAACCTGCCTTCCTCTATGCATACCTGCTCCTTGGACCCCCTACCGCTTACGCAATTGTTCTTGATAAACTCATCGCATACCTGATCATTATACCATACAGCCGGTATTATGTCGGCATATGTATTGGCGTAGTCCTGACCGTTGGCTTTGATATCATCCTCAGCCTTGTTGTCAGCCTCCTCCTGCGTATCGCCAAAATAGACGTTGGCCGGGACCCGGTAGTCAACAGAGCCGCCCACGTACCCGGCAGGCGGGTTATTTCTGGTGAACGTCCGAACTATTTCTTTATTACCGTATACCATTGTGATTCACTTTGTCACAAAGATAAATATTTTACCGATATGAGACACATAACCGTAAATGCAAATACGCAGTTGCCTGATTATCAATTTTTGGGCAAAAATGGAATTAATTATCCCAGTGATTAAACGACTCCGATCCGGCAAAAACGCCATAATCCCTGAACATGCCTCCACATAATATAAAATCGCTTTTCTTACTACCGTTTATAGATGACAATATATACCGGTAACCCTTTCCTGTTATATAGATAGTCCTTGCATATACAACCTTTCCGGATTCCGTACATATATTCTTATCCCGATAATGAGCAAATCCTTTCTTTACGGCGTTAGCCGTAATCTCCCAATCTCCATTAACCTTGATCCTTTTAACTATTATCTTTATCTTAACAAGAAAATCACGAAGACATTTATCGCTTATAATTATATCATTCTGCTCAAGCTTCTTGGCTAAATCCCTTACCAGCAAATCTGATTCTCCAGACATGATAAACGACTCTGAAAATTTTATATCCTCTTTCTTCGACTCAAGGACCTTAGCCATCTCCTCGGCTTTGGCCCTCTCCTCTAACGCCAGCTTCTCGGCGGCTACCCTGCCACGATATTCCTTAGCCCAAGCCTCAGCAGCGGCGGGAGGATCATTAAAATCAGGAATCACGCATTTGCCTGTAGTGAGAAGCTCTTTAATTCTATCCAAACACCATAACCTAAAATCAACACTAAGCCACTGAGCGAAATCCAAAGCCAGATCCTCACACATCCATGTGCCAGGACTAACCGTACCCCTGATAATCGTAACAGGCTGAAAATCAGCATTACCATATTTTCTGGTAATGGCATTAATTAACTCATTTACAGAAGATAACGATAAATAATCATTTGGTCTCTTTTTAAACGGCTTCGCCATTTCGGTAGCATTCACATAAGTGATACCGTTCTCTGTTTTGAAAGTTATATCATTACCATTGTAGCTAAATATTGTAGATAATCCGTTTTCGTTGGATTTAAACGCCAAAATCCTACTACTATTATTCATAGAATCATTGGAAATAATTATATTTGCACTCATAATAAATTAACCTATGTCCATTACATCGTGAGATATGATGGACATACAAAAATAGCCAATCGAATCGTCTATGACAAATCAATTGGCTATTTTTTATATCTAACACATAAAGATATTTTACAACTTACAAGAGTATCTATCTAACCTACTTATTTAGAAGACTCCTTACAAATTGTATACTTGATTTACAGTAGCTTAACATCTAGTAATACATCATAAATCAATATCTATACATCTGATTATCACCAATGTCGACTTTTCTCCATTGGTTCGTTACCTATTACAAATCTTATCCTCCAAAGCATAAAGCACCTTAGCGACAGTCTTATCTCCATTTACCTTCACACAAGACTCACCAAGATCCCGGACGTCTATAGCCTCCCTAATACGGGTAAGCTCATCGTATATCTCCTCTATCACGTCAGAGATCATAACGCACTCATCAGAGTCCTTATGCTTTGACCACTCTGGAAGATCACCCTCGTAAGGTACGCAAGTGGACGGAGTTATATGTGAACAACTGTATTTTCTCATGCCAGTAACTTATTAACACGTTCCTTTAACGATCTTAACTCATCCGGGCATAACCCGCAATCATTATCGCATAATGATCTTTGCAGACGAATTATCTTGCCCCAATAGGATATATCGGGCTTGTCCCCGATCCTATACCTATGGTATCTCATATATCTACCCCATTGACAAGACAGCCATTCGTCTACGACCTTACATAGATCTATTCTATCAAGGTTTGATATGCTCTGCGCGCCCATCGAGAATCTCCTTTCTCATTTCCTGTACCTCCTCGTCAGGCGGGCATCCATACGGCAGGTTCTTGATCCATTCACGGATCTTTTTCTGCATATTAAGATAAGATACACCAACGCCATCACCCTTAGTACGAACTTGCTTATATATACTAACCACGTCACGCTCCATGGTCTGCAACGGATCTTGCATAACCATACAACCAGCGGTACTTCTAGAAGCGTACTCCATATCGCTAACAGCGGTAGAAGAAGAATGATTCATCATGCTTCTCTCAATCCTTTCCCTCTCGGCCTTTAACGCCTTTTCCTTACAAGTATTACAACCCATAATTATATCTTTAAAATTCAACAATCCACGCAATTAGTAGCCATCTCAAGAAGCTCTCCAACACGATCAATGATCTCATGAGCCGCCTCTATATTATCCAGCCTAACATTAGCTTCCGCTACAGTCATAAGCGTCTCCATCTCCTGTATCTTATTTATAAGATCCTTATCCTTGTCCTCGCATAAGACATCAGTCTTAATCCATAGCCGGTCAAGACGCCTGCGTATAAGATCCGTCTTAAGATACTTGCGACTGAAATTGTAAGTGGAAGGGCTACCTATGATCTTAATGTCATATATACCGTCTGGAAGATCAAGATACTTAACATTGCAATCATCATAATTAAAACAATTGAGACCTAGTGTTAGGCTGGTAAAGGTATTGACCTGATTCTTGCCAAGAAACAACGTAACGGGGTCGGACATGCCCGGCGTAGTGATCTCGATAATCGCCTTCCTATCCTCCAGCAGCCCCCACTCAGACTCATCCAATACCTGCAACACCTTGGGATCACGTGTCTCTAGCACCTGAAACGACAAGCGGATATCGTTCATGTTAACCTTCTTGTCGTACCGGCACAAACTATCGTCATAACGAGCTTGCATATCAAGATCCGGGACATCGGTATAATATGTTTTGACCTCATGACCGTTGATAAACACCGATGTTATCTGACAAACATGAGACCTAGCGACATCAAAAAACACCATCCTTACATTATCCTCATAATCAACGCCAGATGTCGGGTATGTCAATATCTGGGTATTATACTCACCATCGTTACGTCTAGCCACGACAGTAATAACGATAGGTTTCTCTATATCGTAATCATCCATGATAATCCTAGCGGCGAACTTATCATGAATTATCTTCGGTATGATATTGATCTGATTCATTCGTATTTCTTTTTCACAAAGATAACTATAAAGACGAATCTTAAAAAATAGATTCAAAAAATAGTACCACATGAATATATTAGGTGATTATATGCCATTTTACACTAAAATCGTAAAATGGTATATATCTATACGGAAATCCGTACTGGGTTCCACCAAAACCCTCTACCTTCTGGTAAGGTACTTACATCGAAGGCTTCTTTTGCCAATTTTCTGATGATGTTAAATGCAGCGTTGATATCGGCGTTAATAATACTACCGGAAGATGTTTTGAATAATCCTCGTTTGATACGTCTTCCGGCATATTCCTCATGCTTGCAAATCTTCTCGTTATCCAAGAAACTACATTTCGAGGTATAGGATTCCTCAACGATCTTAACATTAATACCCTCAAGTGTAGCTTTATATGATATCATTGAGATAAACATATTAAAAGGAATAGATACAAAGTTCTGGTTATTTCGTTTTCCGATATTGATCTCTTGTTTCCAGCATCTGTTATGACCGATCATAATCGTATTAATGCCATTGGAGACTACGTGATTAATCAATACCCTACTAGCTTTATGAAGATAATCCTTGATCTTGTTATTCCTTTTGTTGGTTAACGACCTTATTCGCTTTGATATTTGTTTATTGCCTTTTAATATTGATTTTAAATATGCTAATCTTTTATTATAATACTGGTTGATGGACTTCAAAGGTCTACCATTGATGATAAAGCAAGAACCGGTATTTGATACGCAAGACGCAAGATTATTAAGTCCAAGATCAATACCAAGGTAATTCCCATTATCATATATAAGGTTTTTCTCTTTCTTATTATATACGATCTCAAGAGCAATATATCCATTCTTAGGAACAAACCTAAGCTGTTGGATATTTTGCTTGTTGGTTCTTGTAGTAAAAGAGAATTGCTTTGGTAACTTAATAATACCTTGCTTTATCCATTTCTGAGAAAAGGCTGTTGTCGAGAAAACAGCCATAAACATCCCGTCTTTGTCAAGATACTTAGGTATTCTTACTTTCTCAGAATATTCACATCTGTTTTTCTTGTTAAGAAGATTGAAGAAGGACTTGAAATTCCGATCAACCATCATAAGTACCTGTTGGGCTACTGGTGTTGGTAAAGCACGATAGTCAACGTCATCTTCTGTTCTTAATTTCTTTTCAAGGGAGTAATAGTTGAGGTATTTATACTTAACAGTATTATCATTCTTATATTGAAAGTAATGCTGCCTAACAACATACAATCCTTTATTGTATAAGCTCTTGCACTTATGCAACAAATCTTGAAGCTCATTGTAATATATTGAGCTTTGCTTGATTATATGTTGTTCGACCAATCTCATGACACAAATATATAGATTATTATTTATATATAAAAATAATTCCTTACATTTGTGATGTAAAGTTATATATAATCACCATATATTATCAAGAAAAAATGGATATATTCGCGCCATGGTCGGTTGGATGAGTGGTTTAGTCGGTGGTCTGCAAAACCATATACCTCGGTTCGAATCCGGGACTGACCTCATATTTGCAATTCTTTTCTGGGGTGATAACCAATAGGTGTATGGGGTTTCTTGTACACCTATTATTTTATCAATCCGAATCTTTTCAACAACACGAATAATACAACCAATATACCTAAGATCGACATAAAGATAATAGCCATCGGCCACCTTGATTCCTCCTTATCGTCTATATCCTTATGCTTGATGTCTGTCTTCTTATCAATATCCTCAATACCGGTGATCGTCTTATCAACGCCAAGGGAATCGGTCGTCACCGTGCTATCCCGCCGGCCGATGACGATATGGGCGTCAGTCACGGACGATACCGGTCGCTCTCCCGTGGCGGGATCAATATCCTTATCCGTATCGAATTTCCTCTCAGTTATAACGATATCGGCATTAAGATCAGAGGTCTTTATCTCCACCATCTTGCGGTCTATAACTTCGTTTATCATCGTCTCTATCCTGCTTATCAGCCGGCTATCAATAGACGCCTCGCTAACCTGCCTCCTGCTTCCACAAGAGGACAGGAATAGCGACAGACCTAAACAAAAAATCGCCCTAAGACTTATCCTTAACCTCATCATCGGCAATCCTCCTTATATCGTCAAACGTCTCATCAGGTATGTTCTTGGAGAAGCCAAACATCTTGAATACGTTTATCCTCTTGAATACGGCCTTGAACACCTTCACCAAATAAGCGTCAGCGAAAGCATCCCCTATCGTATTCAGGAAAAGCATCACATATCCAACAAGGGCTATATACACCCCATATTTGGTAACGGTAAGTATCATGCTAGCCTCCTCCTCGATCGGGTATAACGTCTTATATATAACACATAATGTCATTACTATAAAACAAGACAAAGCGAACTCCTTAAGAATATCAGTGAACCTGACCTCCCTAAGCCATCTCTTGAAACTAAACCTCCTCCTACGGCTTCTACGGAGCTTCCAGCCCCTTACGCTTTGCGCTAACCTAGCCAAAAAATTCGCTATTAATACTATAAGTAATACAGTCAATAAATGATGCACTGGCTGGAAGTAAGCCCAACAAGAAGCACCATACGCAAGCGCTATATTCCATAAAGCCCCCACTCGCTCTATCATTTCTTTGTCTTTCATTTTATACCCTATACGCAAAGTTAACCACTATACCGTTAAGCACCTAAAACACCACGGCGTGTATACCGTTCCTCGTATCAAGGCTGTCAAAATGCAACCAACCCACCTTCCCTTCAAGCCGGAAAGGATATGGTAACATATCTTGATGATCCAAAATCAAGCCTCTGGCCTGTTCCGCCGTCATTGACTTGACATCGAAATCCCCAGCCTTACCCAACACATGAGCGGATAGATAAACATCTTTCTTATCCTTGACTATCTGGCAGATGTTGCATCTAAGACCACGTTGGGAAAACTGCCCCTGCTTGTCCCAATTATTACAATACATAGGCTGTTTAATTATATCCCTCCGTAATATAAGAAGATTATGGAGAAACGCTGTATCAAGAAACTGCCACGATCTGTCCTTCCACTTATTGTATGTATGAGGACACACCAATTCCACTATATCAAAATACGAACCTAATTCTTTTATAATATCATTCCTATCCATATCATCCATTTTTAAAATAATGTAAAATAACAATACCACGATAACCTGATCCTCCTCGACCGCTCGTAGCCCCACTATTAGAAGCTTTAGAGGCTCCTCCTCCACCACCTCCATAATAAGTGGCATTACCTCCATTTTTGCCATTAATAATAACACCCTCAGTATCCTCAACTCCAGCCCCATCACCTCCTCCGTGATTACCACCTTTACCTCCGGATAAAAAGCCTGTATCCCATCCTCTTGTATAAGCTCCCGATCCACCACCAGCGCCCATAGGATAAGGGTATCGGTCAGGATATTTGTTGTTAAAAACATATGATCCATCTTGCCCTGGATTCCCCGGGGAAGGATCATGACCATCCCCTTCAACTCCATATCCGCCTCTTCCACCTTTACCGGCAATAGCCTGATATATACCGAATATACTATCACCACCTATATCTCCTACAACCACCCTATATGTAACACCTGGATTTACGGATATAGTCCCAGTCAGTACACCACCTCCGTTACCGCCACTCCCGGCATTATATACATCGGAATATTCTCCATTAAGACCTCCGGCGACCAACGCGAACTCAACCTCATAGACCCCATCAGGAACCTCCCAATATCCATTATCCTGAGGAGATAGTTCCTCGAATACCTCTATTATCTTCTTTTTGGGTAACATCCTTCTTCTCATCATAAGGCAAACAGGATTTTACCCCCCCCCAATTTAATTTTAAAATATTGATATTCATAATATTATTCTGGTTTAATCGTCCATCTCTGGGCGTAGTTATTTTTTAGCACATATATCTTCTCCATAGGTGTAGCGGGAAACCCGTTGGATGAGCCTTTCACGAATCCCTCTGGGGCCTGCTCCGTGCCGGAAGGACGCTGGTTTTCGGTTGGATAAGCAGCAGTATACATGCTTACCGAAAGACCATAGAACTGATTCCTCTTTCCGTCATTAGCTACCGATGTCATGGTTATCTGATCCCATTCCGTAACCAGTTTATAAAAAGAATCCACGAAATCATCTGATCGTTGCTGGCTATGAGTAGAACAATTCACGTTAAACCATGTAATAGCCCTCATCTCATAAATATAATCCGGAAGCTTATCCATTCTAAGACTATTGCTATGAGCTGCAATGAAACCAGTAAGATGTTCCAATCCCCTTCCAGACATATTATCATCATTCCAACCCGTCCTCCTTTCTCCACTTACCCAGTCATCTAAAAAATAAAAATCAGTAATATTAGGATTTATCTTATCTACCTCGAAAAAAGGAAGGGTATTTATATCAAAATAATTCCACATATCAGAAGGGCCAGGATGTATTTTCAACGAAGTTAATTTAGGAAGATCATTAAACTCCTTTATATACCTATCCAAATAACATGAAGACAATTCAAGGGTTTGAAGATTTTTCATATTCTTTATATTCCTTATTCCGCTAGATTCTATATCCCTAAGATCAAGCATATTAAACATATTTAAATAATATACCTCTGTCTTGCTGGTTATAGCCTCAGGAATTACGGTCATTCTTTGCCCTATATTTTGAAGATCGATATAAATTAACTTTTTGGATCTTGACAACCTGTCTACAGGTATACCGTCATTAACATACAGCGTATGGGATACGACCAAAAACTCAAGTCCTGGTATATCCACAATCGGGAAAGCCGTCATCTTACAAACTTGGATATTGGCAGAATAAATATCACAAGTAAAATCTATCGACACAGCCCGTTGCACGTCCCTCCTCCCATCAGCGTAAGCATGATTATCTATAGGTACGTATTGCGATCCATCCTCCTTCCTGAACCACCACGTAGTATTGGGATTTTTCCTGTGTTGTATTGCCAAAGAACGGAATATAATACAATAATTATCCCGCCCTTGAACCTTGGTCATAGGAAACTGCTCCTTTATTCCATCCCCCCAATCCACATTAGCCATACCGGGCTTTCTGGATCTAAACTCGACAAACGTATTATAAGGATCACCAACGACAGGATCAGGTACATAATTATAATCATCGGTATAATAATTTCTAAGTGCCCTATCCCATGTCGTGAACCACACGAACTTATTTGATGAAGCCTCATATTTATATAATGTCTTAGCCATTACCTATCTTGTTAAAATATTCTACAATAACATTCCTGTCCAATCCCATAGAATCACATAAAAACTCCCCTTCTGGTTGACCCCCAAACGATAATACCTTATCCGTATCATGAGCTAAAACATCTCCATTGCCTACAAAGGTACGCCCATCGTCAAATACGATAAGCTTATATGGCTTATACAACCTCGTGTCAATATCAGAAGATCGTATTGACCTTAACACCGAAGCCTCTGGTGCCATACTAAACCTCCATCCATAATTATTCATAAGCACATAAACCATCTCCATAGGAGTCGACGGAGAGCCATTAGACTGACCCTTTATAAAACCAGAGGGAGCCTGTAATACGCCACTAGGTCTTTTATCATCAGGATTGGCATCCATATATATACTTAGATACAATCCATAAAACTGATTTCTTTTGCCATCGGAAGCAGAGGAAGACATAGTGAGATAATCAAACCCCATCACCTTCTCATATAATGTCGATATAAACGTATCACATCGACTTTGGGTTGACAAGCTGCGATGCATATAAAAGCTATTCATAGACCTCATCTCATATATATAATCCGGGAGATTACTTACATCTATATTACTATAACCGTATGAAGCGTCGATACGCTCAATGTTTCCCAATCCCTTACCGCTCATATACGGATGCCAGCTCACGACAGGCCCATACCATCTATTTATATGATCGAAAATCCTTAAGCTAGGATTTATCTTATCCACCTCATCCATAGCCGGGCATGTATTAGGGTCAAACGATGGCATAGCCACTCCCGGGGATATATATAATTCTCTTAGCTTGCTAAAAGACAGCCATTCCCTTGGATATACCCTAACCCTGCAACCTTCCAAAGCTAATGTTACAAGATTAGGCCACATAGAGGGGAATTTCCTTATATTAGAAGACTCCGTATCATTAAAATCAGCCGTTCGACTTAAATTAATGCTTCTCAACTTAGTCAACCTATCCCAATCGTCCGGTATGGATGTCAATGTCCCTGCACCCAATTCGTTAAGTACTATATACTCTATATTTACCGATCTACGTATCCTGTCTTTAGGGATATCGGTTATATTCACATAGCCGGTAATGGATAAGGTTAAGTTGATAATACTTGGGGCGTCTAATATCGGGAATCCTACCATCATTATCCTCGCTGTTCGAACGTATGTAATATCATTCGTAAAAGTCATGGTAATGACCCGATCTTTATCTAGTCCATCAGCGTAAGCATGATTGGGGACGGGAATATACTCACTCCCATCTTCCTTATAAAACCACCATGGATGGCTATCCGGATTCTTACGATAACTTATATCCCTTCTCCTAAACATCAACTTATATCGCCCGTATATGGATTCGCTCCTGTCCTTCACGAAAGGAAATTGATCTTTATTCCCATCACCCCAATCGACCTCGCACATGCCGGGGGTCTTGGAATGAAACTGTATACTCTCATTATAATTATTAACATCCAATATAGGATCAGGCACATCATCGGTAGTATCATTCCTGTTAACGCCCCTAAAAGCGTATTTACCCTTAGTAAAAAAGGTTATAGACCCTTTATTCGTATCCTTACATATCAGCCTCATACCTCTCCCTCCTCTATTCTCCTGAAATACTCGACAACCGGTGAACTGTCCAATCCCAGATCGTTACAGATATCTATAGCCTCGTATTTGTCAGCGAAATTATACTTACTCATATTATCATCCAATACATCTCCGCCGAACACGGATACATGACCGTCCTTTACGCCAAGGACGAACGGGGTAATCCTAGCCTTCCCAGCCCGCCTTGCCCTCGTAAGGGCGGCCTTAGAAGCCGGGGCAGGGGCCAAGACCCATGTCTGCCCGTAGTTATTGGTAAGCACATACACCTTCTCCATAGGCGTCGTAGGATTACCGTTGCTAACACCCTTATCAAACCCCTCAGGGGCTTGATAAACGCCAGATGGTCTCTTGTTGGTAGGAGCTGCGGAAGTATATAAATCTAAGGTGAGTTTATAAAACTGATTCCTATTACCGTCAGAAGCCGTCTGTGACATCGTTATATAACTCCACGACATTATCTTATCATAAAATGTATTTACGAATGTATCAGCCCTCTCCTGCGTATTTATAAATGTACCACCATCACGCAAAGTCCATATCCTAAATTCCCTTACCTCATACAACCAATCTGGGAGATCGTCTACCGGTACCGTGCCTGAATTACAATACGTGCCCTGAATCTTATTCAACTTACCTTCTACTAGATCTTGTTTCCATGAGCTACCACTACTCATAAAAGTAACGCCTGTCTTATCATCTCCAACCTTATCCACCTCATCAAATACAGGTATATTATTCCGATTGCTTATAATGCTTATACCTTTTGCTGGAATAGAATTAAAAGCCGGATCATAAGAAGGGATGTTACACCAGTTGAAGTTAAATTCAGTAAGATTCTTCCATTCAGAGAATCTTCTCCAATTAGAATCAGGATTATCAGCGAAATTAAAAACGAAATTACACCCAAAATACTTCAATCTTTTCATTTTTAAAAACCCCTCCGGCCAATTATCCCAAACACCAGGGTGAGAAAAAGACCCCATCTGTATATTACGAAGATTAACGCTCTTGCTTATCCTGTCATATGGGATATCTCCATTTTTTAAAACGGACCTGACCATAGCCAAATAAGTTATATTAGGTAGATTAACTACAGGAAACTCATGGAGGACAATACCCTCCATATTGAACTCCCCATCGATTACGTTAGAGAACCTCATCGTAACCTCCCTACGCCTGATATCGCTATACTTATGTGGAGGAACCGGTATATACTGAGATCCATCCTCCTTCCTATACCACCATGTAGTATCGTCAGGATTCTTTTTGTACTCAATATCTAAAGACCTGAATACTATCCTATAACTACCGTCAGATATCTTGACCAAAGGGTATTGATCCTTTGTCCCGTCACCCCAATCAACATCCACGAATCCCGGTTTAGATGTCGAGAACCTAAGATTGCGATTAAAAGCATCCGCTGATATTATCGGATCGGGTATATAATCAGCACCCTTACCATCAAAACAAGGGAATCTATCCTCATTCACTATAAACGTGACATAGGACGCTACCGTGTCGTATCCTACTAAAAAAGCCATACCATTAATTTATTGAGGTTATATCATAAGACACCCATTCCTTATATCCATTAACCATCTCATATACTTTGTTGATGGCCTTGCATACGACGGCGAATCCGATATCCACGTTAGGGAACTTCTCGTTAAGCTCATCTATTGTAAGCTCCTTGGTTATGCTCTCATTCCACTTACGCATCTCCTTTACCTCCATAAGGATCGGTTTACCAGTTGCGCCTACGCTCATGACCCACTCTCCCTCACGATTGGCATCCGCCAGATCGGGGAAGATAGTAACGCCAAACAACTCCGTGAGCACGAACTCATCACCGTTCCGGGTAAACGACACCGCCGCCCCGGGGGTCAAGACTACCTCGTTCACCGCCAGCATACTCACCAGCTTCTTGGCTCCCCCTGATACGGTACCATTCAACACGACAGTCACGTTACCCGTAGCACTATTAACGAACTTGATATCATTCTTCTCGCTATTTATAGCCTGTAACCTAGACCCAGATACGATATTTACGATCTCATAATTCTTGTCGTAAGTGCTCTGTAGCGTCACATTACCGTATTTAGTATCGATAAGGGTAATCCACTTAGCCTTACCACCTACTATCTCAACAAGCTTATAAAACACGTCATTGCCGTCAGCGTCAACCCATCTAGCTATAGCTCCAGGAGCGAAATTAGTCACCTCCCGATCTTGGGTATAACTTATAGTGCTTTCCGTAGGCTTATTAGTCAAAGTAACATAAAGGCATTGCTCTACGTCGGCTTCCATCTTAACTATCCCAGCTCCATCGTAATAATAATCAGGTACATTTTTTTCTCGTATCAACAAGATAGTACCTTCCTTAAGCTTATCGGCGTTAGTTGGATCATCCACGAAAGACTTCATCTGGATATAAGTATCGAAGATAATAGACGTACTCTTATCCTCTATCTTCTGATTGATATCATTGACAATATTATTAATCTCGTCTTTCGTATAATAAGGAGATAAATCAACCTTCGGGCCTTCCTGCTCTAAAGCCTGAGTTCCATCCCACCAATAATCAGGTACCTCCTGCTCCCTGATCCAGAAGCTGTCCCCCACACGGAGCTTAGCCGTGTTCTCCGGAACCGCCAGCCACTCATTCATGGCATCGACCGTATCAAAGATATACGCCGCGTTCTTGCCCTCAGCTATACGTCTTACGACAGCCAACTCGCTCTCGACATCGCTAAGTCTTTCCTTTATATTATTGATCTCCCGCTCTAACTTATCATAATTATCCTCCTGATCTATAGCGTCACCGATGGACATATAAACCTCGTTAGTGAGCTTATTGTAGGTAACACGAGCCACCTTCTCGTAGGATGTCTTATACGTAGATGAACCCTTACTGGTATGACAAACAAAATCATACGTATTTTGATACACCACAGATCCACCGGTATTGATGAAATTATATCCGTCTTGGCTCATCGTACCTCCCTTGTATCCAACAAGTTCAAAAGAACATTTACCCGTACCTTTAGATCCAAACCATGTAGCGTAGGCCATGAAATACGTCTCTTCAGGTAGGATATCATAATATTTAGCCCTTAAATCCTTCACCGACATCCAAACACATTCCTTACCAGGACCGGTATTATCACCACCCCATTTAAGAACTTCTCTAACAGAGCTATCTCCATTTCCGGGACCAGACCAACCTACAGCAAGATTATCTATGGTGGGAACATTAGAATTAAGGGCTTCCATCATCGTGTCCAAGTCCCTTCCGGAACTTGATTCCCATAAATATCTGAACGTCACAAAATCAACATCCCCGATCTTAATGCCTCCGGTATTACTAGGATATGTTTTTGTGACTAACTCATAATACCATTTACCATCACGGAAAGTAACCCTTATCCTCTCTACTTGCTTGGGGGATATAAAGACATATGATCCGCCAACAGAAACGTTATCGCCATCAACCGCACGGGAAGTCCCATCCTTTGGATCCTCAGGGTCCACGGGGGTGTAGATCGCAGCCTGCTTATCTCCGGCATTGATAACAACTATATAATAGCTGTCCCCATCAAGACCCTCATCATGAGCCATGGTTACAAAGCCCTGCTCGCTATCCGGCCTCCATTCAACGACAACCATATGCTTATCCATAGGTATACCGGAAACGCTGTTAACGTAATTGGTTGACGACATGAAAATGGCATGATCATCATAAGCCTCATCAACACGTTGATGCTTAGTAGCCAATCCGTCAAGACGTGATATCTCAATGGGGTCAGTTACCTCGACCCCATTATAATCATACCACTTATATCCTATCATCGTATTCTCACGACGATATTTCCTTTTTCTTACGACCTGACCTCCAGCTAAGGCGTCAATCATAAAATAATCATTACATACTTTAACCATAGCCGTTCAGATTAACAGGTTTGACATAAACAAGCCACGATAGTAGCGCCAACAGGAATGGCGGTCAGCGTAGTCCCCACCGGGTAGGTAGGAGAGGATGACTCCATCACCATCAACGACGTCCGCTCTACGACCATATTGTTATCAATCAACCGGCTCCCCTCCACATAGAACCGGCCATCGGCCACCTCATAGCACTCTCGCACCGGAACCATATGTCTTTGGCTCTTATCCGCATAATCGCAGATCGTCACCTTAGCCCCATCCGGTATAGACGTAAGCTCATCACCTACATTATAATCAGGATGATCAGAGTACACGACATACAATATAGACTTAATATCCTGCAATGCCGGATTGACTGTCCTGAATCCCTTCAAATGTATCTTATGACCACCGATCTCATAACAATCATCCACGTCCATGATATTAAGATCACAACTGATAACCGTCCAGCCGTTAATAACCGTCTGCGTAGGGGTAGTATTGATAGGATGATCGGGGTCGGTAGACTCAACGATCTTATAGTCGAAAGTCTTTACATCCAGATTTCCGTTCAACGACTCCTGTCTCCTGATCTTCACCGTACCCTTTCCGGTATCATAACAAGTCTCAGTGGTATCTATAAGTCGATCCATATAATCCGGCTCCTCGCATTCGATACGAGTGAAATTAGATGGCAAAGAGGTATATTGAGTACCAACATGGATATCATTGTCTGTAGAACTCAATACATGATGATTATACGACCTAACATGATTTAAAGGGTTGATAACGTAAGTGGATTTAATCCTTACCGATCCTCCCGGTGTCGAGTAACATTCTATCGCATTTCTGGTAATACGATCATCCAACCTTTCTAGAGCACACCTTTCACGGATAAAATCCGCAGGGATATTATTTATCCTATTTCCTAGCCCATACTTATTATCAGACGAGTCCACAATCTCCCAGAACTGGTTTCTTTTCCCAAGATCACCGTCATAAGACACCACATGTCTCATACGCACGCTTCCGGCTGATGTCTTGTAACACTCCTCGATATCAATAGGCATCCTATCTTCCATATCCGTGAAATCACAAGACACCAAAGAGAATCCGTCCGGGAGGGTAGCCAGTTCGGCCCCCGGAACGAAGCCGGCGTCATCCGATTCAAGCACCTCGAAGCGGACGTATCTTGCCTTTATCTTGGAGTCATAAGAAACCAACCTACGAAGCTTGACATTGCCATTGCCTCCGTCATAACACTCGACATAAGACCGGATGTCACGCTCCTCCATATCGTCGAAATCACAGACAGTCCTTACCCACGTATCTGGCAAGGAACTGAAGCTGGCGCCCTCAGGTTGTGACGGATCGGTAGTCTCCAGGACTTTATAGCTCTTATCCCTAACTCCTATATTCCCGTCCCATGACGTGAGAACCTCCAGCTTCACCTTACCGGCCGGTGTCTTATAACATTCTACAGTTACCTCAATATCCCGGTCCTCCATATCCGTGAAGTCACAAACGACCTCAACCCAGTCATCGCTTATGCTGGTGATAAACTTACCTACCGGATTCTCAGGATCGGTACTTTGCTTGACGCGATACCATTCCTTTCTGGTACCCATCTCGTAATCAAATATCTTATATCCCTCTATCTGCACCCTTCCGGTTCCGGTATCAAAGCATTTAAGCACCGGTATTATCTCCCTTTGGGTCATGTCCGGGAAATCACATACTATACGACTCCATGTATCGGGTATCTTATCATACTCCGTACCGATAGGATTGCTATCGTCAGTCGTATTTACCACCTCATAATGGGATACCTCCGGGTTCAGGCGGGGGTCTACCGACTCAACGCCCTCGATCTGGACCTTGCCCCCTTCCGTGGCGTAACATTTACTTACGAATATCAACTCCCGATCGGTCATCTCCGCTATGCTACAATCTATAGCTACCCACTCGGCAGGAATCTTATCCAATTCCGTACCAATAGGCGTATCAACATCTGAAGAGTTGATGATAAATATCTTCTCGGCCAATATCTCACCCTTATTATTCATATAGGTATGGATACGAGCCTCTACCTGACCTCCCGGAGTACGATAACATTGGTTGACGATCGACACACGGGCGTCCTTGATGTTAATGAACTGATAGTCCTTTTTAGGAACCTCACTTACAAGTCTCTTTACTCCTTTATCATCGAAGTACACGTAACACCCGTCATTCCTCATCATGACCGGATACGTCTTTCCGTCTATGACAACACCTGAGAAGTCATCTGGCGGAACGGAGAAACCCATGCTTCCGAATATAGAAGCCAGTCTCTTTAAATACTCATTTATCGCAGACATAATATCATATTTTAATTCTACTGCCTCAAAGATAACAAAAAAGGGAAGAGAATTGAATCTCTCCCCTTTAGGAAATATATGAACGCAAAAAAGGTTCTTTATTTCGGCTCAGTTACGATGGCCGGTCCAAGACCAGCGGCAGCACCGATCATGTTAATCATCTCCTGAACACCCTCATGAGCGCCATAGCGTACACGTAAGATCAGATTAACCGGATCATCGGCGAGAACCTTACCGAATCCTTGAGAGTACCTATGAGGATTAATCGTGATCTGGAAGTCCACGTATTGGGCTGTTTGTTCAACACGGCTGTATTCGTTCATGAATGTCCGTCCCATGAAATCCTGATGTTTCGGGAAACCGTTGAAATGAGCATAGCCCTTCAACTCGTCATCCATCATATTACCGCCGACATGAGTACGTGGTGCTTTGCTGGACAGTCTCTCGAAATTAAGTTGATCCCACCAGATAGGAGACCCCTCGTCAAGAGAATCAGGATAACCTCCGCTAGCGCCAACGATCTCAACGCTATCCTCTACATAAGTCATTTTATCCATCAAGCACTCTGACGGAGATAATAACATTTCCTTACCACGGAAACGGATACCGCACTTGCAGTTAGTACCAAGTTCCTGAGCCGACTCCAATTTCTTCCACATACGGTTGCGGTAGGACGCCGGAGCCTCGCTGGTGAAGAATCCCTCGAACACCTTGTCGCACTCATCACACGACATGTTAGTATATACCGTTGTCTGGAAGCTATGCTGGCAAGCCGCAGGAGTACCGTAGTCAGTGATCTCCAGTTCCGGGAAAGCCTGTTTGATTTCCTCCAACGCACTGTTTCCGCACTCATCATCCGGGATCGTGATATAATACTTCTCGGTGGATACCTTACAAGAACCACAAGCCGACCAAGAAGCGGTACGAACCGTAGGATTCTCACACATATCGGATGTCTTAGCCACATAGTAGATAATAGCCGTAGGATTGGCCTCCACGAAAGTAGAGATCTCCTCATCCGTCAATTTCTTGGAAGTAGCGGCAATATACAAACCTGATCCCTTGATCTGACTCATCTTATTAACCGTATCGGCTACAACGTTAGGCAATGACTCCACCGTAGCAGACATATCAAAACCGTCATCCTCCAAGGAGATAGAATACAGATAACCACCCTTAACCTCGGTATAGTTAGGAGGACAATCCGTACATCCTTTCATGATAGAGATCAGACGTTGAGTATAATCAGCCGGTTTAGCGCCTTTCTTCATCACCTTATAACGTGACATGCTACCCTCGATAGTCTCACGTACGATCTTCAATCCTGGATATTGAGCGCGAACCTCAGCTAATGCCAGATCATCACCAGTATCGCATACCTCCATGCAATAGAAATTGACATCCTCCGTCTCAGGCTCAGTAGCCTCATTAGTACATCTTGTAACCGGAATGATATCAATATAATCGGATAATTTACCACCACCGGCAATAGGTTGGTTCTTCATCCGCTCGATACACTTCAATACGGCGGGTAACAAATCAACCTCCTCGCAAGGATCACATTCCTCGCATTGATTAGGGGTATTGTCGCAATCATCCAAGAGGATAGCGTCAAAGATCTCAACACGACCTCCCTCGTAGCCAAGAAGCTCGAAAGCCCTGCCGGCGAGAATCAAGCGGATAACGATACGGTCGCCCTTGGAAACGGAGAAAGCCGTGTCGTCAGAGACACCATTGTATCCTAAGATAACGTCATCGACATAAGCGTGATCCTTCTTCGGCCAGGAAGCGTAAATCTCGGTGATCTCATTCAACGAGAACAAAGGCGTGGAAAAATCCTTGTCATATATAGAGCGGGAAGCCGCTTGTTCATTACGACCGATACGGATCTCATAACGCTTATCATTACGAGGCTTACCGGTAAAATCAATCACGGCCTTACAACCGTTCTCGGAAGTATCTTTAGTATCGTAAATACCGATCTGTCCTTCCTTTAATAAGATGGAATCAACATCCACCATCTTAGCGTGTGGGGATACGAAAAGTACCCTGTCTTGCGGTCTGTGCAACATATTATCAATATTTTAATTTAAAAATCATTTACCTAACGCAAACATAATCATAAACAACATCACCGCAATAAAATGAGGTCGTGAGTATACGACATAATATGATGTTTACATTTTATGTAAAACAAAAAGCCTACCCGTTTCCGAGTAGGCTTAATGATCAAACTAACGGTGTTTATCTAAAAGAAGCCACATTATCCTTATCAAACCGATACCTCTGCAACTCATTCTCGTTAAGGTTGAATTGCTTGGCGACCATATCCAAAATCTCCTCCACCAAAGGATCGGGCAGCTCAGGGTCGATGTCCGTGGACCGCTCACCGGCGGCGTTGATGTACCCGGCCAGATCCACCCGTACCGGATTCCGGTAGTAGGTCATCCTGACCTCGTCTGTACGAAAGCCGTCCTCATACACCACGACCTTCCCGTCACCTATGGTGTAGAACGTTTCCCGATAGTCAAAAGAAGGCCTATTGTTATCATCCCCAAGAAGCTCATGGACATTCTCGTTCTTAGCCTCCCACATGACAAAATCTCCAACCTCACATCCGTTATAAGAAAACGATCCTTTTATATTTGAGAACCATAAATAATCATCAGGAAGACCGAATGATGTAGATTCGGGATCATCAATATGACTAACCTCATTAAGCGATTTCCAGTATACCAGAAGAGTTTGTATAGATCGGATGGTCTCATCATCCTTCCTATTAAGATAGTATCTTATCAACCTGTCCTGAGCCTCATTGAACAAAAGCACGAACCTCCCGGGATCAAGCTTAATCCCACCATTGGCGAGATTCTGCTCATTCTTCTGCAAAGACCTTAGATACGCTTCTTGGATCGTCATCGTCATTCCTCCTTATCAACCTTATCACCTTCCTCTACGTCTTCCTCCTTCTTGACACCCTTAACCTTCTTGGTCTTGGTCTTATCGTCTATATTAGAAATAGACATAAGTTCCTCGTACTCATCCAAGACATTAGCCTTTACACTGATAAGATCTTTCTTGGTAGCCAAGAACTCGGCGGACGTACGGGTGTCAGGACCTATGATCTGACCATTATATCGCAAGCCAGATGGAGTCATGTTGATACGACCGTTACGTTGAAGGACATTTACGATACGATAGAACTCAAGAACTTCCTCGAAATCACCCTCCAATGAACGATCCCAAATATCAAGCAGATAATCGATGTTGGTCTTCTTCTCGTTCATCCAGTTCGATAACGATCCGGTGTAATAATCATCCTCCGTAAAATCAGGACGAGTCACGATGCCGATATACAGAAGAAGGTCGATGACAGCCTGACGTTCCTTGCCACCTTTCTTAAGGGCGTTGATGAACTTATAGCTGATATTCATCTTATTGATCTCACGCTGCTGAACGAAATCCTTGGCGTTGTCTTTCTCAATGAAACAGAACATGGAGTTCATGAAAATAGGATCACCATCCATTTCCTGAGGAGTCAACATGCCAGAAAATACAGCCAGATATAAATAAAATAACTCAACGGTATTAGCCGTGTTATAAACCTTACCCATATAGATCTTGTCTTTAGCATCATCCCAAAACTCGAAATTGGTCTGGGAAAGATCCTTCTGGGAAATATTCTCAAAAGGCTTCATTATATTATTGACACGCTGATCAACCAACTTATCAACCTCATCCTTATCCATGCCATTATAACATCTTGATCTTGGATAAAAACCGGTATTGTAAACTTCTGAGAAATCATCCCACGGGCAACATACGTGAGTAGCATTCTCCGGGAACGGAGCCTTGGCTATATTGGCGTCTTGGAAGGCCTGCGGAGCGCTTCCGTCGTGTTTACCTACCACCTCATACAAGGTATCTGACATGATATTGAAGCCATTTACCTCGACCAATACCTTCTTTGATTTTAAAATCTCTTTCATTTCCTTATTTTTGCGTTACTTTCCTAAAAAAAGAGGAGAGGAATATCCTCCCCTCTAAAAACCAAATTACATATGAAAAAAAACTTAGCCGAAGTAGTTCGGTTGAAGCTCGATAATCAAGAACTTGCTGTTATCCATAACCCAAGCCGCTGAAGCTGAGTGGCACCAGAATTGCTCTTTCATGCCCGGCAAGGATGATACGATCTCATTACCGTTAGCTTTGTGTGCCCAACGACCATACTCATAACCCCACCACATGCTTACGCCTTCTGGCTTGATATAAAATACGTTGTTATTCATATTACCTAACTTAGCGTTAGCCGTATTAGGAATAGCGGAATATGCGTTAGTCGATCCAGCGTCAGTGATATTCTCAATAATACAAGAATAAGAGGATCTAGGATACATGCCATTCACTAACTCGCTACGATCTGTCATGTCAGCGTAATCCAAAGAAGGATCGTGCTCGAACTCTACATTTCCGATGCCGGGAAGAAAAGCGCCCTTAACCTGTACCGGACCTAAGATCATAGCATCATTAGTACCAGAGATAGGATTAGAAGGCAACATACGGTCACTACCCATACCCCAGCTCAAATTACTCAACGTAGTAAAGAAAGCCTCTCTAATCAACTTCTCTAAGTTGACCATAGCCATAGCTCCTACCTTGAACTTAATCTTACGCTCCGTAATAGGAAGATCTTGACGACCACGGAAAATATAAGCGGCAGCAGCCATAAGAGTATCCTTAGTAATACCCATCGGGCGACTATAGTAGATAGTATAACCACGGCGAAGCTGACGGTAGATACCCTCATTCAAATGGATAGGACCATTTTGATCCATAATAATACCACCTTCTTGCCACATCAACTGTCTAGCTTCCAGCTTAACCAACTCAGCCATACAGAATACCTCCAGCGTGGACGCTACCTTAGCCGTACGTAAATCAAGTCTACCATTAACAGTCTTGCCGATAATAGCCAAATCAGGAATATTACCCTCATACTCGCTTCTCATGGCATTCATACGACGAAGGGCAGTCTCCACGAACTCTGAAGTGCTATTCTGGGCGGCCTGCATGGACTTCATACCAGCATACATAGTTGTCTCACCCTCAACACCACGGTGGTTTCCTAAACGGAACTCACAAGTCATGGAACCGGCCTTGTCAGCTCCAGATACCTTAGAGAACTGGGTACTGTACTCACCAAGGGCATGACCGATCTTCCAATAACGGATACCCGGACGTAATTTCTCTTTAGGGAAGTATTTAGTCTTACCGCCAATAACACGACCCCAATAACGTGTCAAATCTCCTTCTGTCTTAGACGGGATCTCACCTGAGATAAGAATATTACAGCCGTTAGCGGCGTCGTAGGTAATGACATCATAAGCCGTAAACTCAGAGGTATTCAAAACGATATCAAACAAACTACCGTCAATACCCGGTTTCAAATGATGAGTCGAAGTATCCTCCGCCGTAACTACAGCGAATGTCTTTGTAACGGGAAGATCATAACGGAAAGAAGCACCGATACCGTTAACGGAGATCGTAGCACCGTTATTAATCATACCCATATACATTGGGACAGGATAGTTGGCGATGTTAGAGAATAGGTTCAACATACCAAGGAAATTCTTGTCCGGATTCTCATAATACCAGCTCGCTAATGAGCCTAGGTTATGCTCCACGAGCGAAGTCTTATAGTTCTTGGCGTCGGTGAAGGCGATAACGTTATCACCATTCACGGTAGCCGGAAAACTTTTTGTTAAAAAAGGATTCATAATTATCTATCTTTTAATGTTATACACTCTTTGATCCACTTAGATCAAGGAAGTTAGCCTCTATAGTATCATTATCGATATTATTCTTATTTTGCTTTCCTCCCTTATTGCCAGAAAGAAGAGTGATGGTCTTCTTATTGACCTCCATCTTAGCCTTGTTAGTCTTCTGTTTAAGGAACTCGTCCTTATTCATCAAGAACAAAGCCAGATCAGCGGCCATGTCCGGATTCTTGATAGCTTCCGAATAAGCTTTATCTATAGCCGTATGACCTTGATTGTCTATCGGCTTGGTAACGAAATCGACAGCCTTACCTATCATCGTGTCAGTCAACTGGAACCCTGAGCTTATAGACGTCTTAAGACCTTTCTTATAGATCTTCATCTGCTCAATCAACTCCTGTTTCCTTTTCTCGGATTTTTTCTTCTCCTCCTCGATAAGGTTATCCATCTCCTTTTTCAGGATATCATGGAACTTATTGGCCTTGGACTCAATGAACTCATCGCCCTTACCAATCATCATCTCCATATTATCCTTTATCTCGTCTTCCGGCATACCCAACATCTTATAATAATGCTGGATGACCGCAAGCTGATCATTCTTGTTGCTCATATCAAGGTTGTCCAACGGCGCCTGAATGTTCTGATATTGGTTTAGAAGCTGACCTACGTTACCTCCAGCCTTATCCACCTCTATCATCTTCTTCATAAAGTCAGACATAGAACCGGTATCAACCTTATCCTTCAACAACTCATCGGCCTTATCCTTGATCAATCCCTCCACTATATCAAGTAGATCATCTTCTTTTGTGATGGTAGAAAGATCAACTGGCTTGTCATCTACCATAATATCAAGGTTATCGATACTGTCGATGATACCTCTGGCGGCCATCTTCTCCAAGAAAGATTTCCCGTTAAAACCTGATACCACGTTATTATTATCAGTACCGCCTTCGCCAAAGGAATCCGGGTCTGGGTTGGTAGCGTCGCCGCCCTTATCCCCGCCACCTTCAGCCGCTCCGCCGTCGGCAGGCTCTTCCTTGGTATCACCTATAGGATTACCATCCTTATCATATTTACCCTCGATATTATTCTTATCGCCATCACCGTCACCACGGTAAAAAAGTTCCTCGACACTCATGGTCTTAAAACCCTTAGCGAAATCACCCATGTCATTCATACAATTTCCTTTTTTGCTTTTTACAAAAGTATTATTAATCCAATTACCAATTAAATCAAACCCATTATAGTATATGACAGAATTTTACGCCAAAATGATTACAGATTTTGTAAAAATATTTACAAAACTTGTAATCAATTCTTGTTTATTATTGACGTAAACCTATCTGTATCAGAACGTTTGTTTCTAGCGTCTATCTCCTTTTCTTTTAATTCCAACTTTCTTTTCTCTATCTCCTCACGAGATCTTCGCTCAGCCTCGGCGTTAGCCTGTCTGGTTCTCATCTCCTCTTCCTTGATATCAAGATCTCTTTCCCTTAAAGCCCTATCAGCCATAGCCTCGACATAATCCATGCCTTCAGAGTTGTTCTCGGTCCTAGCCGCTTGACCGGCGGCCATTATGCTCTTACCCCTTAAGTCGAAGTTGCCCTTGATATAAGCCAGCTCCTTATCCTTCTCATGCTCATCATTACGCGCCTGTTGCTCGGCCTCGGCTTGCTGCTGGACAAGTCGCTGTTGATTCTGGTATTCTTCCTGCCTTACACGATCGGCGTAAGATCTAGCATCCCTTCCGATCTGATTCATCTCAGCCGTTGAGTTGGCGCTCATCATCCTAGTGATATCAAGTAAGTCATTACCTAACGTGTTTGTCTGTAATATATATTGTTTCAAATTCTCCAACTCCAGACGTTTCTTGGAGTTAGAGACAGCCATAACATTAAGATGACGTAACGACAAGCTATTATCCGTAAGACTGATGTAAGCCAAGGAAAGATCGCTATTCCTGTACATCACGGTCCAATCGTATCCTTTCTTCTGGCATACTTGAGCCACGGCTAGATGAATATCCAATGTCCGTTTCTTGAAGTCATCGAAATCATTAAAGTAAGCCTGGGTCTGTAACATGGTAGCGTTAACCCCCTGTTTTACGCCCGTAGAACTCTCGTATCTGGTTGACTGACCCATTGCCTGCTCTGATATACCTATCATCCTATAAGCCATCATATAGGCGTAAGACGCCATTTCCATACGGGATCTTATCTGATCCGTATTAGTAAGATCATATACACCAAACTGGTTATATATGCTACTCATCTGCGGATTCTGGTAAGGATTATTCGTATCATTACCACCTACACCCATAAACGATACAGACTTAACGATCTGCATAAAAGTAGCTAAAGCACCCTTCTTGTCCATCATATCCTTATATTCCGTAGGCAAGAATCCCAGGTCGCCTAAGAAGAACTTACCGATCTCCTTCTCGGCGTTGTTGTATAGCTGGTTCATAGCAAGGTTATACATCATCTGGAACGGCTGTACGCGATCAGCGAGACTGGCCCCTATAAATCCCGAAACCGGAATGACATAATCATACAGACTACTATCACCATGTATCTGATGAGGTATTGGATCCCCGCCAATATATATAGGCTTATCCATTAAATTACCTCCGGTGATCTTAACTCCAAACCTAACCTCAGGCACATACTCCAAGATATAGGTATTAACCTCAGGATCACCAACGGCTTCTGCCATCACCCTCTTCACCTTCTTTATCCCGTTCTTCTCCAAAAACTCAGGCAATAGCTCGTCGGTAACAAGCTCCTGATCCACCATCCCGGTCTCCGTCATGTAAGTTATTAAGAATACCGGTTTCATGGATACCCAATATCCCTCCATGACCCTAAAAAGGCGAGAGTCTATCTCATATCTCTTGCCATCGGCCATTCCGGAGTTGAAATATCCAAAGGGATGGAAGCGGGGCAAGAAGCGGGGCTGGGTGTGCTCCTCCCCGTCCGGCCCGAAGGTGTGGTACTCACCCATCGGAACGCCGTAGTAATCCTCAGCGGCGACTATAGATTCATAGTCATGGTATCCCTTCCATGGGACAACCTCATTCTCGTACATACCGGTAATAGACGGCTTCTTTTTCTTCCAGTCATACCTAGTACCGTCATTAGATACCCATCCCTCATAATCATCATCACCGCCCATAATACGACGCTTGTCCTTGGCCGTCATCTTATGGCCGTATCTTGATATCAGCTCAACACCCTCGTAATAATGAATACGGCCCACATAAGATCCGTATTGCGGGTATTTCACGTCAGGATGGAATACCTCCATCGGGCTCCATACCTCCGGACGATAGTAGTCGAAGCCAACGAAATGATTACGGAACATCTTTCCGCTAAGAAGACGATCCCTGAAATTCTCCCTGTCAAGCTCATCCATATAAAACCGGCTACGGTCGGCCTCGATCGCATGATCCCCCCATACCGCCGCCTGCGTCTTCCATCTTGTACTCATGAACCTATGGATATCATCAGGGGTCATAGACACTTTGGCCTGTTGGATTTGCTGAACATAAGCCTGACGCTCCTCCTCGGAATTAAACTCATTGTACGTAGGATCAAGACCGGCCTCCACAAGACGCTGATTAACGATAATATCCCACTGTTCTTGTATATGACGATGAAGTAAGTTTGACATCGTATCCTCATACTCACTTATAGCCATATCCCCTACCTCATTAACCGTATACTTATCCTGTAGGTTTGTCAGCCATCCCTCAAAGGCATTTACGATACCACCTATGATATCATAATGCTTCAAGAAAGAAGGTATCCTTATATCGCTCCTTAGCTTCTGTACGCTCCTTAACTGAGGGATAACATCCGCCATCTCCATAAAAGATAACTTACCATCCGCCATCAGATAATAGTCACGGTACATCTGGTTATGATCATACTGTTTCAATCCTATCGTCTCAAGAGCGTCCATACAATCCTCCTTCCATTTCCTGTTCTTTTTCTTCGTGGAAATAGCCTGAGGAGGTAATCCTAATAACGCTCCTTTTGCTGGAAACGAATGATCTCTATTAAACACTTCCATGATTATTCAATTTTATTTACAACAAAGATAGGCGTTTAATTGACATTCATTTACCTAAAAGCTCCTATAGATACCGATCCAAAGGCAGAGGCATATACCTCATGGTGTTTATAAGCGTCTTCCTTGCGGGCATTATTCATCTCCTCGATCTTCGATTTAGGCATGTAGTTGTTATCGTCAAAATATCTGGCGAGAACCAACGCATGCCCGAACGCTATTATCCTATCGACGTTCAATCCGGGCTTGTACTGTATTATTTCATCCAGTAGAGCTATATCATCAATCAACTCAATACCCTTGACAGTTATATCAAGACCAGTCTGATCATCATAACCAATAACGAAATCCTGCCAGCAATAATCCACCACGCACGAGAATAGCAGGTTCTGGTTGCCGGGGGTCGGGTATAGCCCCAGCTTGCTGTTCTGCCGGGAGCCGGCCTTCACATACTTATTGGCTATTGCCTCACCAGCAAACAGAAAGAAAGACGCTGGCATACCGCTTTTACGGTTAAGATACTGCTCATACATCTGGTCAGCGTTCTCCATAAGACATATAGCACCATATCCTTTCTGAAGTACCTCGCATGTACGACAGAATTGGTCTATAGATGATGGGCGGGATACGTAAGAGGCAACTATTCTATAGGCATAAGGATCTCGGATACCAACACGCCTTTTGAATATATAAAAGGATCCCAATGAAGGAGTATCAGACTTGGCCTGCTTATACGGATCTTGGCCCGCCACATAAATAAAATCATCAAACCTATTGGATTGAGGCATCTCGAATATCTGGACAGGAGCGTCAATAACACCGCCGCTAAACGGGAATCCAGCCAGTTGCTTATTCGATTTAGTAGTCCCCAGTTTATTACCTGACTCAAGAAAGACATCACACAGCATACCGCTATATTGCCCCGACTCAAGGAGATCATTCTTATGCTTGATAGCGTACTCGACCGGGAATAGGTTCTGGGATGAGCTTAAAAAACAGTCGTCAATCGTAAATGGATAGAACATGGTATGAGAAGTGTACGCAACCCTATCTTTTGTAGATAGTTTCTTCCGTTCCTCATTAAGTTTATTGGTACTAGCCTCGAAATCAGTAGCGTCGATCTTGATCTTATTAAGCTTCTTGTCATCAGGCTTACCAAGATAATCGCCCAATCCTATAGTTCTCTTAACACCGGAGTTAGCCATCTGACCGGGGACAAACATCGCCCATTTCCGTTCTTTCCATGTTTTCCCTTTCATGGCTCTCCGATTTAAAATATCCCAGTCCATGACCAGGAGATTGTATGTATCAGGATCAGAGAACATCTCCTGAGCGTCCTTGGATAGTTCCACCTCACCACCGGTACCAGCCAAGATAGGACTGAGACGCCAGCCATAAGGAGTGTCGTAGGACGGCATGGCGGCCGTGTACGGTTTCTTGATAGGTCCCTTACCTACCTCGTCGAAAATAGCCGTGGCTGGGGTCAGACCGGCAGTCTTCTGCGTGGATGTCTTCCTACCCATGTTGATATTGGCTATGGATATTATGGCATGAACATCACGAACCCCGTTGGACATACGCTTGCCTAAGGTGACACCAGAACTCCAATCGGTCTTGGTCCTGTTAATTCTGAAAAAAGGATGCACATGATCAAGCCCATACTCACAATACTCACCTATATTAGACAAATCGCTATCGCTGAAACCTACCACGGAATGACTAAGCCCGATCGTCATGGTAGCGTTCATCTGAAGAAGGGATGACATGATAGTCGTATTATGGGATACGACAAAATTAGTGGTAAGGAACTGGTGAGACTTATTATCGACCTCAATACAAGTAGCTTTATACTTCCCGTAATAATCTATATCGGATATCCTAAGCCTGTTATGGGTCTTGGATATATACATATCATCACCATCCATAACGCAATAATATCCCATAGACCAAAATATTTTCCTTACGAAGGATATAATATACTCACTTTTGTAAACGACCTTAAAACGATCTTCACCAGTACTTATGCCGCAAGCTATCTTCATGAATGAGCTTATAAACAACTCTTTCTGTTTTTTGGATGAATAAATAATATCATCCATCTCCTTATTGCTTAACTCGAAGATCCTGTCGGTAGATCCACAAAGGAAAGAGGCGGTCAGAGACCCAAGGAGCTGGGGCGACATCAGCCACCGCCGCTCGGGGAAATCCACGGCCTCCCCTATATCTATGGTCATCTTCTGGAAGTCAGAGTGGATGATACCCATAGTGCTCATGACTTTATAATCACCATGATATTTAACCTTCCACTGATGTTGACCGCAACATACTATACTGCGCCCGTCCTCAAACGTCACCTTATACATATCAACGAACCCTTGAGGATATACGCCTACTACAGTCGTAAGCTTACCATCATCGCCATATATGATATCACCGATATCAGCGAACCCTATCTTCTTAGGTCCATAAGGAGTATATATCAGCTCCGAGTCCAGAAGGGCCTTTCCAAAACGACGGGTACCGAACATCCCCAGCCCTTTCTTCTCCTGACGGGCACGTTGGTACATCTCAGCGAAAAACCATTCATTATCACGTAACCGGCTGATAGCAGGAACACGCTCCCCATTTGGAAGATCTTGAAATACGGGAAAGAAATTAACATGCCAATAAAGCCATGGCGGGATGAACGTACCGTTGATAGTCACCCCGTTCTTGACCTTATAAGCCTCCTCCGTGAAGAACTGCTTAACATCATCATCTTGATCCTCCCAGCCGAACAAATCGTTCCACACTGGAGGATTCTTCATGTTTACATAAAATTCTGGACTCGTGCTTAACCCCATCACTTCATACTTTTTAATACGGACTCTATACCTCCAGACACTTGTCCCTTACGTTCCTTCTTCTGGACATTGCTGACACTCCTGTATACATCCATGATCCCACTCTTCTCCATATACGAGTCATTCCATACGTTGATCTTATCGATCAGCTTGGATATGAAATCGAACGCCCTAGCCATATCCTCAGGCTTCTCCTTATCCCATGGATGCTTGGCGATATACGTCTTGGCGTCATCCACGGCCTTGGATATGACCTCAAGATTATCGTTTACCCGATCGACGTCCCTACTCGTCGGCTTTCGTCTTCCCTGTGGCATTGGCTTTCATATCCTTAAACTCGTTATACTGTTTCATAAGAAGCTCATAAGATTGAACAACCCCGATCTTACTTACTTCCGTCACGCTCATGTCATGGAACATATCCTCAAGATCCTTGTCAGCGTATCTCAGACGTTCCTTGTCATCATAAAACACGAATCCAGACGTTCTGTCTTCTATAATACTCTTGGCGGTGGACGCATATGTCGTATCTAAATCCAGATCCATACCGAAGCTGGTAGCCAACTGGATTATGAACATCAACCTAGAATTGACTTTTACAGCCTCTATATTCAACATCTGTATCTTATGGGTCATCTCATGAAGAACGACAAAATCCTCCTCTTTTATCAATGAAGATGATTTAAGGGCTATCTTCTTAGTCCTATCCTCAATATCGCTATACAAACGCTTGCTCTCACGTTTTATAGCTATCCAATGCCTTATATGAGTATCCGCCTCTTCTTTAAGATAATCTCTAATCTCTGTTTTTATATCTTTATCTTCCATATTACGCATTATAATCATTGTTGTTTAACTCAATCTCATCACTGATGCTTTGGTCTATAGACCTCAATAAATCCCTGGTACTAACATCCCGCAAGAAGCGGACATTACCACCATTAGCCCTAGCTATCCTCCTTAAAGCGGAGTAAAGTATATCACCCAACGAATATTCAGGCAACTCACGGCATCCGACTTCCATGACAATAAGGGCATGGATACGGTCATCTATCTTGCTTCTTACGAGATTTCTCACGGCATTATTTATAAGCTTCCCCTATAATACGTAGCGGGAAATGTTTGAAATTACGTTCAGGATCGTCCTTCGTATAACCGGTAAGAGATAGGTGTTTCTCAAAATGACCTTCCGTATATTTTGAGGTATCTAACGTCATCCTAAATATAGTTCTATTCTCATTGTCAGGATGTTTGTTATATGACACGTTTCCTATACATCCACATGAAAGATGATGATCCTTGACATGGAAACCATCTTTATGGGTGATAAATAACACGATTTCTATCTTATCACCTATTTTCTGATCAAAAATATTTAGATAAAACTCGCTCTCGTCATCCGTAAGTCCTATATCAAAGGAATCGTTAGGACACTCGATATTAAAATCGTTATGATCGGCTGTTATCACCTCCATAGCATTCCATTTGGCTTTCTCTCCTTCCACGAACTTCAACGGGCATACCTCGGTCTTCATCCAAGCCTTCTCCTTGATAAAACAACCACACAACGAACATGCCTGTCTTCCCATCAATCTTTGCAGCAATACCTTAGCTGGTAACTTAAAGAAAGCTATATTAGAAGAGTTCTTAGGACATTTCTTGCATAAATCAAGACGATTCTTGTACCACTCCGGATAATCCTTCTCATCCTTAGGAATCCTGCCCAATAAACTATCTTCCCAAGCTTGGGCTATTACTTGGGCTTTACCAATTGTTTGCATATTATTTTTTAAATTGTTGTTGTTGAAAATCCTGTAACTGTTCCCATGTCATGCCATACCGGCATTGGTACATAGCCTCATGATTGTCACGTGTAAGGGGATCTCCGTTCTTCAATCCCTCCATACCTTCTATCACCTTTATCTTCTTATCCAGGCAATCAAGCTCAATAGGCATCCTTTCGTCTGGATAACGATTACCCTCCTTGACAAATATCCTACGTATCTTATCACGTCTTACACGCATCTCACGGAGATTGCAGATAACGTATCCGATAAACGGGATCCTGATAGATATATTATCGGTATATCTGGCGAGATGATGGATATAAGATACGGATGCTTTCATGCACCACTCGACCTGTTGCTTGGTATATTTTCCTCCAGATCTTCTCACCACCTCATCGACAATATCCCTGTCGAACGAAATAAGACTCCTATCCATCAATATTAAGTTTGTTTCTCTTGAATACGAATCCCATTACACGGGTGTCATCACCCTCCCCGTCAAGAACAAAATAATTACGTAGGCTTCTCATCTCAATAGACAGCTCACGGGTACGGAAATTTCCGTTCTTTTTATCTACTAAAAAACCGCCACGCTTTAGCTCATTGTTAAGGACAGCGATATAAGATTCCTTTTGTCCATAACAATCCATGTACTTGGCTCTGGTATCATCCGAGTATCCGTAATTGATGTAGAAAGAAAGTAAGTTTATCGTCCTTTCAGTAATCAAGCTCCTACCCTTGGAATCCAGATAGCCGTTGTATATCCTTAAGAACTGCTGGATCATATCCAGCCTAGTGTCGTAAGGCAACGCGAATACGAAAGCTTTCCTCTGTTCCGGCATATAAAATTAGTTTTCGACAAAACTACTTAAAAAAAATATCGTTGTCAAGAAATTATGCCATAATCAACATAATATATGCTGATTAGCATGTATTTACGAACATCCAAAGGAAAAAGGTGGTGGAAATGGCGGAGGAAGGCCGAATGAGTCCACCGTAAGCCACGGCAACGAGGTCAGTTGAGCACCGGCCATACATGCCTCCGAGCGGCGGTGGACAGCCCTATCCTGCCT